GAGGGTTAGGCGTAGGATCTTTTTTAGGAGGAGATTTAGGAGTAGCATCTTTTTTAGGAGGAGGTTTAGGTGTAGGATCTTTTTTAGGAGGAGGGTTAGGTGTAGCATCTTTTTTAGGAGGGGGATTAGGCGTAGGACCTTTTTTAGGAGGAGGTTTAGGCGTAGGATCTTTTTTAGGAGGAGATTTAGGAGTAGCATCTTTTTTAGGAGGAGGGTTAGGTGTAGGATCTTTTTTAGGAGGAGATTTAGGAGTAGGATCTTTTTTAGGAGGAGATTTAGGAGTAGCATCTTTTTTAGGAGGAGGGTTGGGAACTTTGTTAATAGGTATTGGTAATAAATAATATGGAGTAGCTGGTTTAGAATTTCCATGTTTAGAAACGGAATTAATAAGCTGATTATCATTAGAACTAGTAATGATATTAGTAACAGGATTAGCAACTGGACTGACAACTAGATTAGAAACTATATTAGCAACTGGATTCGAAAGTGGATTAGCGATATGATTAGCAACAGGATTAGGAATAGATATTGGTAATGAATCATGAGGATTAGTTGGTTTGTCACTATTATTAGTAGATTTTAGAGAGGATGATGGTGTTATTATTTTTTGTTGTATTTTATCAGCATTGTTTCTAATTAGTTGTTTATCATATTTGAATAAAAAATCTTTCAATTGAAATAATTTATCTGCAATATATTTTTTGTTTTTAGATGTAGTACTATCATGTTTGCTATGAAATAATATTTGTTCCTGTTCCTTTTCTCTTAAAAATTTTATTTTTGTATATCTATATTTAATTATTAATTCTTTTATTTCATTAATATTTCTATCTATTATGTCTGTAGTAACAGGATTTCCAGATTCGTAAATTGTTGAAATTCCAGCACTTAATGTTATTCTATTTTTTCCTAAAAAATTATATTTTCTAATATAATCATTTTCTTTATTTTTGCCTTTATGATTTGTAGAATGTTTTTCATAAATATCTTCAAATATGTACAATGTTTTATTATCATTATTAGAAAATTTATTTTTAATTTCATGAATAAAATTTGTGTTTTTTGTTCTAACTGCTATAGATTCGATAATTATATTATGAGGCGGAATATATATATCAGTATATTTTATTTTATGTTTGTTTTGTATATTATTAATAATTTCATTAACATTAAATTTCTCTTGTTTTGCGGTATATTCAATAATATTTAAAATTTCAATATTTGTTAAATTCCCTGTGTATTTTGTCAAGTCTTGTTTCATATATATGAAAAAAATATTATGTATAATTTTTTGTTTCTTAATAAAATATTTATCGAAATCAAAATGAATTATATTATCATGATTTTTATAAGCATATGTATAATTATTGATATAATTAATATATAATGTTAATTCTTTTTCGTATTTATTTTTACTAAAAAAAAAATATTTATTTATATGATAAATTAATTTATTAATTTTTTTATAAATATTATTCATAATTTTTTCTTTTTCTTCATTTGTCAAATCTTTATTTGTATAATATTGATTTAATTTTGATAAATAATAATCTTTGGATGCTAAATATTTATTTATATTCATCTAATTTATGTTAATTTATATTTTTACGATTAAATGGACAACCAATAGGAAGTGTACAATTTTCAGGAATATATTCATTAATATTAACTCTTAATTTACAAATATTACATTTTTTAAAATTATCAATCGAACTTGGTGTTTTTAATTTAATAAAATGGGGTTCTCCAATATATTGAAATGTATAAATAATATTAATTAAAAGTAGTAAATAAAATAGTGATTTTTGCATTAAAAAAAAATAAATAAATAAAAATCATTTTTTTATATAAAACTTATTTATATTATTAAATACATATGTTTTATTTAAAAGTTGTATTTATATTATTATCAGTTAATTCGATATTTGGATTTAACTTTAATAAATTAATAATGACAAATAATTTAAACAATGATAAAAATAACTTTAACAAATTAAGAAGAAATATTCTATATTCAGGTATAGGAATTAGTTCATATACCTTATTAAATCCAATTAAAACAAATGCGGAAAGTACAAATAATTTATTAAATTATATTGAAGAAAAACAGAAAGAATTATATGATAAAACACTATCGTCAGTATGTTATATTAGTACAGAATATACAAGTATGGGTGAAAAATTTAATTTAAATGCTGAAGATTTACCAAAAGGTGTTGGTACGGGATTCATTTGGGATAAATCAGGACATATTATTACAAATTTTCATGTAATTAATAAAGTAGATAATGCACTCGTGACAATTACAAAAAAAAACAAAGAAACAGTAACATACAATGCAAAATTAACAGGTATAGATCCTGATAATGATTTAGCTATTTTGAAAATTGATGCTCCAAAAGATGATTTACAAGTAATTAATTACAATCCAAAAACAATTGTAAATGTTGGACAATTTGCATTTGCAATTGGAAATCCATTTGGACAAGATCATACATTAACAACTGGAATTATATCAGGAATTAATAGAGAACTTTCTGCACCAACAGGAAGAAAAATATACAATGTAATACAAACAGACGCTGCAATTAATCCCGGAAATAGTGGAGGTCCTTTATTAAATAGTAAAGGGGAACTATTGGGGATAAATACAGCATCTTTAGGTATGGGTGTATCAGCTGGTATAGGTTTTACAATTCCAATTAATAATGCAATTAATTCAATAAATGATATAATTAGAACTGGTTATGTGCAAAAACCAATTTTAGGAATAACATATATGGAAAGAAATCCATCTGAAAGTGAATCTCTTAAAAGTGGTATACCAATTATTAAAAAAGGACTTTTAATTTTAGATGTTCCAAATGATTCTCCAGCAATTGATGCAGGTTTGCAAGGTATTAAAAAAAATAATGAAACAAAAAAAATAGAAAGAGTAGGAGATATTATAATTGGAATTGATAATAACGAAATAAATAATCCAAAAGATTTATATGCAATATTAAAAAAATATAAACCTGGAGATAAAGTAAAACTAAAATACATTAGAAACAATGAAGAGAATGTAACAAATTTAATTTTAGGTAATTATAAAGGTGCAACATTTACTAAACTTGAAAATGAAAGGGGTGTTGATTTTGATAAAAATAGTAGAAAAATAGATATACCTTTAAAGGATTTAGAACCAAAAATTGAGCCTAAATTAAATTAATTACAGAATAAAACTAAAAGTATTTAATTGTGAATTATAATATTGTTTTCTTAATTGTTAAAAACACTATATACTGTGTATACAATCTTTATTTTTTGTTTTAATTTTTATTTTTAATAAAAAATGAATAATATCCTTTTATTTTATTAATTATAGTTAAAGAAAAAATGGATATATCAAAAATAAGTAAATTAGAGTTATTAGAAAAATGTAAAGAATTAGGTATTACAAAATGCAATTCAAAAAATAAATCACAATTAATAAACCTAATTAAAGGCAAAAATGAAGTTGTTGAAGAATGTAAAATAATTTTATCAAATGAAGAAATACCATTACAAAATAAGCAAATTATAATGAATGATACAAAAATATTAAATGTAATTGACCTATTTTGTGGTTGCGGAGGCATGTCAAAAGGTTTAACTGATGCTGGATTGAATGTAATTGCGGGAATAGATATTTGGGATAAAGCAGTTGAAAGTTATAATAAAAATAATAATCACCCAGCATATTGCTATGACTTAACAGAGTTGCCTCCAGAAAAGTTTAATGAATTATATAATAAAGAAAATAAAATTGTAGATATTTTGGTAGGAGGTCCGCCATGTCAAAGTTTTAGTATTGCTGGAAAAAGGGATAAAAACGACCCAAGAAATGCTTTATTTATGGAATATGTAAAATATCTTGATTATTTCAAACCCAAAGCATTTATTATGGAAAATGTTATAGGAATGCTTTCAAAAAAAACAACAAGTGGTGAAAATGTTATTGACATAATAATGAATCAATTAGAAAGAAATTATAATTGTATAATTAATAAATTATATGCAAGTGATTTTGAAGTTCCGCAAAATCGAAGACGTACTATAATTATTGGAATTAGAAAAGATATAAATATTATACCAAAAGAAGTAGAACCCATTATAAAATCAGTCGAAGATAGAATACCTGTTAAAAATATATTAATTCCAATAGAAGAGATAGATAAGAAATACTATTTAAGTGAAAAAGCATTAACAGGAATAGCAAATAAAAAAATTGTAAATAAAAAAAAGGGATTTGGATTTGGAGCACAAATGTTAAACTTTGATAAACCATCATATACGATTCCAGCAAGATATTGGAAAGATGGGTATGATGCATTGGTTAAATATAACGAAAAAGAAATTAGAAGATTGACAATTACAGAACTAAAAAGAATACAAAGTTTTCCAGATAATTATATAATTACTGGTTCGAATAAGGATGTTATTATGCAAATAGGTAATGCAGTTGCATGTAAGTTTGCATATTATCTTGGTAAATACATAATTAATACTCTTCAGTAATTAATTCTTTCCAGAAAAATGACCCTCTAAATTGGGAATAGTTACGACTATTACCATCATACATTCCACTATCAAATATATTTTTTTATTTTTAATACATTCAATAAAATACTCAAACTTGAATGCTTTACCAAAACAAATTTTTTCATATGTACTGCCTATTTTTTTACATATAAAGAACCCCTTTTTATTAAATTTATTATTAATATGTGCTTTCATTTTTGATGATTTCCATAAAGAAATAACAATATTATCTGTTTGTAAGAATAATGGAAAATTCATTTTAACACTCCTTGTATCTTTTGAAAATGAATAATAAATGATTATATCATTATTTTCATTTATTGTTAATATCTGTCCGTTAGAGTTCCAATTATTGTATGTTGGAACACAACTTCCAGACCACGAATATCTGTTTCCCTTACTTGGATTTGGATTTCCAAATGTCTTAATAAAATCACTTCTGCTTAATGTTATTTTGTCTGTCCAATTGTTCAAGGTATTAATGTTGTTTCTTTTATTTTTTCGCGAAAACGCATATTCGCTAGCACTAAAATCTCCAAGTGTTGTTTTACTTGAAGATTTTTTCATTTCATAATCATAGATATCGGGTTCATTTTTTCCATTATGATTTATACCCATTTGTGTTTCTAACCAATGACCCTCTTTTCCACAATGTTTTATATTTTGCCCTTCTAAACATATTTCAACACCTTTAACATATGTATTAAATAATGTTATTATATGTTGTTTATCAATATCAATTTCACTAGTGGTTTCTACAATATCGCTCATCTTCTTTATTTTATTTTATTTAAAAATCATTTTTTAAATAAATAAAATAATAATATACATTGCTCATAAAAACTGTAAAAAAAAATGATTATTAAAAAAAAAAAATAAAAATAACAAAATGTTGTCATATTCAGGAATTAATCTACTATTTAATAACTGTATAAAATTGTTTGAAAATATTAAAACCAAAATTTTAAATTATAGAAAAAATTTAATTAAAATTAAAGATAATTGTATTGAAAAAATGAGAGAAATTAAATTTTCAATATATAATAAATATTTAGTAATTAAAGATATAACAAAAACGAATTATTATAATTATAAAGAAAAATCTATAGTTATATTAAATACACAATATAACAATTATTATACATATTGGTGGAACAATTATGATAAGATACGATAAGTATTTAAATACGAGGTTCTAAGTAGCAAGAGACTAATTCATATTTATTATTTTTTTTAATAAAATTCCATTTATATATTATATAGCAAATACTTTCATTATTATTCAAATCTGTATTTTCTGGATAATAAATATCATTAAATTGAATTCCGTTATATAATAAATCTTTATATGTCGCTTTAATTTTGACATCAACAATATAAAATTCATCTTCTTCTTCAATATATTTTTCATAATTTATAATTTCAAAATCCTTAAATTTTTTAAAGAGAATTCCATATTTACTATCATTGAATAATTCAATTAATCTTTTATTACTAGTTTGTTTAATTATATTCAAATCAGAAGAATATGATTTTAATTTAGTTAATGCAATATCTGGATTATTATTTTTAAATGTATATAAAATATCTTTTAATATTTTATTAATTTCATAATTAATTAATTTATTATTTGTTTCAATTTTTTCATTATTATCATTAGATTTATCAATATTTAGTTTAGGTAAATCAATAGTTTCTTTTTGTGCTTCAATAATTTCAATAATTCTATTTGCTTCTTGCCTTAATTCAAGAATTAATTTATCATCATCATTTTTTTTATCATCATATGCTAAAAAACTAATTACTAGTGGAGATAATGTAAATAATTTGCGTCTACTAATCAAATTATTATTATTTTTTAATGAGATATTCTTAATTAAATTAAATTTATAAGAGAAAACTGAATTAATAAATAACAACGAAACAAGAAAATATTTAACCATTTATTATTATTAATAAATGGTTAAATATTTATATGATTTTAGTTATATATGATTTAACTGTCGGGATATCTATATTATTTATATATATAATTTATATTTTATACACTAAAATAATATAAAAACTTAAACATTATTAATAATAAATGATATTATATATAAAACTATTTTTACTAACTAATCTATTTTATTTAAATTTAGGTTATAAATATAAATATGAATATAATATTAAAAATATTCTAAATAATATTCCAGATAATAGTACTAATATAAAAAATAATACTATTAAATTTTTGAAAACAAATAACACAAATAACACAAATTTAATAAATACAACTAATACACTTAAATTAAAAAATAATACCGAAGTTATACCTCCTTATTTACAAAGAAAAAGCAAGTTTTGTCATATTAAATGTAACTGTTTTTTCTCACATAATGTAGTAAATGATAATATAAATGTAAATAATTGGATTAGAACACACGGTTTACCGTTTAATAGTATGAATGATAATATATGTGTTCCAAAATGGATATAAAATATACTTAAAGTTAAATTATTTTTTTTTATTAATGGATATAGAGTTTAGTAAATTATCTATTAATAATTGTGATATTTGTAATAATATATTAACAAATATTAATAAAAATATATGTAATAGTTGTTGTGATAAAATAAATTTTTTATACGAGGATGATATAATTAATTTAAATTGTATTTATTGTCAGTTTTATACAGATTATAAAAATTCATATATATGTTCAAATTGTCAACCCATATAAAATGATATAAATATCTTATTATTTAGATATAATATGACTATAAAAATAATTGATTTATTTGCAGGAAGTGGTAAATTTTCTTTAGCATTTTCAAATGCATCAGTGTTCCAGTAGTTGATTTAATAGTTGAAAAATTAAATAATATATAAAAAATATAATGTATTATTATTATAATAATGTTGAAAATTTTATTACTATTAAGTCAGTTATTTTATACACAATGTTTTTTAATTTCGGAAGGAGGAAATATGTTACAATTTAATAAAAATATAAGAAAATCACAAAATATTTTAAATCTTAACGCGAGATTTAGCAACAATGTTTCAAGACGAAATATATTATATTTATCACCGGTTATTTTAAATCCTAAATTACTTATGGTTGATAATGATAATTTAGAAATTAAGAAAATTGCAGTTTTTGGAGCATCTGGTTATACAGGTGGTGACACAGTTAGAAATTTGCTAAATAGAAACAAAGAAGTTATTGCACTAACAAGAAGAGAAATGAAAATTGTTGATAGAGAGCATATGGGAAAAAATACTTTAGTAATTGATGATATTAATCAAAAAAACAAAATTACAAACATTATTTGTGATGTAATGAAACCGAATACATTAAACAATATTTTAAAAAATGTAGATGCTGTTATATATTGTGCGGCTTCAAAACCTAAAGTTAAAATGGACCCTTTAGAACCAATGTTAAATAAACAGAATAATGTTGTAAGTAAAGATGATTATGTTGAAGAGAGTAATCATGTTGAAGATATAGGATTAAAAAATGTTGTTAATGAAGTAATTAAAAATAATGTTAAAAAAATAGTAATTGTATCATCGATATGTGCAAAATGTCAAAAAAATATGAAAAATGAATATGAAAATCCGGGAGAAGTTATTGATAGGGGCGAAACAACATGTGAACCTTGTTTTAATAAACAAGAAGGTGAAGAATTAGTTAAATTAATGTATGAAAAACACCCCGAACTAAGTTATACTATTGTTAGACCTGGAATGCTTTCTCCTGGTGAAAAAAGAGGTGTTGAAGAAATTGAATTTAATCAAGGAGTAACAAAAAGCGGTATAATATCTCGAGAAGATTTATCAGAAATTTTAATTGAATCCGCTTTAAGTAATGATTCGGGTTCAAAAACATTTGAAGTTTACTATAAAGATACAGCACAACCTGTTGATATGTATAAATCTTTGCAAAAATGTAAGGAAATGGGCAAAAGTGTAAAAGAATGTTTTTTTGGAGAAGGATATGAAAAAAAAGAGGACTTTACGATTGATAAATTGTTAAAAAACAAAGTAAAAGGTACAATATTTCCATCTGGAAATGAAGTAATTGGAAATGATTATACTAAAATTTTAAAAGAATTAAAAAAAGATGAAAAAGTAAATTACGATATAAGTATATTAGGTTCTCATGATATTCTATAATATAGGATGACTTACTTTTTAATGACAAATAAATTAGGAGATTATGCGTGTTTTACTTTTAATAAGTATGATGATTATATAAAATGTTATGAAAGATATGATAAATTAGGATGGATATAACAAAAATATAATATCAATTTTATATATGGAGGAACATATTATAGAAATTCATTCTGATGTTATTAATTCTGAAATAAACGAAGATGAATTAAGTGTAAATAATAATATGTTGGGATTGGAAGTAAAAGTTAAGAATGCAATATCTAAATTAGAAGAATTAATAAAAAGTAAAAAAAAAATGGAAAATGAAAAAAAAGAAATGGAAAATGAAAAACATATATTAGAAGAATCTTTAAATACTTTAAAATCAGATGTAAAATTAATAAAAAGTGATGAACTATTATCTTTAACTAATTTAAAGAAAAATTTGGACAATAGATTAATCAAATGTGTAGATGAACAAACAAAAAATATAATAATTGCAAGAAGGTCATATCATAATATTAATAATAAATATTGGTGGTCATCGATATTTATTTTAGTTTTTTCATCTGTAATAACATTTATAGAAGCAGTAAGATTAATAATTGAAAATACAGAAAATAAAAAAATAAAAGAATTAACCTATATAATTAGTATATCATCTATATTAATTGGAATATTAATAACAATAGTAACTGGTTATATAAAATTCAATGATTATCAAAATAAATTAGAAATAATAAGTAGTCGTTTATCTTTATTACTGCAATATCAAAAAAAATTCGAAGTAATTAAGTTTCAACTTTCAACATATTCATTACCGGAATTAGATAATGATAAAGATACAATACAATGTACAAAACATAATATATTATCGAAAGAATTATTAAAAGAATTTACTACTTCATTAAATAGATTAGAAGAAGATATACAAAATAATGAATTATTGAAATATATAACAGATTCTTGTGAATTTAGATATTATAGAGAATATGTTGATACATATATAAAAGACATGATGTATAATAATTATATCAAAACTTTAACAGAATATTTACATAGTCGTGATATTAATTATGATACTGAAAATACAGAAAGAATATATGAAAGAATATCAAAAATAGTTAATAGTCAGAGAAATAAGAAGAAAATTAAAATGGATTTTGAATTATTGAAAGAATTAAAACAAAATTTAACAAGTAAAACCCATTAATTCTTAAAGAAAAATAATAACAGTTTATTAATAGTGTAATATGTCTAGTAGTAATACAAGTTCAATGATAACAGAAAACGAATTAATGAACGATTTAACAAATATATTAGCAGAAATACATAAATTCACTGAAACAAATATTGCAAAACCTTTTAATGAATTTGCTGAAACAAATATTACAAAACCTTTTAATGAATTAACAGATACAACAATAAATTATTTTAAATAATTTATTTTTTTCATTTGTTTTTTCTTTCCTAAAATAAAATAAATTTTAATATTTTATAAATATAATGGATAGTAATTTAATTAATTTAAAATGTATAGATGATTTAAATAATAAATTAGCATTATTATTAAAAAAAAATATTAATAATTTATTGGAAATAACAAATATAAATTATAGTATTGATATACCACAAATCCATTTATTTAGCGAACCTAATTCTAATATAACAAGTAATATTATATCAGAAAGAAAAGAAAGTCAAAACTATAATAAAACAATGTTATATGATCCATATGATTAATTATTTATTTTTTTGATTTACTTTTAGATTTGGGTTTAGATTTAGTTTTAGTTTTTTGCAATTCTTTGTATTTTTAAAGTAAAACATATTCATTTTTATATTTAATATATTGTTTTCTATCGCCAATAAATTTGTATACATTTCTTTCTTTGCCCAAAACATCTTTTTTTATTGACAGAAGACACTTTTCTTTTGCTTTTAGAGTATTTTGTAAGTCTTTTATTGTTATTTTTACTATTTGTGCCTGCCATCTGACCAAAGTGTTTGTCTAATTTTCTTTTACGCAAAAGGTTTTCTTTTTGAAGATCAAGCAAGCATAGTTCTTGCTAAATTTTCACCACTAGGGTCGTCATGTACTATCCTATCTATACCTAAACCATTTGAAAAGTTATTATCTGCTTTATTTGATAATGCGTTTGACCTCATCTGCAGTAGATTAGTATTAGCAGGGGCACCCTGTAATCTAGCATCAATAATTACTTGTGCTCCAGTTCCAACTCTCCCAGAATTTTCAGGAAGGCACCTTGGTGGAACTCTCTTGCTTAATAAATATCGGCAATCTGCCGTTCTTCAGTAACCTAGCGCTCCTGGCGTAATCATCAAAATTATGGTTAAAATGATTTTGTCCACCTTTGTCCTTTACAATTTGTCCCAGTTCTCAGGCATGAATTCTGCTACTTTTTTCCCAATATCAACATCATAATAATAATTTTTTCCTCCACCAAGAGTATAAACTATTCTATATGTCGTTATATGATTGTTTGTATTAAAGGTTTGTTTGCTTTGTTTATCAATATAAGCCGGAATGTACAACTGTTTTTGCATTCCTTTTTCATCGTATTTACCTTTACTATCACTTTCATTTTGGTCTTGTATTTCTTTTGGAATAAAATACAAAGTATGGAAATACGAAAACTGGAAAGAATCCTCATTCATAACTTGTGCAAATATACTTATTTCTGGTCTAATAGTGTAATGACCTGGAACACTAATACTATGTTGGTTTTTTTCCGGCGTACTACTTACCTGTCCAAGGTTTGAATGTTGTAAAAGTTTCGTTTTTTTTAGCAACTAAATCTGCTGTAACAACAGATGAAGTCTGTGGTGTAGCAGTCGATTGAGACTTATTACCAGATGAACCCAAAGAAGAAACACCCTTTGTAATTCTTTTTAAGAGGTCACCCATCTTTTATCAATTATCTATTACATATTAATATTATATATATTTTTATATTTAATAATATATATGAATAATGAAATAATTCAAAATCATAATTTAATGTATTCTGAACATGATACAAAAAATAAAAATATAAAAATAGATGAATTATTATCGAGAATAATAGATTCAAAAAATGAATCAAGTACTCGTTTATTTATGGTAACGGAGGCATATGATAAATATAATAAAGAATATTATATAATATCATTAACAATTTTAGTATTATCATCTGTAATAACATTTATGGAGGCGATAAGATTATTAATTATTACTAATGAAAATAGTAACTTGATAACAAATAATAATACAATAAATTTTACATTACATATATTATTATTACTAAATGGTACAATAATAACAATATTAAGTAGTATAATAAGATTTAAAAATTATAGAGAATTTTTAGAAGGACTAAAAGATGCTCAATTGCAATTAGTTAAATATAAAAATAAATATATGAGGCAATATTATATAATAAAATATAATTATATTAATAAAATAATACAAGAAGCAGATATTATAAAAATATCAGATAAAATAACATTATATGACAGAGTGGTAAAATCAATAAATTATTTTCAATTTATTAAAAATAGTGATATAATAAGATATAATAAAATAAAAGCACAATTTGATGTAAGTATATTTGAAATAAAAACATCAACAGCAAATGATTTTGAAGCAATAACAAAAAAAAGAGAGAATGAATATATAAATATAAATAATGAAAATGATATAAATAAAGAAATGATTGATCATAATAAATTTGTTATTTTAAATAATTTAGAGTTAGATAAAGATAGACTAAAAATAAATATATCTGAAGAACGATTAGAATTAAATAATAAATTTAAAGAGTTGAAAAATAATATTGTTTAAGCGATATGTTGATCATTATTATAATTATTCCACAATTTATCTTTAGAATCTATATTATTTGTTGTAGGAGTAGTTGGTTTAGATGGTATTTTTTTTTTCAATCCACTTGCACCATTTAATTGTAATGGTACAGAACGACCTTCCCATAACTCAATAACTTCCAGTTTAATACTTTTTTTAATATCTTCAAATTGACATTGTATTACAAGAGAATCATATTTTTCAGTAAGACCATTAATTGCATTTTTAGACAATTCTTCTGTCTCCAAACCTTCAATTTGATGAGCAAGTTGTAAAAAATTATTACTTAAATTTTTAAATAATTCTACTTTTTCAGACACTTTTAAGTTATTTTGTAATGCAAGTATTAATACACTAGCTCCATTAACAACAACATTTGGTATTTTCATATTACCTTTTGCGTTATCAAATGAATTTAAAATACACATAACAGAACTTGTAATTATTAATGGTATTTGAAATGCAAATTTAACAAGACTCCAATGTTGTGTTGCTTTTTGACATAAAACAGACATTGCTTCACATTTATCTAGAAGCATATTTAATCTTTCGTCGTGTGATATATGTAACGAACTAACTCGTTTCATATTAATACTCTATTTATTAATAATAATATTTAATTCATAATATGTTTAATTTAATATTTGAATTAAATTAAATATTTTTTCTTTTAATAATTTATTAGATAAATCAAGCGATTCTAGTTTTTTTTAAAAATATCAATTTCATTCAATAATATTTGTTTATTATTTTTAATATTAAAATTTATTTGTATAATATTATTATTAAAATAAATATTATAATTTTGATATAAATAATTATTTAAATAATCTTTTATTAGTAAATTTAATATATAATCCAAATTGTTTAATATTGTAATTATATTGTAGTATTTAATAATAAATATAAATAACTGTATTTTCAATTTAAATTCATTATAATAACAGAATAAATTAATAAAAAATATATTATCATTAATATCAAGCATCATTTCTTGTTCTTCGATATAACATATTTTTTTTTTTCTCTTTATCTTTCATCTAAAAGATTAATATATTTTTAAAAATTTTAAAAAATCTATATATCATCAATATCTAATTTAGTATCACTATCATCACTATTAATGACATCATTATCACTATTACTTTTGCTATCATTATCTGTACTATTTCCATTATAATCAAATTCTAATCTATCATCATCATTAATAACAGTATTATTATCACTTTTTTCAAATTTAGTTTTATTATTATAAAAATTAATAATGCTTTGTGCTAAAATTTTGTCTTTAATCAATGACTGAATTTGTTCTCTATTAAATTTATGTACAATATCTACTTTACTATTTTGATAATCTCGAAGAGATACAACTACAATGTCGCATTTTTCAATTAAAATTCTTTTTGAAAATTTTCTTAATGAACCTCTAATAATACCCATACATTCATTACCAGAATTAGTAAATAATGAAACCCTACAATTGCCTAGTAATTTAGTAACAATCGCATATTCTTCATTAGTTTTATCTAAATTATAGTCATTATTATGGGAATTATTTAAATATTTTTTTTGTTTTTTATTTCTAATAGATGTTTGATACATAATTCATTATACTATAATATGTATATATCTTTAAATAATATAAAAATAAAATTAATTTTATTATTAGATGGAGTAATGAATTACATAAAAAAATTTATATCAGGAATAAAATTAAATAATGAAGAAATAACAGATAATATAAATAAATCATATTATGATAATAGTATTAAAAATTATGAATTAAATAATACTTTTTTTTTACATACTGATAAAAATACACCATTAACAAATATTATTTCAGATAATATCTACAAAGTCAAGGTGGTAAATGTGTTATCAGAAAATAAAATAAAAGGAATTATAAATATAAATTCAAATTTTTTAAAATTTAATTTTATAATTTTAAATAAAAATTTTTCAACCAAAGAAGAATTATATTATTTTATATCAGTTAATAAAGACATTGAAACAATGTTAGATGAGTTTAATAATCATAATTATTTCATTAAGGTAATCATAACTGAAATAAACAAAAAAAATTATGTATTATGTAATATTATTTAAATTATATAAATATAATATCTTTATTTTATATACAATGTACTTAAATGACACATGGTCTTTTTATTTTCATGATCCATATGATACAGATTGGTCAATAGAAAGTTTTAGTTTTATATCAAATATTAGTAATGTAGATGATTATATTTCAATTTTTGAATGTTTTAAAGATATATTATCAAAGGGTATGTTTTTTATGATGAGAGAACATATTTCACCAATATGGGAGGATGAATCAAATAAAGAAGGGGGGTGTTTTTCTTATAAATTATATAGTGATAATTTTCTAGAAAAATTTTTTGAAATATTAGCATTAATGATAGGAGAGAATTTAGGAATAACAAATAATATTTCAACAAATATTAATGGTATATCAATATGTCCAAAAAAAAATTATTATATTGTTAGAATATGGATTAAAAATACAGAATATGCAATAAAAGAGAATTATAATATTAATATACCAAAATATACTACTATTTTATATAAAAAACATAATCTAATATAACATATATATAATATAGATATATATCTATATCTATATCTATATCTATATTATATATATATCTATATCTATATAATATTATGCAAAGTATTAAAACTTTAAAAACTACAATTAAAAATCCTATTATAAAAGAAAAAAAATTTGTATAATTTTTTAAAAAAAGAAGATTTAAATTATGGAACAAAAGATGGTTACGATTATTTCATAATACCGAACCAATATTATATATAGAAAGGAGTAAATCTAAATGATGAAAAAAATAAAAATGTTAATATTGAAGATAAAGATAGTATAAAAATATTAGATAATATATCTTCATATTTTTTTGCAGATAAAGAAACAGCATCTTTATATGGTTCAAAAAAAGGTCAGGATAATTGTATTGATTTACAATTTAAAATTGTAAAAGATTTAGTTTTAATGGATATAAGTAATATAAATACGATAATAACATTATTTAAATATTTACGGAATTTAAAATACGAAGAATTAAAAGAAATGAAATATTATTTAATGAATTATTAGATTGGAATAAATCCATTAATTTAAAAAAAATTATCCAACTGAAGAATTATTTTTTGAAAAAAAATGGAAAGTATGGCGGGTTGAACAAATTACAAATACTTTAAACTATGAACCAAAATATGTTAATGATAAAGTAAGTTTTCCAAAAACACCAAAAAAAGTTGAAAGGAAATCAGATGATTTTTTTGACAAAATTTTAGTAGATTTAATATGTAATATTTGTAAAAATAAGGGTATTAATGGATGGATATATTTTAAACAAGACGATAACGATTTTCATGATGAAATTATGTTATGTGAGGCACACGAATATATAGAGTATATAGATTATCATAAAATATAAAAAATATATAACACATAAAAACCCATTTGTATTTATTCACAAACACATTGAGTTTCGTGAATTAAGCAATTCTTACAAAAGTTTCTAAATTCCATATTATAGTGGTCATCAATACAATAATCATCAATATTTTTTTTCATTTTGATATAATCAAAATCTTCCTCAAGAATATTTGAAATATTTGGAAGAACAATTTTTTGAAATATATCATACATATCATCCATAGTTTCCGCAGTTTCGCACCAATCGTTATAGACCATCGTTTTAATTATAAATTCAAAATAAATAATCATTTTTTTAGATATTATATTTATTTTTTGTACATTTTATATATTTTGTATATCTTTATTTTTATAAATATTGGTAATATCAATATCTTTTATATCATCAAATAATAATTCAATAGTTTATGTATTAACTTTTCCGTAAACAAAGACAGAACCTTTCATTAATATGTTAAAAAAATATAGATAACAACTTATTCATTTTTTTAGTATTTATCATTAATTTATAAACAAAATTATATATAAAATTTTACAGTATTATTTAGATAAATGAATAAAATAATAACATATAAAAATAGTTTTATAGTTCAAAAAGAATTAAGAAAATTGATAAATATTTTAAAAGAAAATATATTTGAAAATAATGGAATATTATTTGGAGATATTGTTGCAAATTTATTAATAGTAAAATATTATAAGAGTATATTTGAGAGAAATAATATTAATTTTGATTATTTTTGGAATAATGATATTGATAAAGAAACAATATTAAGAACAGAAGTATGTAATAAAATAGATGTATATTTTAATAATTTAGAAGAATATACAAAATTTGTAGATTTTTTAAAAAATAGTAAAATATTTGAAATAACAGTAATAAAAAATATAAAAAATATAAATGATTCTCCATATATAAATAATTTTTATGAAATATCAACTAAATTAGGAAGAACATTAACTTATGTAGGTTATCAAATAAATGTTAATATAAATATAATAGTTAGAATACCCGGAAGTAATAGTTATTTAGAACCTCCATTTAATGATACAAATTTTTTAACAGATATATTGATAATGAAAAAAAATAGAGAATATAAAATATCAAAAAATACAGGTATAGTTGAGATAGATAAAATGAATATAATAGAAAAAAGTATATTTTATAGTAAAGTTTTGAAAGAAATATGTTATAAAAATAATTATATTTTATGTAAAAAAATAGAATTTAATAATATAATAGCAAAAAAAGTATTAGAATATAACAAAAATGAATATTCTATAGTTAATTCTCCTTTAATAATAACAAAATGTAATAATTATTTTAAAAATAAATGTTATATATGTCAATATGAAATAAATTATAATGATGATATAATGTTAATAGATAATATATCAAAGTGTATGTTACATAAAGAATGTGGTTATAAATATATGGAAAATTTATTAGAAACAACTGAAAATATAAATTGTCCATTAAGACAATCAATTAATTTTATTAAGAATGATAATAATTTAATATTTTAATATATCTTTAATATTTCGAAGAATAGTATTAGAATTATATAATATTACAATATTATCATTATAATAAAGAAATTCATTTTCTATATTATTTGTATTGTTAATATTAAAATTATTTAAATCAATATATTTTATTTTTTTTTTAGGATTTAAAAATTTTGAATAATCATCATATAATTTTTTATTGTTAGAAAATTTATTATTATTATCAAATGAAGATTTTAATGTTAAAATATTATTTTTATTTTTATTATAAAAATTATTAGTATAATAAAAATTATTTAGATAACAATCATATAGAGGTAAAAAATATAAAATAAACAATAAAATATTTTTTTGCATTGTTTATTAATTATGTACATATTTATTTATATCATTTTTTAATATTATTGTATGCAATTAAAATACCAAATATAAAACCTAAAATAAATATAAAAGAAAATATTAATTTAATAAAATACCATATATATAAGAAATCTTTTTTAACAGATTGAGAACAAACACAGTCTTTTTTTTTATTAAGTTGATTAATATAAAAAACAATTATTCCATAACTAATTACATTATATATAAATAATAATAATGATATATAATGTAATTTGATAGTGTCTCTAAATATTACTAAATATAAAAGAGATATAGAGGCATAGCATAATATAAATATAAAATAAAAAACAATATAGTCAACATACCATTTGATATTTGAGCAATTACATTTCGTTTTTTTCATATTATTAAACCATAATAATCCAACAATAGGTGGTACAATAGTTAATATTAAATTAAATGTTAATAGTAATATAAATGATACATTACTTAAATTTGACAATTTAGGTTGTATTTTTTTTGTTTTAGAATTCATTTATTTTCTAATATAATAAAATATTATATTATTTATAGATAATGAATTCTAAAAAATTTGTTAATAATTTCAATGATTATTTAAGAGAAGATAAGAATATGTCTTATAATATTAAGCATTTAAAAAATAAAGATCCTGAAAAAAATTTTGATAGAATTAGTTATTCAAAAAATTATAATGATTTATTAGAAAAAAAATATGGTAATAATTTATTAATAGAAAAAACTAAAACAGAATGTTTATCAAATAATAATAATATTTTAGATAAAAATAATTATATAAAACAAAGTTGTTATAAAAGCGATATTTATTATAATAAATATTCAAATAGTCCATTTGAATTCGATAATTTTCATTATTTAAATTAATTTGTACTACCAAAACCCCCGATATTTCTATTTGAATTTTCTAATTGTTCATTAGTTTCATAAAATTTTGAATAGATTTGTTTTTTAATTAATAATTGACAACATTTAAAAGGCAATGTTAAATCGGGCATTTCATCATCTATTTTAGTTAAAGCAACATATAAATTACCTTTATAACCTTGGTCAATTATTCCAATACTATTACTTAACATATAACCAGACTTACTAATTGAACTTCTTGGTACAATTTCAACATAATAACCATTTGGAATATCAATTTTAATACCAGTATCATATAATTTAGTTTTATTACTAAATGTTTTATATAGACTAATAATAGTAAGATCATAACCAGCATCTGACATTCTTGTTTTAGATGGAATAATTGCATTATCACATGTTTTAAGAACTTTAATTACAGGAATTGATGTAATACAATTTAATATATTTGTAAAATTATTATAAAAATGTTCGTCATAATAATTATTATCAATATTAATATATAATTTTCCTAAAAAGTCAATATTATTAACATCAATGTATTTTAATGTATATAAATTTTCTCCTTTTTCAATAACTGCAGGAATATCAATAAATTTTTTAATATTTTCTAATAAATTTCTATCTTCATGTGAAATAATTGAATATATATTATTAAAACATGATATTAATCCATAATGTTCAAACAAAGCTCTAATAAAACCCATTGAGTTATCAATATTATTTTTAATAATATTTGAATAATCTTCTGAAATAATATTTGATATATTATTTTTTAATATATTATTTATATTATTAATGATATATTTATTATTAATATAAAGATTTATATTACTATCATATGTAATATGACCTATATCTTGAAATAATTTAATAATATCTAAATTTAATAATTTATTTTTAAATACAAAATGATATGTATCATTTTCTAGAAGTTTATTATAATTAATTAATAATAATCCTAAAATATAACTATTATTATTTGTTATATAACTAAAATCATATTCACGCATTTTAAATATTAAATTTAATATATATTTATATCATTTTTTTATGAAAAATATATATAGTTTTTATCATTCAGTATTATTTTATTTGTTGGATACATTTGTTTAAAAAATAATCCTAAATTTTCATGAATAGTTAAAGTATCATTATATTTAAAATTATATATAATATTTTTTGCTTCAAAATTTGAATGTATCCAATAATGAACCATATAAGTATTATTATCATAATGTCCTGTTTTAATTCTATTAAAATCCTCAATAGATGATTTTAATTCTAATTTTATATCTAATATAGGATAAATTTTATCAGTTTCAATTATATTATATAATGATTTATCAGTTAAATGTAGAATTTTCATATATAAATTAGAACCGAAAATATTAAATTGATTAAATATTTTATCACCATGTATATTATAAATATAAATGATACTATTAATAATATTTTCAATTATTATATTATTTTTATTACAAGCAAAAAAAGCATTGCATATATAATTTTCATTATTCCATACATATTTTGTTTGTTCTTTTGGTTCATATGATATATAAAATAAATCTTTGTCAAAATCAAATAAATTAGCTAAGTTTTTTACTAATAATATATCTAAATCAATATAAATACCTCCATAATAATGTAATATAGCAAGTCTCGCTAAATCACTTTTTTGAACTCCTAAAATATTTTTAGAATATATTTCATATAATTTTTCATAATTTTTATTTAAAAAGTCTTCAATATTTGAGTCAGTCCATAGTTTAAATTCAAAATCAAGATTTTTTTTTTTACTTTCTTCAATCATTTTATCAAAAATTAGAGGTAATTGTTTATTATTATCAAACCAAGTTTGATGAATTATTTTAGATATCATTATTATATAAATATAATAGTCTTATATTTTAAATATATTTAATATATTAAATGAATGAAATAGAATGTTGTGTATGTTTAGAAAATATAAATGATAATTCTAAAATTATAAATTGTGATAGATGTATTAATATAATTTGTATAAATTGTTTTGAAAGAATTGAAAAAAAAATAGATGGTAATTTTTTATTATGTTATACTTGTCCAAGTTGTAATTTAGAAGTAAAATTAAATATAGATGATTATGATGTTATAAAAAAATACAACTTAATTAATTATTTAAAAAAATTAATAATATTTCAAAATAATACTCTTACAACTTTACAAATAACAAATAATGTTTTACAAAGTAAGATAGAATATTTATTATTTTGTGGACATAATTCTTATAAAATACTAAAAACATTTTATTTACTAGATAAAATGTTTGTAATTAGTTTAATAGGTATATTATATTTAATTTTCTAAATATTTCTCATCTAATCTAAAACCTTCAAATAATTTACCATCATATTTCGGTATATAATCTATAGGACTTGATGTAATTGACATTCCACAATATTCAACGGGTTTTTTATTAAATTCTTGATGTTGATAAACACCAATATTTATTGATTCTTCTAAAATCCATCTAAAATTTGTCCAAAATTCATCAGTATGTCCTATACTTTCTGATGCTAAATGAGATAATTCGTGTAACACAACAAACATCATTGTATTTAAATCCATTAATTTCTCTTTATTTCGTATACATAATACGATTTCTTCACCTTTATTAACAGAGTAACTTGTATATCTTGGATCATCAACTCCTTCTTTTAAACTATTTTCTTTATAATTATTACTTAATCTTTCTGTCCTTTCATCATTTGGATAAGATTTTTTTAAATGTTCTATTAATGTTACTATTTTTTCTCTAATTTGACCAATTAAATTAGCAGCTTCTAATGCGTCATCTTTATCTTGTACATAATATTCTCGTGAATCAAATGTGCTCTTTATTTTTGTTAATTTACTATAATAATTATATAAATAAGCTAAATAAAATATAGTTCCAAATAATATTAATAATATTAATGTTTCTAAACTAATATCCATATTTATCTACTATATAAATTAAAATAAAAAATGATTTAATAAATAATACTTATTAATTAACTAGAATGGAATTTCCTAGAAAAGATATTGATGAGTTAGAAAATAACGAAAAAACTATAAAATTACAAATAACTGATTGGTATATACCTGAAAATGATAAATCCAGACCAAGAAAAAATTATGATGAAGAACAAGATTTGTATACAATGTTAATTTATGGTACTGATGAAAATAATATTACATATTCAATTAATGTTATTGAATATGAACCATATTTTTTCGTAAAAGCACCAGAACATTGGGATGATTATAGTGATAAAAAATATCAAGATAAAGTTAATGAACTAAATTTTACTTTATTGAATGAAAAATATGAAAGTCAGTGGAATGGTAAAAAATACAAAAAAAATATTATATCAAATCATTTTAAACAACATTTCAATAATTTATCTGTAGTTAAAAAAAAAGAATTTTGGGGTTTTACAAATGAAAGAATATTTAATTATATAAAAGTTTCAGTCAAATCACTTGCATTATTTAATCAACTTAAATATTATTTTTCTTCAAAAAAGAACGATGGTTTTATATTATATGAAAGTAATATAGATCCATTTATTCGTTATATTCACGAACAAGATATCAAACCTTGTGGATGGATTTCAATTGAAGATTATGAAGTAAGTGATAATGAAACTAGATGTAATCACAATATTACAACAAATTATAAAAATGTAAAATCTTTAAATATAAATAGGATTGCACCGTTATTAATAGCTAGTTTTGATATAGAATGTACAAGTAGTCATGGTGATTTTCCATTAGCAAAAAAGGATTATAAAAAAGTAGCACAAGATTTAACTAATGTTGCAAGAAATGGATATGAAATTGATAAATCATATTTAGTTTATTGGTTACAATGTATTATTACAAAAGATGTTAATATCGATGATAATTTGATAATTAATAGAATTTATCCTAAAAAAAATATTAAATTTGAAGATATACCTAAAATGATTGAAAAAGAAGCAGAAAATATTATTAAATTATTAAATAAAGTTTCTGAAATTGATATATTAGATGAAGACGATGATGAGGATACAGACAAAAATAAACTAACAGTTGGTGAAATTAATAAATTAGAAGATGATATCAATAAATTGTTAACTCGTTCATTACCTCCATTATTTGGTGATGAGATAATACAAATAGGAACAACAGTTCATAAGTATGGTAATGCAGATATCATTTATAAAAATATTATTAGTTTAAATACTTGCGATAAAATTGAAGATTGTGATGTAATTGAATGTAAAACAGAGAAAGAAGTAATAATGGAATGGAAAAAAATGTTAGCTGAACTAAATCCAGATGTATTAATTGGTTATAATATATTTGGTTTTGATATGAGTTATTTATGGGATAGAACAATTGAATTAGGAATAAATGATACATTTGCAATGGGTTTAGGTAGACAAATTACAAAAAAATGTATTTTAAAAGAACAAACATTATCTTCATCAGCACTTGGAGATAATACATTAAAATATTTTGATATGGATGGGATTGTTATAATTGATTTATTAAAAATAATGCAAAAAGATTTTAAATTAGATAGTTATAAATTAGATAATGTAGCATCAATTTATATTGGTGATAAAAAAGATGATTTAAAACCACGAGAATTATTTGAAAAGTATAGAGGAAATTCTGCCGATAGATGTGTAATAGCTAAATATTGTGTACAAGATTGTGCATTAGTTAATAGATTATTACATAAATTAAAAATACTAGAAAATAATATTGGTATGGGAAATGTCTGTTTAGTTCCTTTAAATTTCTTATTTAGAAGAGGTCAAGGTATTAAAGTATTTTCATTAATTACAAAACAATGTATGGATAAAGGTCTTGTTATTCCTGTAATTAATAGTTATGATAATGCTTATTTAGATACAGATGGATATGAAGGTGCAGTTGTATTAGATCCAAAGGAAGGGATGTATCTAAATGATCCAATTGTTGTATTTGATTATGGTTCTCTTTATCCATCTTCGATGATTTCAAAAGATTTATCACATGATAGATATGTTTTAAATGATAAATATATAATTGATGATCCAAATATAGAATATATTGATGTATCATATGATTTATATGAAGGAAAAGGAGATAAAAAGAAAAAATGTGGAGTAAAAACATGTAAATTCGCAAAAATAAAAGACAAAGACGGTAAACAAAAAAGAGGAATAATTGCAGAGATTTTAATTATGTTATTAAATGAAAGAAAAAATACAAGAAAAAAAATAGAATATAAAACTATTACTACTAAAAACAATAGTTATTATGGTTATATAACTGAAAAAGAAAATTACTATAATATTTTAAACATTGATACTGAAGAAACTACAAAAATTAATAAAGATGATGTTCTAGATATTAAAGACACATATTCGAATTTTGAAAAAGATGTATTTGATTCTCTACAATCTGCATATAAAATCACTGCAAATTCATTATATGGTCAGATTGGTGCTAGAACATCTCCTATTTATTTAAAAGAGATTGCTGCATGTACAACAGCGACAGGTAGGGAAATGATTATGACTGCGAAGAAATTTGTTGAAAAAAATTATAATGCAGAAGTAATTTATGGTGATACAGATTCAATATTTTGTAAATTTCCTTTAAAAGATATAAATGGTAATCAAATATATGGAAAACAAGCATTACAAAGTGCAATTGAAATTGGACAAATTGTAGAAAAAGATATTGCAAAAATAATGCCTTATCCACAAAAACTTAATTATGAAAAAACATTATATCCGTTTATTATTTTAAGTAAAAAGAGATATGTTGGAAATTTATATGAGTTTGATGTAAATAAATTTAAACAAAAATCAATGGGTATTGTTCTTAAGAGAAGAGATAATGCAAATATTGTTAAAAAAATATATGGTGGAATAATAGATATTTTGCTAAATAAACAAGATTTACACGAATCTATCAAATTTTTAAATGATGAATTATCTGATTTAGTAAATGGAATTACATCAATTAATGATTTGATTATTACTAAATCATTAAGAGGTTCTTATAAAGATCCAACAAAAATAGCACATAAAGTATTAGCAGATAGAATTGGTTCTAGAGATCCGGGTAATAAACCAATGGCAAATGATAGAGTTCCTTATGTTTATATTAAAATAGATAATATAACTAAAGATACTTTACAAGGTGATAGAATTGAAAATCCCGAATATATTTTACAAAATAAATTAATACCGGATTATTTACATTATATTACAAATCAAATTATGAAACCTGTTATTCAATTATATGCTTTATGTCTCGATGAATTACCTAACTATGATAAAGAAAATGATTATTGGGATTTATTAGATGCTGAACTTAAAAATAATAAAACTATTTATCAAGATGATGATAAAAGATTTAATAGAGTTGAAAATCTAAGATTACGCATGGTAAAAGAATTATTATTTGATAAATTTATTAATATGTTGAGTGAAGTAAAACAAAAAAAAGAAAAAAAAATTAAAGAAAAAATTTCAATATCAAATGAAATCAATATTATAAATCCAAGTGTTAATTTAAATGTTACAAAGAAAAAAAATAGTAAAATTATCAATAGTATTATTAAAATTATCTCTGATAAAAAAACTATATGGAAATCAGAAATTAATCAAGGTACTGATAAAAAACAAGAAACTATAAATTGTATTATTAAAATAATTGAATATTATCATGAAAATGATATTAAAGATGAAATTAAAATTAAATTAAATAATAAAAAATTTGTAAATGATTTCAATATAGCAACTATAAATTTAAATGATTTTAAGAAATACGATCAAATAGATGAAAATCTAGTAGAAAAAGCATTAAATACTTGTGATATAGGTATCATGTCAAATTCAATATCAATCTTAGATTTTAAAAATATATTCTTATCAAATAAAAAAATTACATTTATATAATAGATTAAATGAATAAAATATTATTAATTACAATATCTATAATATTAATATTAACTTTTTTTATTATATTTAAAAATTTTAGTAATTATGAAAAATACATTAATATCATGGAACATACCCATGATATTAAACATAAACATTTAGATAATGGTGATGGTTTATATGGTAAAATTATAGGTGATTTAAGTCATTATCATGGTCATAATGATAATATTCAAAAAGCAAAATCTAAAGAATATTGTACAACAAATATAATTGATTCTTATTGTTATCCATTTAAAGAAATAGTTTTAAAAAAAAATCAAAATTGCGAAGATAAATGCACTGAATTAAATGGATGTAATGGTTATTTTACACATAATAATAAATGTTTTATATGTAATGGTAAGTTTAGAAAAAACGATGGTAACTATATTAGTAATATGAATATTAAACCAGATAAAAAATCAAGAACAAATAAAGTATCCGATTTACATATATGTAATTGGAATAATGCTCACAAAAGTACATGTAGATTATCAGAAAATGAATCATCAATTTGTAATAATTGTTATAATTTTCATAATTCATTAAATGTTGGTGTTGATGACTGCAATACTATATGTGAAAATAAAAGTGATTGTAAGGCTTTTTTCATTAAAAAGGACAGTAATAATATGGATAAATGTTTTTTATGTGATAGTTTTAGAGATTCCTGTCAAACTTTAAATTTAACACAAAATGATAAAACTAAATTAACACACGAATGTTATTATGATGAGAATAAAACATTTGATGAATATACTCAAGAACCCCGTGATGATATAATAATAGATGAAGATTTAGAAATTGAAAATGTTATTGAATCTTCTGTATATGAATATGAGGATAATGATGAGGAAGAGGATAATTATGAGGAAGAGGATAATTATGAGGATGAATATACTGAAAAACCCCGAGATGATATAATAATATATGAAGATGATGAAGAAGAAAGTGAATGTGGTTATAATAAATTTATAAATTCATCAGGTCAATGCGAAATTTGTAAATCTTGTAGTATAGGTAAATATAATTCTAATAATTGTAATAATGAAACAAATACAAAATGTGAATTTTGTAAAAAAGGAACATATAAAAATTATACAGGAAATCAATCTTGTAATGAATGTTCAAGTGGTCCTTGTCCTTCTGGCGAGATAGAAACAAAAAAATGTAATATTGTAAGTGATAGAAGATGTACATTATGTAAAGCTAATACTTATAAAGTAACAACAAGTATAGGAGAAGAACTATGTGCTAGTTGTGATGTATTAAAAACATCTTGTAAAGAAATTGCTAGACCAAATGAATTACAGCATATAGAGTGGTTAGAAGAGGGAAGACATTCTAATTGTAGTGCTTATTCAAAAGGTTATTGTGAAAGAAGATATAATGAATGTTATGATGATGGTAATTGTGAACAAAAAATAGCTAAATATTATTATGATACAGATACATGGGATATATAATATATATTATAGATAAAATGGAAGAATGGTTTAAATTAGGATTAATTAAAACTATTTTAGTTCTTATAATAATTTTAATTAAAAATATGAAAATAAAAACATTAATTATGCATTTCCAGTTGCAGTAAATATAATTTCAACTATTATTATGATATGATACATATTTTTCTTTCTGCATTCTATTATTTATTACCATATTTTGAATATTTGTTCTTTTTCTATGGTTTTAAAGGTATTCCACCTATCTTTCTTGTTTTTTTTCAAATATACCCCATATACTATTATCTAATTACTTAATACTGTCGTTTTTACGATTCTTCGTTTTTAAATTACACAATACTGATTTTTTCTCTTTTTTTCTTTTGTCCCAAAAACGACCTAGATTTCCCGATTCTCTTTATAAAAAACCCAAAAATTTAGGGCGTTTTTGGGATTTCCTTTTAAAACCTCTTTTTTCAAAAAATTATAATAAAAAATAAGGTTGCTTCCGTCACATATACACCATTTCGTTCATATTCTACGAAAATAACTTTTATTTTCTTCCATCAGTTTTTAAAGTGATGTCAAAATCCCATTTTACAAAATACCTATATTATAAGGTAGTAATTTTTTTTATGAGAATTTGACATCACTATGTAAAATGGTATATAAAAAAAAGTTGTTTCCGTCGGCAAAGCATTTCGCTAATATTCTACGAAAATTATTCAAACATTTTAACTTATTTTTTTGATAAGTATAAATAATACTTAAAGCAAAATGATAATAAAAAAATGATTTAAATATAATTATCATATTGTTTTGGTTGTTTCATTATTTATATAAAATTGGTTTTCTTCATCTATATCTGTATCTGTATCTTCGTCGCTTTCAGGTATAAATTGTAATTTTTGATTTTGTATTAATTGTAATCTTTCATCAAAATTGAAATATTCAATATGATTATATATATTTTCTGCTTCTTCATTATTAAAATCTTTTAAATCATAATATATTAAATAATCGTAATAAAATATTAATTTACCAGAGATTCGTTTTCCTCTTCTATTAGGCAAATTTTCTATTTTAATACCAAATAAATCAAATAATAGAAATTCTAATTTTCTTTTTGGTGTTTTAGTAAATCTAATTAAATCTTTATTTATACTTGATGTTTTACCAATATATAATGGAGTTTTTATTCCTTCTTTTAGCAAATATTCGTTATACAATTCAGTTATTTTGTTTTCATTATTTAATATTTTAATACCATCAATTTTAATATCAGTAAAATTACAACCAATACCTTCACCTTTAATATCATATTTGATTTCTAATTTAGATTTAAATAAACTATCCAAATCAATAATTTCATCGTTTATAAATTTTATAGTATAATATACATAATTTAATTCACCTTGTATATTAAAATGATTTAACTTGTAATGATAATATAAAATTAGATTTCTTATAACTTTACCACTAACCCTATTATTCAATAAATTATCAATTATGTTTTCAAATTTATTTTCATATGATTTTTTATTATCAATATAATCGTCATAAATATCAAACATTTTATCAATATTGAAATAAGTATAAGCAATAAACAGATTTTCAATTTTAGACATTTTAATAGTATCATATTTTAAATCTGCTTTACCAGTTTTATCTTTTTTTTCTAATTCTTCATAAAACTCAAATAAAGAATGATCTGTAATATGATTGTTTATAATTTGTTTTTTTATATCTTCCTTATCAATTTCATAAAGTATTTTTGTTAATTCAACATCAGTTATATCTGTATTATTTTTGTTAAATTTTCGTATAACATCCGCATCATCCCAAATATTACCAATTTTTAAAATAGTTTCTCGCAAGTATCTCTTCAAGTTTGCTTATTCTATTTTGTTGCTCCATAATAATTTTATATAATTCTTGCGTAGCACTTACATTCAAAGCATATATATATTCTTTTGTTAGTATATGTGCGTCATCTACTTCATAACCATATACGAAACATTCAGTAATATTTTCAGGTATTATTTTATTACCATCTTCATCATCTAATAATATATATTCGGTTGTTATTTCTTTTACTTTAAATGTTTGTCCTGTTTCATTATTATGGTCGCCATTATATTTAATATTTATTTCATTACCTATTTGAATGTCATTAATATTTATAAATATTTTATTTTTATCACAATTACAATTTTGCATAACATTAGGTAATAGTTTTTTAACTAAATCTACTGCTTCGGGTAATATTTCTCTAACTTGTTGTGCTATAAATCCAATTACAGGTTTAGTACCCCTTGCAGGGTCTATATATTCATATTTTTTAGGTTCAATTAATAATAATTTATTTAATGCTTCTTTATCTTGAATATCTGTAATATTTTTTTTAATTCTACTATCACTATATTGCGATAATGCCCCTTGAATCCATAAACTACCTGAATGATAACTTACAAACTTTGTTTGGTCGTCCTTATTTCTAAAAGTTATATTATAATTAGTCCCGTGTCCCCTAATATAAGTACTATTATCAGGTTCAAAATAAAATCTTGCTTGACCCCAATGATTATCTCCGTGCCATTGCCACGCTTTAAAAAGAACTTGTTGTGTGTTGGTTATTCCTAATGCTTCCGTTGTTCCATTTGTTTGAACTGAAAAAGCATTTCCTGATATAGTTGGACCTAATCCTGCTTGGTTCCAAAAACTTGCAGATGCTGTATTACCTGGATTACTTGGACTTCCTGTTAAAGATAAAGCACCATCTACATTTAAATTACCTTGTATCTGTGTATTTGTAACACCCCATCCCTTATTTCTTCCAATATGTATTGTATTGATATCAGCACCCTCATAATACATTAAAGAAGCTAAGCGGTCACCGGAGTCATGAACTGCAATTTCTGTATTATCAGTACATTCTAACAATAAACCCGCTGTATTACCACTCCAACCGAGTTCGACGCCATAATTTTTATTAATTGAACCAATTGCCAAAGATCCTACATCCATATGATTATTATCTATTCCATATAAAATTCCACCATTTACACATAATATTCCATCAGTCCTTGAATAACCCGTTACATGTAAATTTGCTTGTGGATTATCAGTGCCTATACCAACATTACCTTTATTATAATATATATTATCAGTTGTTCCTTGTTTTTCAAATTGTGGCGGGCATGTAACTATATTATATGGACCCACATTGCTTGTGCTAAAATTTTCAATGGATTTAAAATATGCACCTACAAAATAGAATAATAAAAAAATTATAATAATAATTATCATAATTGTATTCATTAATTCTAGTTTATTATCAAAAAAAATCATTTTGTTCTAATCAAATAATATATTTTTTTTATAAAAATAATGGTCGCGGTCAAGAAACTAATCATATGTTAATCAAATTTCCAAACTTGATAAAGAAAAATTTAGGTGTTAACTTATTTAGAAGAAGTTTTGTAACACATTGGATTGACAAAATGAATCATAATGAAAAAAAAAGATGGTTCACGCCATGCTCACAAGTTTTACCAAAATTGAAACACACTATAAAAGAAAATTTGACTCGCTTCAAGATAAAATATTTGATAATATATTCAATTAAATATTTGAATTTAAAAGATTTTAAGAACTTAAATCCTTATTTCATTATTATAATTGGTATATGTATTGCAATAACTTCATGTATAACTTATAAAATAATAAAAATAACACCTAATCCAGCATATATTAGAATATTTACTACAATTGATATTATAGTTATTTTATTAATTAGTTATCTTTTCTTTAAAGAAAAAATTAAGTGTATGATGTTAATAGGATTTGTTTTAATATCACTTGGAGTTATGATATTAACATATTATTAATTATTTAAATTTAAAAATTTTAATATTTTTATTGCTTTTTCTTTCCCTATTTTTTGAATTGTACATAGTTCTTTTATTCTATTATTATAATCTTCAATTTTTTGTAATTCATTAATTAAAATAGGCATTGAATTATATTTTTCAGAAATATGTTTTGAAATAACAAAGGAAATTGTAGGTATTTGTGATAATTGTAATAAATAACAATTATCTTGTGTTATATTTTCAATTTTTTTAGATTTTATTTTTACATTTGATAAATAATTATCTATATTATTATCAGTATTATTGATATACTTGTCTGGACATTTAATAATATTACATACAAATGATAATATAAAAGTAACAGTTTCTTGTATATTATTTGTAAATATTATTTTAATATTATCTCTATATAATGTTCTAAAATATACACTAGGAATACTTGTATTATTTCTTAATAAACTTTTATTAATTGTATCGCCTTCAATAATATAAGTAATATTATTAGGATCTATATTAGATAATAATCTTTTTTTTTGTTCTTTATATCTACCATCAGTAATCGATGATGTTAAATCATAAAGTGTTTTTCTTTCAAAATAGAAAGTTTTATTAATAGATTCTATAATAATAATCATGTCAGCAAGTTCTAAATTTTTTGAAATAATTTCGATTTTATCTTTATAAATATCTAAATCTCTTGATAAAAAATCTTTTAATATATATTTCTCTCTACAATCAATTTCAATTTTAATCATTAAATTTATTTTATATATATAATTTATAGAATGCGATATATATTTATATATTATAACATATTATACATAATATTTTTAATTTTAATTTTTATTTATATAAAAAAAGTATTAAATAATTGTTATAATATAGAAGAATTCGAAGGAACACACGAACCAGATGATACAAAAGAACCTGTTGATAGTACAAATAAACCAAATGATGAAGTAGATGAAATATTTAAACCTATTATAAGACAAATAGGAGAAAGAAGAAGAAAAATATTAGGTAAACTAGAAGATAATGAAAGAGAAAAATACAATGTAGATCCAAAAAATAAAACAAATATAGATGATATTAAAGTTTATAAAAGTGAATATGCAGATAAAGAAAAAATAATTGATGAAATAAAAAAAGACTTTAACTAATTTTTAAAAACTACTAAAAATCATTGCATTTAAATTCTTATTTTCTTTATATTTATTTATAATTTTAATATTTTTAGAATTATTAATTAAAAAATCAATAAATTCTTTTGAATTATATGGTAATTTAACTTTTAAAAATTTTTTATAATTTTTTAATAAAATATATTTTAAAATAAAATAACAAAAAATATTCGTTTTTTCATACCATTCATTATTTTTGTAATGATTTAATATTTTTAAGAATTGATTATACGAAAATTCTAATTCTTTTTTATATAATAACTCAAAGTCGATATTATATTCACAGGAAATAAAAATTAAATTATAAATAGTTGCCCAAAATTCTATAATTGATTCATTTGGTAATAAAACAGTATCTTCAGATATATTAAAAAATTTTTTTATTTTATTTATATCATCATAATATATATTCATTGTTGAATCATTAATAATATTTACATGATGAAATAATTCGTGTAAAATAACTTTACTATATTCGCAATTTCTATGAATATATATATCATTACTTTTTACATTTGTAAATCCACCATTAAAATTAATAGAATCAAATATACAATGTTTATTGGGCATATATCTTTTAAATGAACATAATGCTAAATGAAATGTTATTTTTTTATCAATATTATATATTTGAGATAATATAAGAATTCTTTTATAGATTTTTATTAATTTGAATATAGAATTATTGTTTTTTTTGTAATATAAATTAATAGAAATATTTGATATATTACTATATATTTTGATACATTTATTACAATTATTAATATATTTCATGACTTTATTAATATTACCAAATTTTGAATCAATACATTCTTGATAAAAATTAGATATTAATATTTTAGAATTATCATTATTTAATTCTTCTATTATAATGCTATCAAATATATTATAATCACATTTTTTTTTGACATCAGTTATTAATTTTTTAATTAATGTCATTATTCAAAAAAGATTTAGCTTCTTTAATAATAGAATTTAAATATTTTTTATTATGTAATTTATTAATAATTAATAATAATTTATTATTAATTATTTCATAATTATTATATTTGTCAATATCATCTATATTAAGATTCTTTAATTCATTATAATAATTTATTCTATTTAATATTAAATTAGTTATATCTATATTGATATCATGTATAAGTTTTTTATTTTTAATATCATTTTGCCATATTTGTTCATTATTATTATAATATATCCATTTATTATTTCCAACATATTTATATTTATTTTTAAATATTGTGGAAATCAATATTGCTATATTATAATCAGATATATCACTTGTGATATTATCAATTAACTTATTTATTTCATTATTTTGCATTTATAATAAATATTAATTATATTTTATATAGATATAAAAATATAAAATAATTATAGATTAATAAATGAATGAATGGAATATACTAGATTTATATTTTAAAAATCATAAATATCCATTTACAAGTCATCACTTAGATAGTTATAGAGATTTTATTAAAAATAATATTCCTAATATTATTAAATCATATAATCCTATTACAATGATTAAATACAACGATTCCGGTGAAATTATTATAAAAATTGAAATATATGTTGGTAATAAAAACTCGGATGAAATATTTATAGATAGACCCATCACATTTGATGGTCCTTCACCTAAAATAATAACACCTAATGATGCGAGATTAAGAAATTTAACATATGAAACTCATATATATGCAAATGTACTTGTAAAAATAACAGATAATGATAAATATAATTATGAAAATACATTCAAAAATATTGCTATAGGTTCTATACCTATCATGTTACATAGTGACGCCTGTATATTAAACGGACAAGGAACAGAAATATTAAAAACATTAGATGAATGTGTATATGATATGGGTGGATATTTCATAATTGATGGTAAAGAAAAAGTTATAATTGCACAAGAAAGAATAACAAGTAATAAATTGTTTATATCAAAATTAAATGATGATGATAATTTTTCATATAAAGCAAGTATAAAATGTACAAGTGATGTTGGAGAGAGCGCATTAGCGCCAAAAACAGTTGAATTTTATTTAGTTAAAAATACAATAAATATTGAAGAGAGAGAGGTAAATGAAAATTATATAGAAAAAAAGGGAGCAATATTATGTTCTTTTAAAGCAATTAATGGAAATAAAATACCAGTATTCATATTATTTAGAGCATTAGGAATTGAATCAGATAAAGATATATGTGAATTGATTTTAGGCAATGATTTAAATGATAATGAAATGAAGCATTTTTATAATTTTATAAGACCCACTATAACAACAGCACATAAATATACACAAGAAGATGCATTCGAATATATGAGACCAATTTCAATGTATAAAACTACAGAACATATTAAGAGTGCATTAGTCACGGACTTATTTCCAAATATTCCATTATTTGAAAATAAAGGTAAGTATTTAGGATATTTATTAAAACAATTTATAAATAGTTGTTTGAATATTTCTGTTGTAAGTGATAGAGATAGTTATACTTATAAAAGAGTTGATATTAGTGGTTATTTATTATCGCAATTATTTTATGAATCTTATACTAAATTAAGTAAATTTATTAGAGATAATTTAGATAAAACATATAATTATGGTGCATGGAAAAGTTATAATAATTATGATTATTTTATAAATGAAAATAATATTTATAAAATAATTCCATCTCTAATTATTACAAAAAGTTTTTCAAGATCACTAAAAGGTATGTGGGGACTTGAAGATAACGATGATCCAGAATTAGGTATGGTACAAGATTTATCTAGAATATCTTATATAGGATTTTTATCTCATTTGAGAAATATAAATATTCCTCTTGATAGAGACATTAAATTAACTAGTCCTCACAGACTACATTCACAACAATATGGTATAATGTGTCCTTTTGCAACACCAGATGGTGCTTCTGTAGGATATTTAAAAAATATGGCACTTCTTGCAAAAGTAACTCCATATAGTGATATTAATTATATAAAAGATTGTTTTAAAGATTTAAAATTTGTAATTTTGATTGAACATTTTAATAAAGTATTAAATAGAAATATTACAAAAATATTCTTAAATGGTTCTTATTATGCACTAACATATGAACCTAATTTGCTTATTAGAACATTAAAAGCATATAGAAGAAATAATTTAATAAATATTTTAATATCAATTTCATGGGATATCAAAAATAATATTATAAATATTTTAAGTGATTCTGGAAGATGTTGTAGACCTCTAATAATTGCTTCAAATATCTCTAAAATTAATAAATTTAATAATTGGTTTGATATGTTAACAGGAACTGTTAATACATTAGTTGAAATTGATAAAAATGACAATTTTTATTATAAAAGTTTTTATACATCACCTAAAACATTATCTCAATGTGCTAATAAAACTGATAATGAAATATTAGATTTATTAGAAAATAATGGAGCAGTTATAGAATTTGTTGATATTGATGAACAAGATACTCTATATATTGCAATGAATTATACTGATATTACAGATTTTCATACACATATTGAAATACATCCATCTACAATGTTAAGTGCAATTAGTTCAAATATTCCATTGTCAAATCATAATCAATCTGCAAGAAATGTTTTCCATGCTGCACAAAGTAAACAAGCAATTGGTGTATATGCAACTAGTTTTAATAAAAGATTTGATACAATGTCTTATGTTTTACATTATTCGCAGAAACCTATTATTACTACAAGAATATCAGATTATACATTAAATAATAATTTACCAAATGGATTTAATGTCATTGTTGCAATTATGAGTTATACTGGTTTTAATCAAGAAGATAGTATAATGATTAATAAACATTCTTTAGATAGAGGATTATTTTCATTATCTTACTATAAATCAATAACTGCTACATCAAAAATAGAATCACAATATGAAAAAATAATATTTGCAAATCCAATTATATATCAACAAAAAGGTTACAAAATTAATAATATGAAATCTGCAAATTACAATTATATAAATGAAGATGGTTTTATCTCTGAAGGGGTTTATATACCAAAAGGACAAAAAGTAGTTGTTGTTGGAATGTTAAGCGAAAAATATGTTTATAAACAAATTAAAAAAGGGGTTTTTACAGAATTAGTTAAAGAAATAATATATACTGATTGTTCTGTAACAACTGATAATTCATTATTTGGTAAAGTGGATAAAGTATTTATTGGTAATAAAATAAATGATGAAGATACTAAAATTTGTAAAGTTAGATTTTTAAAAATTAAAAGACCTGAATTTGGTGACAAACATGCTTCTAGACATGGACAAAAAGGAGTTATTGGAATGATATTACCAGAAGAAAATATGCCATTCACTAAACATGGTATTAGACCGGATATTATAATTAATCCACATGCTATACCATCTCGTATGACAATTGGGCATTTAGTTGAATGTGCTTTTGCTAAATTATCATGTATTAATGGTAATTTAGGAGATGGTACAGTATTTTTACCATTTGAAGAAAGATTGATATATAATAATTTAGAAGATTTGGGTTTTGATAAACATGGTGATGAAATATTATATAATGGTTTTACTGGAAAACAACTTGATACACAGATATTTATAGGACCTACTTTTTATTTTAGATTAAAACATATGGTTGCTGAAAAAATGCATGCTAGAGATATTGGTCCTAAAGTTTCATTAACTAGACAACCTACCGCGGGAAGACGCAAGGGTGGTGGATTGCGCATAGGAGAAATGGAAAGGGATAGTGTTTTAAGTCATGGTATTAGTAAATTTATGAGGGAAAGTATGACAATTAGATCTGATAATTATAAATGGCCGATATGTCAAAATTGTGGTACTTTAGCAATATATAATCCAAATAAAAATAATTATATATTAGAATGTAAAAATTGTAATAATAATAAAAACATTGTTGAAGTTAATACACCATATTGTTTTAAATTACTCGTACAAGAACTTGAAACAATGGGATTACAAATGAGATTAAATACAGATGGGTTAAATTATATTGATAATGAAACAAATATAGATATTGATATGATTATATTTGAAAATAATATAAATAATGGTGAAATGACAGGTGGATCGGATATTCTATCTAATGTATCTAATATATTTGAACGCATTAAAAATTTTTATGTAAAATCACAAGAAGATACAGTGGCAAAAGAAGAACCAGTAGGAGAACTAGAGGGATCACTAGAGGGATCACTAGAGGGAGAACCAGTATCAGTGCAAAACTCAGAAGAGGAGGAAGAAGAAGAGGAAGAGGAAGAGGAAGAGGATGAAGAGGATGAAGATGAGGAAGAAGAGGAAGAAGAGGAAGAAGAGGAAGAAGAGGAAGAAGAAGATTCATATGATGATGACGATGAAGATGATGAAGAAGATAAAGATGATGAAGAAGATAATGATGATGAAGAAGATAATGATGGAGAACAAGGTAATCAGTATGAAGGTAGTAAAGGTGGTAATAATATAAAGAGAACAGATTTAAAAATTATTGAAATTGAGTAAAGAAAATAATATTATTTATTAGTAAAGAATAATTATATGTATTATTTAGAAAATATACTAATAATATCATCAATATTAATTATATTATTTATAATTATATATAAATATAAATGTATAAATGAAACTTTTCAAAATTATAATGATGTAACAAAAGACATATCAAGTATAAAAACAAATATTGAACAATTACAAAATGATGTTTATGATATGATTAAATATAAAGAAGAAACATATAATCGTTTTTCGAATTTACTAAAAGATATAGATGAAAATAAAGATAATATAGATAATACAACTAAAAAATTTACAAATTATGAATCAATATTTGGTAAATTTGTTGAAGAAAGTAAGAATCCAGTAGATACATTAGTATTATGTAATAAAGACAAAGACTGTGTTGAAATGAAATATGACAATGATAATGAATATAATATTAAAACAAATAATATGAAAATTAAAAATGATAAAAATCAAATAATGACAAAATTTAAAAACAATGAAATATATTTAGGCGGTGATGAGAATTATAATTCTCCGTTATATATTAAAAATGATAATGTATATAGTAATAAATTAAATGTCTCAGATTTATATATAAAAGATTATAATGATAATTCAAAATTATTATATTTAAATGATTATATTAAATGGATAGATACAAGTTTTAAATATAGTAATAATATGGATAAAATATCTCAAGATAATAATAACAAAAGAATTGAAGATATAAATAAAGTCAAATTTGAATTAGAAAAAATTAAAACAGATAGAAATAATATGGATACAAAAATAAATGATAATAGTAAAATAATTAGTGAATTAAAAATGGATTATCAGAATTATAAAGATTTAAATACAAAATTTTCAGATAAATATACAGAATTATCAAAAGAATTAACAGATAATATAGGAATTATGACAAATAATAATAAAAATTTACAAGTATATGAACAAAATACAGAAAAAAAAATAGAAGATCTTAATATTAAAATAGATACAATTACAAGAAAAACACATGAATTACTAGAAAGAGCTTCATTACAAAGAGAAGTATATAATAGATTAAATAATACAGATAAGGATGTTAATAATCAATTATTTGATAAAGAAAATAAAACATTGGAAAATTATAAATATCAATTTGATAAATTGTTATTAGCAGCAGTAAATTTAGGGATACCCGAAGAAGATCTTGTATCTTCAAGTACAAATAATTAAAATATAATATTTTATTAAGTATATAAAATGGGCAAAATTAATATGTTATTGATATTAATTATGATTATATTATTATTATATTATTTAAATTTATGTAAGTATAAAAAAGATATAGAGCATTTTAAAGGGAATAACAATTTTATGAATCTGCGATAAATTTTATTTTTTTTTTAGTTTCTTTATATTCAATAGGTAAATCTTTAAATTTTTCTACTTTTTCCCAAAATTCATTAATTTTAGGAGGTATTGTTTCCCATAACTCGTTATTAAATTCTACTTTTTGTATATATATATTATTTAATACCCATCTACTTAATTTAATAAATTGTAAGTTAGAATTAGTTGTATTTTTAATTTGGTTTTCAATATCTATAATACAATCTTCTTTATTTAAATATTCATTACTATATAAATAAAAGTATTTTTGTATAGAATTATCATAATATTCAGCAATTATACCAAAATTTTTATTATCATATTTTTTTTCTTTAATAAAATCATAATATTGATTATCATCATCAAATATTTTAAATTCACATTCAACATAATCACATTCAGTCAAATTACAAACTGCTAATTGTCCTTGCATTTGATAATAATATTTCTCCGGAATAAAATCTTTTTTAATTTGTCTTGAAAATGGACATTTTATTTCAACCATTATTCCTAAATCTGTAATACCATCCGGAGAAGCTCCAAAGTGTTCAATATTTTTATTTTGAATAATACCAAATATATGTACTGGAATATTATTATTAATCTGTTTATAGCATCTAATTGCCATATCTTCAAACATATTTCCCCATTTTAAAGGTGCAATACTTTGAAAATTTGTATTATCAATATATACACCTGCTTTTTTTTTTGCTAATAAATTATTATTTTTTGATAATGCTTCGCCTAAATCACTAGCAGTAAGACATGTTTTTCTAATTTCATACCATTTATCAGTACATTGTTCAATATATGGAAATTTAATTAATTTGTCTAATAAAATTTTGTTATGTTTTAATAATTTAATTCTATCGCTGATAAATTCATTATTTATATGTTCGTTATTTAAAAAATTATAATCATTTATATCCAAGCTGATATCATAGTTAATATATTTATATAATAAATTGTCTAAATTTCTTGTATTATCATTATAATAATCATCCTTATTTTTAAAAATAATTTTAGTATTTAAATTTTTCATTTTTTTAGTTAAACTGTCGGTCTTAGAATTAATTAACATTTTTTTACTATATAAATTTTTTTTAAAGAGATAATTACATATTATATAGTTTAACATTTTAAATGATTTTAAAAAATCAAATATCATTTTTTAAATTATATTTGATTTTTTAAAATCATAATTTATCAGTATTTGCTAAAATATTATTTAATTCCATATCTAATTTATTTTGATGTGCTTTTGATTTTAATAATCTTTTATTTTCATGTGTTTTTTGTTTACCAATAATTTTTTTGACATCATAAGATAAAACTTCTTTTTTTTCATCATCGTTTTCTAAAATTTTTTTTTCAAATTTCCTATTATAAATTATATCAATTTCTTTTTTTTTATTTTCTAATATTTCATCTAATTTTTCTGAGTAACACTCTGACATATATTTAATATAATTATTAAATAATAATATTCATTTTTTTATATATAAAAAAAAATTATAATTTAAATAATATGAATAATATTTATTGTTTTTGGACCGATGATAATATAATTACTGAAAATCGTTTAAATAGTATTAAACAATTGAAAGAAATAACAGAATGTAATATAATATTTGTTGATAAAAAAAATTTAGATGATTATATATTAGATAAACATCCATTACATCCAGCATATAAATATTTAAGTGCTGTTCATAAAAGTGATTATTTAAGAACATATTTTATGAATTTTCATGGAGGAGGATATTGTGATATAAAAAAAACAACAGGTTCTTGGAAAAATTCTTTTGAAATTTTATATAAAAGTGATGCGTGGATAATTGGATATAAAGAAATTCCCGGAGGAAGTCCAGTAAGAGGTCTAAATTATAATTATTTAGTAGGTAATGGTTCGTATATTTGTAAAAAAAATACAAAATTAACAAATGAATGGTATGATAATATGATTTTATTATTAGATAAAAAATTAGAAGATTTGAAAAAATATCCTTCTAATAATCCAAGAGATTCATTTGGTAATAATGGTAGTAAATATCCAATTTTATGGGCGGAAATGTTAGGATGTATATTTCATCCATTAATATTTAAATATAAAGATAATGTTATAAATACATTACCTAAACCAATTTTAAATAATTATGTGTAAAAAAGTACATATTTATATTTTTTAAATTTTTTTTAATTTAATTTTTAATTTAATTTTATTTTATAAATATGTACTTTTTATAAAGATCTAATATTTATATTATGATCATTATCAATTACTATATATTGATAATTTTCTTTACCATATGATCTAGAAATACCATTATCAGTATACCATACATTATTATGTAATGTAATATTTTCAACAGTATTATGTCCAACAAACATATAATTACATTTTAATTTATTTAATATATAATTTAGATCTTCTTTATCTTGTGTTTCTCTAGTCCATAATACACCATCACTATCAAGTATTAATTTATTTATAATTTCTATATCTTGTTTATCTGTATTATTAGTTAATAAGTTATACCATATTTTATTGAGATAAAAGATATCTTTATTATATTTATCACAGATATCTAAATGATTTTTAGTAATTCCAGCATGACAAAAAATAAGGTCATTTATTTTAACAACAATAGGTCTATCTGCTAACATATTATTATAAATACCTTTTTTTTGAAAATTATTTTGTCTTTCTGAATATGAACTATTATTAGAAACATAAGAAAAATCTCCTAAAAAGTTCATTAATTCATGATTACCAATTATTGAAATAAATAAACTATTTTTTGTTTTTGCCAATTTATTTAATAAATTTGTAAAATTTAAAACTTCAATATCTTTAATAATTTCCCATTCATTAATGAATCTATTTCTATTTGCACTATCTATTTGATCACCTAATTGTATAACAATAATATCTTTTTTAATCCATTCTAAATTTGTTGTAATGATGTTTTCATGAAGTAATATATTTTTTAATCTTTTCAAATCACCATGTATGTCACCAATAATTATTATATTATTATAATGATTATTATAAATATGTTGTATATCAAACATATATAAAAGTGTCTATATTAAATAATACAAAATATATTTTATATTATTTTATTAAGTTTATAATGTCAATCGAAGATGTTGATTATATGAAACAAAATAGTATTAAAGAGAATTATACATTTATAGTTGATAGTAAATTTAGAAATCAAGAAGAACATCCCAATCCAAATAATTATGTTGTTAATTTTGATATACCATTTAAAAATGTTTTTGGTATTGAAATATTAGATGTTAGTGTGCCAAAAACTATGTACAATATTGATAATGATACAAATAAATTACATATTTATATAAATACAACAAAAAATGCAATAATTAATTATTTTGATATGGCAGAAGGTTTAGAATGGGAAAAATTTGATAATATAAGAAATATACAAGAAGATAGTGAAATTATTAATTATATATTATCAGATAATTTAAAAAATAATATAATAATTGATAGTATTAATAATTACGGAATTACAAACTTAAATAAATATAATTATATTAGTGTCGTAGATATATTACAGTGGAATAGAATAGTAATTGATGTAAATACAATTGATAATGATTCTAATTACACAAGTATATATAATATAAAATTATCAGAAGATTTAAAAATAAATAATATTTTTCAAAATCACGATCAATTAAATGAATATCATATTAATAATTTACGAACTTATAATGTAATACCAATTATAGATAGTGAATATGATGAAAAATATTATTTAAAATGGTATAATATCGGTAGTGAACAAATTGAAAACAATTATGGATTAAAATGGGAATATATAGGAAATACTAAACCAATTCATGGTAATAATATTAATAATGATTTTTTAATAAATAATATAATTAATAATGAATTAGAATTATCATTTGAAAAATTTGAATCGTTAAATATAGATATAAGTAATAAAAATAATTATATAGAAATTATTAATGATAATATCAAAAATTATTATAAACCCAAAACAAATATAAATGTCGGTAATAAATGGACGAATATAGATATAGAATCTAATTATTATCAAGAATATGAAAATAATAATTTAAGAAATGAAATAAAAAACAAAATTTATAATAATGAAGAACCAATTTTTACAAATGAAAAATTAAATGATTTAAATTTTGATTATAATAATGGTATTAACATTTTTATAAAAATAATAACAGGTTTGAAATGGAGAATTACAAACAGTATTAACGATTCTGGGGAAAATCTTATATATAATAACGAAATTATAAAACTAATAAGAGATAAGTCTAAAAATATTACAGATATTATAAATTTAGAAATAAGTGATTTTACAATTTTTGACAAAAATTTTTTTATCAATAATATTAATTCTAATTCTTATATTTTAATTGATAATATAATATGGAGAACAGAATATACAACATATGTACCAGATGGTACAATTAATATAAATGGAAACATAAAAAAAATATGGTTAATTAATAATAATTTAGTAAATTTAATAAAAAATACAGATAATTATGAACAAAAATATAATCAAATTATTATTAATGAAATAGAATGGAATAATTTAAATATAGAAAATGATGAATTGTTATCAAATACAATAATTATAGTTGATAATTATTATTATAAAATATTACCATCATATCATTATATATCAAATATACATTATTATTATGCAAAAGATATATTAAATGTCAACAGTATAAATGATTATCAAAAATTATTAGATTTATTTTTTGAATTATTTATAATAGAAATACCAATAGGAAATTATACACTTAATAAATTAATAGTAACATTAAATACAAAGTTTAGAGAGAACATTAATTCTGTAATATTAAATAGAAAAATAGAAGATGTAAATAAAAATACTATATTAATAGATATTGATAATTTCGAATTAGAATTACAATGTTCTGGAAATACAATTCCAGCAGATATACAAAACATTCTTAAATTTGAAGGAAATAGACATATAATATTTGATATGAATAAATCAACTTTAAATAAAACACTTGGATTTTATTCAAAAGTGAGCGATAATTTAGAATTTATTAATAATTATAGTTATTTAAATATAAACAAAATAAATACTTATGAAAAATTTTATCATTCTATAAAAATAATTGATAGTAATAAATATAGAATAATTGCTCCAGGTATTGTTTATTTAATTGGTTCAGAATATATAATTTTAAAATGTCCAGAAATTGAAGAACATCTATATGGTTCATTATCTTATACTAAAAATACAATTGGACTTGCAAAAATAAGAGTTAGTAATTGGGGTTTAAATGAAGAAAGTACATCATATCTTAAATTAAAATTAAGAGAATTTCATCCAATTGGAAAATTAAGTAAAATTACATTACAATTTGAAAATTCTGAAGGAAATTTATATGATTTTCGTGGCGTAAATCACAATATAGTATTTGCAATACATTATTATAGTGCAAAACAAAAACAAAATTTTGAAAAATCAATAATAAATCCCGAATATAAAATGAATTTTATGGATTACAAATATTCACAAGAAGAAAAAGAAGAAGAAAGTGATATAGAAGATGATGAAAATAATTCACTTATAAATATTGAAGATTATAAAAAAATGGAACAAAAATATAGTGATAAGAAATTCGAGAATGGTTACGAATTAGATTATAATATAATAAGAAAAAAATTATATGATAATATAAATGATGATTCAGAAAATGAATAAATCATATTAAGAAGATATAACATAATTCATTAAAGTACTTGAAATCGAAGATGGATTTAAAAATAAACAATGTTCTTTACTTATATTATTAGAATTATAACACAATGTTTCATTAGAACAATAATCATTATCACCATTATCACCATTATCAAGTAGAGTTTTTTTATTGATTGTATAATTATTATTTTGAAATATTGGCCAAAAATTATAAATTAATACATTTGAATTATTTTTAGTTTTTACAGGTATATTAATTTCTGTAAATAATGATTTATCATCATTGTAAATACAATCAGTTTTTAATTTAAAAATAAAACAATCATTTTCGCAATTATTATTAGTTTTGTATGTTTTTATAAATTCTTCTCTATTTTGTTCAGCATATTCTAATTTTTCTATTAAATGATTAATGTATTCTAAAGCTCTTATTTTATTTAAATTAAATAATAATATAAGATCATCAATATGAAATCCATTACCATTTGATATATTTTCAATAATTTTTAATGAATATAAATCTTTATTAACTAAATTATTAGTAGAATCTTCAAACATTTTCCATCTTATTTGTGCTTTATTAAATGATTTATCTAATGGTTTACCAATATTAGATAAATATTCAGTTAATTTTGTTTCAATATCAATAATATTATACTTCTTTTTTTCTTCAACAGATAAATTATTTTTAAATTCTTCACTATAAAGTTTATTTTTTAGTACAAAATCATATATACAATCTTTAATCCATTGTTTTGGTTCTATATCAATATATTTCCAATCATTAGTATTTTTAATTACAGTTAAATGTGAATAATTTTCAACGTCTAATGTAAGTGTTTTCATCCATTCAGCAATATCTTTATAATTACTATTATTTTTTTCAGGATTATATTCGTTATATAATATATTATAATAATCTGGATGAATATTTACATGATGTAATTTATTATCTTTTAAAAATATATATCTAAATTTAATATTACCATCTATATTTTTCCATTCTAACATTTTATTTTTTGCATATAATTCCATTTGATCACCTACAATGTGATATTTGTCTATCCACATTTTTTCTTTTGGCGTTAGTTTATCAAAATCCTTTTTATCTTTATTACATTCGTTGCAATTTGGCACAGCGATAGGATGATGTCCACAACCTCTTGGACATTTTTTTAGTAAATCTTTATTTGTAAATTCATCATTTTTACTATTTTCTTGTTGTGTTTCATTATCAACTATATTTTCTTCAAAATTTGAATATTTTTCAATATAATTATTCTTATTAGTATATATACAATTAATAAATATTATTATTATTATTATTACAATTACAATAATTGAAATAATATCTAATAATATATTTTTAGTAAACATTTATATTATCTCTCTTATAATTAAGTATATTTTATATTTCTTATTTTTTTATGAGTAGATTCAACACATATAAAAAATATAAAAAATATATTGAATATAAACAAAATTATAATGATAAAAATATCGACGAATTATGTAAGAAAAATAATGAATTTAAATTACAACCACAACAATTATTTTTAAAAAAATATTTTACAAATAACATAGATAATATTAAACAATTTTTATTATTTCATGAAATTGGTTCTGGTAAAACATGTACTTCGATTATTCTTGCAGAAAATTATCTTAAATTAAATAACAAATATAAAATAATAATTATTTTACCAGCTAGATTAAAAAATAATTTTTTTGATGAATTAATATCACCATATACAAACTATAATTATTTTACAAAAAAAGAATATAATATATATAATAGTGATTTAACTGATATTAATATCAAAATTAAATTAAAAAAAAAATTCATAACTGAAATAAATAAAAACTATACTATAATGTCATATGATAAATATCGTTTAATGTGTATTAAAAATAGTAATAATATTTTGGATTTTATAAAAAAATTTACTGAAAATAAAATGATAATTATAGATGAATTACATAATGTTATTAGTGATACATATAATATAGATAATTATATTAATATTGAAACAACAGGTAAATTAACAAATCTAAAATCTCTTTCTGTTAATGCTACTTTAATTAAATTATTATCAAAATTTTCCCATATTAATTCAAAATTAATATATTTAACAGCAACACCAATATATGATTCATATAAAGAATTACCAGAACTAGTTTATTTATTAAATCCAAGTTTTGATAATATTAAAGAAAATTTAACTAATATTAATTATAAATATAATTTAGAAAAATTAAGAGGAAAAATAAGTTATTTTTCAGGATCATCAAAAAATGCTTATCCTAAATCTAATTTAATTACACATCAAATTAATATGAGTCATATTCAAGATACGATGACATATGAAGCATTAAATTCAATGAAGTTTAAAAATACAGCAAATGATTACGAAGAAGAAGCTTTTTTAGCAAATCAAAGACAAATAGGTATTAGTTGTTTAAGTAAAAAATATAATATGAATACAATTATAAATAATTTGAAATTATATGCTCCAAAATTAGACAAACTTATTAATATAATTAATTCCCCTAATATATTTGGAAAACATGTTGTTTATACTTCTTTTGTAAATGTAGGTATCAATGTTATAGAACAATATCTAGTAAAAGATGGATGGAAATCTATTTTTGATGTTTATAAAGATGACATAAATTGGAAATTATATGAAAATAAAATATATGCAATATGGAGTGGTAATGAAACAGATATAAAAAAAGATATTATTAAAAAAATAATAAATAGTGAAAATAATATTTATGGAAATAAAATCAAACTTCTTATTGGAAGTCCAAGTATTAAAGAAGGTATTAGTTTTAAACATATACAACATATTCATTTAATTGATCCTGTATGGAATATTGCAGGAAAAAAACAAATTGAAGGAAGAGCTATAAGATTTTGTTCTCATTACGATATTGATGAAGATAAACATATTAATCTAAAAAGAGTTATAAATATACATATATATAAATTAATTCCAAGTACAAATAAAAAAAAATTAATAACAGAAACTGTTGATCAAAAATTATATGATAAAATTTTACCAGAAAAATATGAATATGTTGATATATTACTTACTAAATTAAAAAAAATAGCTATAGATTATCATTTATTCAAAAAAATAAATAATGAAAATACAAAAAGTCCAAAATCGAGAAGTAATTCAATAATTGAAGATGATGATAAAAATAATTTTAAAAAAAAGAAAAAATCTACTAAGGAATTAACATGTATGCCAAAAATTAGAAGACCAAATAAAATAACTAAATCTTGTTCAAATCCATTATATCCTTTTAAAAAATTAAATAAACATAATACATATTGTTGTTATAAAAATAAAAGTATAAATAATAAAACAACATGTCCAAAAAATAGAAGACCAAATTCAAAAGGTTTGTGTGAAAATAACTTATTTAAAAGAAAAAACATACACGGTGACGAATGTTGTTATAAATATGATAAAAAATAAATTATTTACGATTATAAACTTGTAGTCTTGTCAATTCTTCATCGATGGTGTCTTTATTTGAATATTTATCAAATTCTGTTTGTATTTCTTTTGTAATATCTTCTAATATTGGGTATGCTGTTTCATCATTAAATATATCTGTACTAAATTGTGTAAAATTTTCAATATCATTTTTAACAATTTTACTAATATCAATTAAATCATATTTTAAATATCTATATATAATATATGATAATACTATTGATAAAATAATAATTACTAAATGTATAAGAAAATAATTAGGAGCTAACATTATTTCACTATCTATAATTATTATATAAAATTAATTTAGGATTCTACATTAATAGTTTATTATAATAATATGGTATACAAAAAAAATAAAAAATCAGAAAGTTCTCTTCCAAGTGCAACAAAACCTTTAGATAATAATAATTCAACATTAAGAAATTATGATAATAATAATATCGGAAGTGGATTTTTAAGTAGTATTATCCAAGGATTTGCACTAGGAACAGGTTCACAACTTGCTTCTAGAACTATTGATTCAGTATTAGGAAATAAAAAAATTGAAATAGAAAATAATAATAAATGTTTAAAAGAATCCGAATTATATTTAAAGTGTTTAGAAAATAATGAAAAAAATATTTGTATAGATTTTTTTAATTTACTTGAAAATTGTAAAAAATCCTAAATTTTTTTTTTTATTTATTATATGTAATGAATAAATACGATAAATATTATACAAATAAAAATATAGTTAAAATATGTGTTAAATTATTTCAAAAATATATTAAAGTTAAAAATAGTGATTTAGTTATTGAACCAAGTGCTGGAGATGGTGCATTTATTAAATTTTTAAATAAATATCATAATAAATTTTATTATGATATAAAACCAGAACATAAAGATATAATAAAACAAAATTATTTAAAATTAAATTATAAAAAATTAATTAATAAATATAATAAAATACATATAATTGGAAATCCTCCATTTGGTAAAAAATCATCAACGGCAATAAAATTTATTAAATATTCATGTAAATTTTGCGATTCATTTTCATTTATACTTCCTAAAAGTTTCGATAAATATTTTGTAAAAAAAACAATACCTTTAAATTTTCATTTAGTAAAATCATATGATTTACCCGATAATAGTTTTAATTTACCAATTAAATGTATTTTTCAAATATGGATAAAAAAAAATAAAGATAGAAAAATTATAAAAAAAATAAAAACAAATAGTAATTATAAATTTGTTAAAAAATATGAAAAACCAACATTTGCTATAAGAAGAGTTGGAAGCAAATCAGGATATATATATTATGATAATTTAGATAATAAAAATAATAATACACATTATTTTGTTAAATTATTTAAAAACTATAAAAAAATTATAAAATTTAATTTCAAAGAAAAAAATTATACTTTAGGTGCAAATAGTATTTCAAAAATGGATATTATTAAAAAATTAAATAAATTTTTTATTTAGTATATCTTTTATAGGTTTTTTACATAATTTTTTTTTATTTTTTTTAGTTTTTTTATTTTTAATTTTTCCACCACTTTTTATTTTTAAAAGTGATAATGTATTTGTAATATATTCAATATCTTCATTACATGATATATCATTATATTTATTTAATTCTGTTTCAGATATGTATAATTTTTCTAATTCAAATAAATCATTAACAACATTAGTTAAATCATATCTATCAAATGGATCTGTAATTATCATATTATTAATTAAATCTGAAATTTTTTGCATAATTAATTCTTTATTTTCATGTGTTATTTTTATATTACCATCATTGTATAATAATAACAAAGTTATACCTAAAGAATAAATATCTCCTTTATAAGCAATTTTTATTATTTCTTCTGGTATATCTTCAATATTATTAATATTATTATATTTATTTAAAAATATATCATATTCTTTTTTTTTTTTTATATAAAAATCATCCCTCATCATATAAAAACTATTATGAATAATATTTAGATTTTTATACCTATTTTCTTTATCTATTAGATTATATTCTGGTGGAGAAATAAAATATTCACTTTCTACCCACCATTGTTCTTTAGTACTATATACTTCATTATATGGAATACAAACACCAAAATCAATTAATGACAGTTTGTTATTATCATTATTATATAATATATTACCTGGTTTTATATCTCTATGTACAAATCCAAGTTGATGTAATGTTTGTAAAGATTTACACATTATAATTAATGCTTTTATAAAATCATAATCATTTATCTCAATATCACCTAGTTCAATACCACCGTAATCATATATAATTTCGTGAAGTTTCATATGTTTTGAATTTTTATCAAATTTTTCAATTAAACATTCTGCAATAGTTTGTATTTTTTCTTCTACTTCTAAAGTTTTTTTTTCTTTAAAAAAATTACTTAATTTACTAAAAACTATTTTTTTTTTTTCATAGTCATGATAATTTTCCATATTACTAATAAGTAAATATGATGAACATTTTTTAGGAGGTAAAGATAATTCGCTAAATAATTGAATACTATTGAATATTTTATGATATTTATATAATATTTTAGTTATTATAATTAATTCTTCACAATACGCTTCAGTATTTGCAAATATTTTTGATATATGTTTTTTTTTTTTTTCATCATTTTTAAATTCTTTTTTAGTTATATCTCCTACATAATTAGAACTATAAGGTTTATTTTTAATAGATTTATTTATAACACAACCATAACCACCACTACCTAATAATTTAATCATACTGTAATAATTATATATCTCTCTTATCTAATTGTAATTATTTTTTTTTCCCAAAAACATATCTAAAATCTGCAAAAAAATCTTTTAATATTTTATAAAATTTATCTGTCATTTTTACCTTGTATTTATTTGGTAAATATTTTAAATTTTCACCATTATAATTATAATCTTCAACAGTTTTATGTATTTCAGGAGTTCATGTTAAATTATTATTATTTGTGCTAATAATTTTAACCATTTTAGAACTTTTTTATTCGTTATTATATTGTTGTTCTAAATATTTATTAGTAAATAATTGAATTAATTCGTTCTTTAATTGAATTATATTATTTGTCTCTTTATATTTATCAAATATTAATATCATATTTTCAAATGCTGTTGTTCTTATTTCAGGGTTAATTAAAGTTAATATATATGTTATATGATCATATATAATTTTTTATTTTCAAATGATATTTTATTAACAATTTGATTCATCATACGACCATATGCATAATAATCTGTTGCATATAAATAATTTTTTAGTGTATCTTCAGTAAAATTATTTATAAATTGTAATTGACCATTTAAATAGTCAATAAAATGTTTATTTGAATCAGGTAAACTCCATTCGTGTTATATGAATTAATCTATCACTTAATTTATATTGAGGAGGGATGTATTAATAAATACTCTAAACCAGTATTAAACCATAAATGAGGATTATTCGATAGTTGATCAATATCAGAATTAACAAAAAAATTTCCATTATTAATATCATATATATTATATGCAGTGCCAAAGTCTATTAAGACTAATTTGTTTTTTTCTACATTATATAAAACATTATCGTGTTTTATATCTCTATGTACAAATCCTTTTCTATGAAAATCTTTTAAATTCTTATAAAAAGTTATTAGTAAATCTAAATATAATCTAAATTTAAAATTAGTATTTGATAATGATGAACCAGATTTTTCATATACAATTTCACCAAATATATTTTTATTTGAATTACTAATAGAAGATAAACATCTTGATATACTTGGAATATTTAAGTGTCTAATATCTGAATATACTGCATATTTTTTCAAAATTGGTAGAAAACTATCTAAATATTCATTTTTATATATTTGTATTAGTTTAATATTCATATTTATTTCTGCATATGTTGATAATTCATTCCGTCTTATCTTTGTAATATACTTATCATTCATGTCTTCTGTTATAAATAATTTTTGGTCTATTGTATAAAATGCAGAAATAATATTAATATGAGTAGGTATACGCAATATATCTAAACTTCTATTTATTACACAACAATAACCACCTTGACTTAATAGTTTAATTTCTTGTTGATAATTTTGAAGTTGTTGAGGATATATAACTCTTTGTTGCATTATATTAGGAGTTTGAAATTGTCGTGGACTAGGAGTTCCTCCTATTTTTTTTTGATATTTTTTTCTAGTTTTAGTTTTCTTAACAGTTTCATTGTTTTTAACTTTTTTCTTAACAGTTTTATCTTTTCTAACTTTTTTATTAACAGTTTCATGTTTTTTAAGTTTTTTTTAACAGTTTCATCTTTTTAAAGTCTTTTCGTAATAGTTTCATCTTTTTTAAGTCTTTTTTTAACAGTTTCATCTTTTTTAAGTCTTTTTTTAACAGTTTCATCTTTTTAAAGTCTTTTCGTAATAGTTTCATCTTTTTTAATATAATGTGATTTTTTCATAATATATTATTTCTAAATATAATGAATTAAAAAAAATTATTTTATAAAAAGTTGAATTCGCATATTATTAACATTTTTATCATTTAAGTATTTATTATTTATTACTTTACTTAATGAAACATCTTTATCATGTAATAATAAATTCAACCATCGTAATTGATATATAATAGAAAACATACCACATTCTGTATCATGAAATTGATGTTGTTTATTATTGTGTTTAATCTTAAAAACTTTATTTGGATATATTATATTACATTGACTTTTAATATTTAATAAAAAATCATTTATCATTTTTGGAGTTTTTCTAGAAGTACTATCATAATAATATGCGCCAAATGATTTAGAATTAGAATCTAAAATTATAAATGTAGATGTCCAATGTGATCCAGGTTCGTTGTGTTTATCTAAATTTGTAATAAAACCAATATATTTAATATTTCTTTTAATATATGAATTTTTAATATCAATATTACAAAAATCAGAATGTAAACAATTACCTAAATTATCTTTTAATGCAAAATCAATAGAGAATGTTCCAATATATTTGTAATTATATTTTTTAGTATTATTATATTGAAACATAACATTATCAATATCATAATTTGATAACCATTCATTATTATTTATATGCCATGATTTTGGCATTTGTGGAATAAAATTTTTTTTTTTAATTAATTTTAAATCATATCTATCAATCGGATACATTTTATTTATTATATCCGGCCATAACCAGTATTTTCCTTTACCTTTTGTTATTTTTTTCATTTTATTGTCAAGTTTTTTAAATAAATCAATTTGTTTATAATTGTCAAAATAAGTAATTTGATGTTTTTTATTATTTTTTGATTTATTATAAATATCAATTAATGTTTTCAAAGATTCTTTTGATAAACATGTAGGTCCATTATCTTTTGATGATGGACTACAATATTGTTGTTCAATTTTCATCTATTATTATATAGCTTTAAAAATCCATAATAATAGAATAATTAATATAGGATAAGCAATTCGTATTATTAGTTCTTGTATATTAGTTAAAATATTTTCATTAATATATTTATTTAAATAATGAGCAAATACTTTATCTGTACCAATAGCTAAAACAATAACAAGTGAAAATAAGAATAATTTGAAAACTTCATATTTTTTACCAATAAATCTATTCCAAAATGTATTTTCATATTCAACTTCTTGAGTATTATTTGTTTTATTATTTTGTAAATTTTGATTTAATTGCATTTGATTATTTACTTGTGATTGTACTTGATTTATTTGATATTTTTTATACATATTTTCTGGAATAGTATCATTTAAATTAATTGGAATATTAGCATTATTTAAAATAGGTCTATCTTCCATATCCATTTTTTTCTTTTTAATTTTTTTCTCTATATTAATATCATTATTTTTTTCCCTTTCTTTTTCAGTATCTTTTATACTATTTATATTAATATCCGAATTATAATTATTATCAAACAAGGATTCTTCTTGTAAACCATATGCAAGATTCAAATCAGTCATTAATTTATTTACTTCTATATTAATATATTATATTTTTATTTAATTTATATATTATAGTAATAAAATTAATTATATATTATTTTATTCAATACCATAATGATAATATTTATATATATATTTTAAGTAATACAGGTAAAATATATAAAATAAAAATTGATTATATATATTAAGACAAATACAAATCATTATTTAGAATGGGTATTCAAGAGGATCTAAATTCTATATATACTAAATATAATGTTCAAAAAGGGAAATTATACACCAATACAAGTATGCATCCAAGAAAATCATTATTTATTCCAGAAAATGAATATGATGAATTTTTAAGAATTTATGGAATAGCAATTACAAATGGTATTCATTTACATTTTACTGAAAAACCATTAAATCCAAGTCCTTTAAGAATAGATTTAGATTTTCGATTCCCTCCTATAAGTACGGAAGATAATACACCTCCTATCAAACGAATATATACAAATGAAAATATTGATAGGATAATGCACTATTATAATAAAATATTATGCGAATATTTAGATATTAGTGAAGAATATAATTTAGGTTATTTAATGGAAAAATCAAATCCTACTTTACAAAATACTAAAAGTAATAAAATCAAAGATGGTATTCATATTATTTATCCACATATTATATTAACAAATAATGAACAACATTTTATTAGAAAAAAAGTATTAGATATTGCCCCAGAAATGTTTGCGAATCTACCTATTACAAATAGTTATGAAGACATTATCGATAAGGCAATTATAGATATTAATTCTTGGCAAATGTATGGTAGTAGAAAACCTGATTGTGAAGCATATACTGTAACGAAAATTTATAAAAATGGTATTTATCTTAAAAAAAAAATATCTGCACAAGACCATTTAGAATTTATTAAATTATTTTCAATGAAAAATAATTTGATAGATGTAAATATTTGTAAAATTAAAGATAATATTGTAAAAGAAATTGAAGAATATACTAAACATGTATTGCCATCAATTGATTCAAAACAAAAAAGTAAATTGCAAAATAATATATTTGCTAAATCACTTAATATTAATAAAAATTATAGTACAGATGATGAACTGATACTATCACGAAAATTAGTATTAGAATGCTTATCTTATAATAGAGCAGAAAATTACGAAGATTGGATTAATCTTGGTTGGGTTTTAAGAAATATTGATTATAGATTATTAGATACTTGGATTGAGTTTTCTAAAATCGGAACTGCTTATATTGAAGGAGAATGTCAAACATTATGGAATAAAATGAGAAAAGATAATATGGGATTAGGAACTTTAAGATGGTGGGCAAAACAAGATAATAAAAATAAATATGAAGAAATTGTTAATGAAGCATTATTTCCTTGGATTGATAAATGTATTAGAAGTGATGGCGCACATTATGATGTTGCAAAAGTTGTTCAAACATTAAAAAAAGATGATATTCGAGCAATTAGCAAAGTAGTTTGGTATTATTATGATAGAGATAAACATAGATGGAAATCAACAAGCGAAGGTTTATTACTTCGTATTATATTGAGTGAAGATATATGTAAAAAATTTATGGAAAGAACACAATATTGGAATAATTTTCAATCGCCTTCAAATGATGAACTATTAGCTGAAGCAAATAAAGAAAAAGCAAAAAAATCTTTAAAAATCGCTAGTCAATTAAAAAATTCTGGTTTCAAAGATTGTGTTATGAAAGAATGTAAAAGTTTATTTATTGATGAAAAATTTGATGAATTACTTGATAGTCGTGCGCATTTAATTGGTTTTGTCAATGGGGTTTATGATTTAAAAATGCATATTTTTAGAGATGGTATGCCAGATGATTATATTTCTTATTCTAGTAAAATTAATTATATTCAATTTAATCCTGATTCTCCTGAAGTTGCTGAAATTAATGATTTCTTTTCAAAAATTTTCGTTAATGATAATGTAAAAAATTATGTTCTTGATATTATTGCTTGTATTATTGACGGTAGTATATCACAAGAAAGATTTTATGTATTTACTGGAAATGGTAGTAATGGTAAAAGTAGATTATTAGATTTTATTCAAAAAACAATTGGTGATTATTATTGCATTTTACCAATTGCTTTATTAACACAAAAAAGAGCAGCATCAAATAGTGCTCAAAGTGAACTTGAAAGAACTAAAGGAAGAAGATTTGCAGTTATGCAAGAACCTAGTGAGCAAGATAAAATTAATATTGGATTTATGAAAGAATTATCGGGTAATGATAGAATTTTATGTAGAGGATTATACAAAGAACCTTTTGAATTTAAACCACAATTCAAAATGATATTAACTTGTAATGAACTTCCAGAAGTACCAAGTGATGATGGTGGTACTTGGAGAAGAATTAGAGTTATTGAATTTTTGTCAAAATTTTGTGAAAATCCTACTAAATCAAATGAATTTCCAATGGATTTAGAATTATCAGATAAATTTGATAGATGGGCTGAAACATTTATGAGTATGTTAATCGAAAGACATAAATATATTAATCCAAACTGTATTCATGAACCAATGGAAGTTAGAATTGCTACAGAAAGTTATAAAAATAATAATGATATTATTGGTCAATATAAAAATGAAAGACTTATTATTGATAGTGAAGATACTAATAGTAGAATAGGTCTAATGACTATTTACAATGATTTTCGATTATGGTGTTATTCAAATGTTCCTAAAAGTAAAAAACAACCCGATAGAAATCAATTAAGAGCTTATTTTGAAAAAAGTATTGGACCTTATCCTATTGATAATAAAGGATGGAAAGGGGTTCGTATTAAATCAGATGATGATAATGAAGACTAAGTTATATAAATATAAGTATTATATATTTTTATAATGAATAATAATTATTCAATTCAAGAAAGATTAGAAATTGTTTTAAATATAACTAAAAAATTAAAAAATTATGAATTAAAAACTGGAAAAACTATTGATTTATATAATGATAATTTATGTGAATTTATTAAAGAATTTAAAATAATTACAAATAATTATATTAAACAAAATGAAAATGAATTAAAAGAATTTAAAGGTACACTTAAATTTACTGAAATTAACAAAACAATTGAATACATCTTTCCTATTAAAAAAAATGTAAAACCATTATTTGTAATAAGAATGAATTAATTTTTTTCTTTTAATTAAAAATTGATTAATTTCTTACATATATTTTAGAATATATAAAATGAATTCAACTAAATTAAACTTAACTAATATAAATGTTAATAAAGTTGATAATGTTATTTCTACTTTAAATACACAAGTTATGATGTTAAAAGAAAGATTAACTGAAGAACGAGAACAACATCGTGAAATATATGCAAAACAAAAACAAGAAATTGAAGTTTTGAAAGAAAAAATTGTTCTATTACAACAAAGAAGTTCAAACAATTTTACTTTAGAAGATAGTGAGTCTTCTGTATATTGTTATGGTAATAATTACATTTAAGTTAAAATTTGTTAGATATTTGAAAATTAATTAAAGAAATAAATAATATTAATATTAAATGACTACTATTTTTTATATTATATTGTATATGACTTATTTTCATCAACAAAATTATTTTAGAGAAAGATTTGCATATAATTTAACAAATTCTACAATATTATATCTCAGATAATTATTTTCTTTTTATTTATTAACAATATTATATGTTTTATATTGCAAATAGTAAATGTAAAAATTGCATTAAAAGAAATAATAAATTTAAATCAAGTATAAATAAAACTCACATAACAAAATTTATTAGATCAAAAAAATTCAAATATATAATTAAAAGTTATTTCAAATGTTTAAAAAAATATTGTTTAATTAAATATTTAAATTTAATTAAACAATTGAATTTGATAAAAAAATATATTAATATTAACAATTCTTTATTTAAATTTTTGAATGATATTATTTGATATACTTCATATTTTTTTTATAGTTTTAATTTTATTAGTTATTTACATATAGATAACACTAACAATAGTTTATATTAACTTGATATTTGTTAAAAAATATAAATGATATCTATACATATAATTATTAATATTATCTCTATGTCTTTGATCTAATATTTTATGTTTATTAAATAAATTATAAACTAATCTTGCACTTATATTTTGAGATTTATTATTAATTACAATATCATAATATTTACATATAATATTATAGTATTTTAAATCAATCATTATTTATTTAAAATAAATACTTAATTTTTAAATATATTATTATAAAGTAATGAATATTAAGATACCACCCGCATATAGAAATGTATATATATATCCAGAAGGTAAAAATAAAAAAATATTAGCATATGGTTATGATAGTAAAAATAGAAAACAAGTAATTTATAATCAAGAATTTGTTAAAAAACAGCATGAAAAAAAATATAAAAAAATTTTAAAATTAAATAAAATTTTCAAAAATATTATTGAAGATATCAATAAAATAATAGATTATGATAAACATAATGATGAATACAATATAGCAATAGTAATTTATATGATTATAAATTGTGGATTTAGAATTGGTAATGAAAAATATAAAACAGAAAATAACTCTTTTGGGATAACAACATTACTGTATAAACATTTAAATTTTTATAAAAATGAACTAACTATTGATTTTATTGGTAAAAAAGGTGTTAGAAATATATCAAAATGTTTAAATTATAATATTATCAAATATCTTAAAAAAAAAAAAAAATCAAATAGTGATGATAATAAAGTATTTGATATAACAAGTAATGATGTTAATATTTTTTTAAAAAATATAATGAAAAAATAACTTCTAAAGATTTGAGAACATGGAATGCTAATAATTTATTGATCGAATATATGAAATTACCGGAAATTAAAACAGCTAAAAATCCTGTTAAAAAAGGTATTGAAAAAGTAGCAACTAAATTACATAACACATATCATATATGTATAAAAAGTTATATAAATCCAATATTAATTGAGAAATTGAAAAATAAATAATTTTATTTAAGATTTTTGTTTACAACCATTTTTAATCTATTTTTTAGATTTTCTAGATTTTCTAGATTTTTTAGATTTTCTAACAACTTTTCTAACAACTTTTTTAACAGATTTCGCAACTGCTTTTACTTTCATTTTTTTGTATTTTACAATATTCATCATTCTTCCTTTAGATTTTACATATAGTTTTCTAGAACCCGATTTGGAATAGACTAATTTTTTTTTACCTAATACCGATTTTTTACCAACTAATTTATATTCACCCATTATAAGTATCCTATTATAGTAAAAGAAAAAAAACGCACTCAAAAAATATTAGTCGGTTTTGGAAGAGAAGGAGAAATACTTCTTGATGTACTTCTAGATCTACTTCTAGATTTACTTCTTTTATTTTTACTTTTAGAAAGTCCTGGACTTTTCATATAAAATGGTACAAGTTTAAGATCTCTTCTTTGTTTCATAGCATCCGCTTTCTCGATAATTTGTTCTTTTACAGTTCTTTTATCAATACTTTTTTGTTTACCACCCCCTCTTTTTGTTTTAACAGTTTTTAAATAAGTTTTTATATTCATCATTCTTCCTTTAGATTTAATATATTTTTTTCTAGAATTTTTTTTAGTATAAATGTTTCTTTTTCTACCATTAATTAAACGACTTGTTATTTTAGTATATATACAAACCATTCCTATTTTATATATAATATATAAAATTTTTTTTACCTATAAATTTTAAAATCAAATCTATCTTCATATAATAATCCATGAATTATCATAGTAATTAAATATCCAGATAAATAATATTTATATTTTTTTAATTTTTTAAATTTTTCTATTTTAGTAATTATTAATAAAAAACATAATACTATTAAACAAATTAACCAATGATGCCAATGTATTATAAAATTTATATGATAATTTATATTTGATTTAGATATTATTTTAAAACCAAAAAATAAATATATATGTAAAAGTCCAATTATAATACCAACTATATTTTTTTCTATTTTTTTTGTCATTATTATTAATAAATATATAAAAATTGATTAATATATTATAAATAATATAAATTAATTATGCATACTGGTATTATTTCATTTGCTGATAGAATTGCTTTTAATATTAAATCAAATGATTTTAAAGATATTATTTTAAATAAATTATATCAATTATATGGATTAAAAATTATTCAAAAGCATTATTATTTATTAAATGAAAATAGTGCAGAATATATAAAAAACAATAAATATTTATGTTGTTTAAGAAGTAATGGAAATCCATATTATATATTTTTTACAAAATATAATGATATTCCAATAATATATTTTATTGATAAAAAGATACATCCAAATTATCAAAAACCCAGAATTATTTTAGTTAAAGGATTATTCGATATATCATTATTTGAAAATACATTATTAGATGGTGAAATGATAAAAACATTTGATAAAAAATGGATAATGGTATTTAATGATATTATTAGTTATAAAGGTGAACATTTAAAAAATATTGATTTATCTTGTAGATTAAAAATAATATATAATCTGTTAGAAAATGAATATATAAAAGATGATGTAATTGATGTATGTAGTTATAAAGTAAAAGTATATTATAATTTTCACAAAGATAGTATCAATAATTTATTGGAACTTTCCAAAAAATTAAACTATACTAGCAGAGGTATTTATTTATGGAATTATAAAACAAATTTAAAACCAATATTATTTAATTTTAATGAAGAAAGTATAAAATCAGTTGTAAGAGAAGTAAAAGATGAAACTAATTTTAAAGTATTAAATAAAGATTTTAGTGAATTAAAAGAACATAAAATAGATAGTGCAATAATTCAAAATGAAAGAATAGAAATATGTGAAAATGAAAAAATTTTATGGATTAATAAAACAAGTGAAGCAGATGTATATAATTTATTTTTAAAAGAGAACATTCAAAATGAAAAAAGTATAGGTATTGCAAATGTATCAACGCTAACAACAAGTAAATTGTTAAGAATTGCATTTAAAAATACAAATGCATCAACATTATTAAAATTCAAATGTAAATACAATGATGATTTCAAAAAATGGACACCAATAATACAAATAAATTAAAAAAATGAATTAATTATATATTTATTTAATTTTGATGACATCTATTTTAAAATTTTTAGATTTTTTGATTAAAATATTGATAATTTTATTATATTTTATAATAATTAATACAATTATTATAATTATAATTATTAGAATAACTTGTTTAAATGATAAAAATTATTTATTTATATGTAAATACTAATTATCAATAATTTTAATATTTTGATCATTAAACCATTTTGTAATATATTCATTAATTTGATTTAAATCAACTTTGTCAACTTCTTCAACTTCTTCAACTTCGATTTCATCATTATCGACTTGTTGATATTTTCGTTTCATTATTAAGAAAAATGTAAAAAAGAATGATCATTTTTTTTTATTATTGAAAATTAATTTAAGACACTGGATTAACATTATTTTGAACCATTGGATTGACATTATATAATTCTTTACAATAATTCTTTGCAAAAGCATAGTAAAACCAGAAAAATGGTCCCATGAAAATCATTATTAAAAATCCAGTAATACTTGCAGTATTAACTCCATGTTTAAAACAATAAAATGATGTAATTAATGCGGCAAAATGTAATATAACTAAAGTTATAACAAATATAATCACAAATATTGTAGCTAATATATACATATTTTTATATTATCTAATTAAATAATAGAAAATATAAATGCAATATTAAAAATATATATTTATTCTTTTAATACTTGGAAGTGTTATTGCTAATTTTTCAAATTTTATTATTTCAATAAGATTGCTAGTTATATATTATGGTTAACATTTGCAAATTATTTATCATATGATATATATCATTAATAAAAAAATTGTTAATTATTAGAATGGACGAAAAAATAAAATCAATGATTATTAATAATTATTCAAAATATATATTAAAACCACTCGATAATGATAATAAGAATGATAGTTGTTGGGTCAATTCATCATTATATCTATTATCTTCTCATCCATATATCATATTTCAGTATTTATTACTTAATGACGAAAGAATGAATAGTGGATATACTAAAGATATATATAATGATATATATATTAATAACATTGTTTACAATTATAAATATATTAAAAGTGAAAATAATGAAAAAAATACATTATTGTATAATGAACATTTGCATAAAAACTTGTTTGATAAACTTCAATTATATCAACTTATCGATGAAAATTTAGTTTGGGGAAACAAATATGATGCTCAACTAACACTTAATTTATTATATAATATAATTACGAAATCACATACATTTTTTAATAATAATCTATATTTAACAGTTGAAACAAGGCATTTATCAAATAAAACAGATATTGATAAAATATTATATAGTCAAGACACTGTTATAAAAGGTGTTAGAAAATTATTAGGATTTGTTGCTGGCAACGTGTGTCACGACTATAATATTCATGCATATGGTCAAAATGATTTAGATACTGTACATTGGGTTTCTTATATTAGAACTAGTTTAAGTAACGATGATAAATGGTATAAATTTGATGGTATATATCCTAAAGGAAAAATTATAAATAAGAGCGAAATATATGACTGTACTATAAAAAATTATAATAAAAATTTGATGTGTGTATATATCGATATTGATAAATTTATAAAAATATTATCTAATACTACTATAAAAAAAAAGTATAATGAATTTGTAAAATTAATAGAACCAACATCAAATATTAATGATAATAAATTTGAAGATATAATAAAACTTTTTATAAATAATTTTAAAGAAGATGTTGAGAAAAATAAAAATGTGCTATTAGATATTAATTTATTTAGTATTCAAGAATTAGAATATATATACAAAACTAAAATAAATGACGACTATTACAATAAATATATTATTGATAAAAGAGCATATTTTATAAATTAGATAATTTAATATTATTATTTTCAGTTTTCAATAATATATTAGTATGTAAATTAGCAATTGGTAAATCTGTACTTAATTTTTTTGTCTTTTCATATGTATAATTAGATTCTTTTTTATTAGAATTATTATAAATATTATTTAATTTAGAAAGATCAGAATCATGTTTTTTTATTAATTCTTCTCCTGGTTTAATAACATTTTCTTTTGTTTCAATTGGTACATCTAAATATTCAAATACATTATTTATTTTTTTTTGGGACATTATTAATTCATTTACAAAACCTTCTTTATCATTAAATGCTTCACTATTTTCATTAAATTTTTCAATACTTAAATCTTCAATAAAAAAATCTTCGATTTCTTTTTTAGGTTTAGTTTTATCTTGAATACTATATTTTGTTTCAAATTTTATATAACTAGTATAAATTAATGATAATGTTAAACAAAATATAAGAAATATTATAATATTATTATAATCCATCTAATCTAATTTAAATAAAGAAATAAATACTTAACAATCTTCAATAAATTCAAGTTTTTTATTAGTTTCTTCATTTTTATCTTGATATATAATTTCTTGATTATCACTAAAATACTTTAATGTATAATTATTTTTCTTATAATATTTAATACGAGTAAAACCTTTAACAATGAATAATGAAAATTGATCCCATATATCTATACATAATGGAATATATGTTCTTTCACTTGGTTTTTCTCTTAGTATTCTTCCTATTGCTTGTTGAATATCTGATATTGGACTTGCAAATATAACAGTATTTAATGTTGGAATATTCATACCTTCTGCAGCCATTTGATATGTTGCTAAAATTATTTGTTTTTTAGAAGAAATATTTAAAACATCCTGTGATAACCCACCAATATAATATCCAATTGAATAATCTGTATTATCAAATAATTTTTCAAAATATTTTAATTGATTCCTTCTTTCACTTAATATCAATATTTTTCTATTATTTTCATTTTTTAAAATATTTAAAACTAAATTATATATAAATAAAGTTCTTTTTTCATAGTTACATATATTATTAATCATTGCCGCAGAATTTGGTTTACCATTCCATAATAATAAATTATTACAATAATCAATATTTGTATCAAAATATTTATGTAATTCAACATTAACCTCTATTTTTTCATTATTAATATGTTTATAAACAGACTTACCAATATAATTTTCAAATACTCTTCTTAATCCATCTTTTCTATTTAATGTTGCACTTAATCCTAAAATCATTGGAACATTCATATATTTAAATGCTTTGCTAAATACTTCCGCTCCTGTATGATGTACCTCATCTATAATTACAAGTCCAAAGTTTTTAAATATATTAATATCATATTCGCGCATTGCTAAAGATTGAAGTGATGCAATTACAAAATCTTTATTTTCTACATCAACTTTAGATTGTTTAATTTTACCAATTTTAGCATTTGGTACAAATTGTTTTACCGAATCTAAAAATTGCTGATTCAAAAAATCTTTATGAGATACAAACATGGTTTTTTTTTTAAAATAACAAGCAATATATACAGCCATAATAGTTTTACCAAATCCACAAGGTACTGATATAATACCACCCATTTTTAATGGATTCTTTGCTGCTTCAATAAAATTATTAACTGGTTCTTTTTGTTGTTCTCTTAATTCACCATTAAAAATTAAACTAGGACAGTCTTCGCCTTCATTTAATTTATTAATTGAAGGAATACCAAATTTCTGTAAACCATAATATCTTGGAATATATACTCTTTTTTTATTTTCACTATAAATTGCGAATTTTATTTTATCTGGTGTATTGAAATTTTTTGGTATTACTGTTAATTCTTCTTTTAATTCATTTATTATATTTTCATTATTTAATTTTTCAATACCATATCCATATATAGATATAATATTATTCATTATACACTTATCTATATATCATATCTTTTTATATAATAAATTCATTTTTTTTATATAGTTTTTATAGAGAGAAATAATATAAATGATACACAATTTACTTAGAGGTTTTGGTTTAATTGTTTTTATATTAATATTAATAATGGATGATTTTCCATTTTACGAAAAAATGAAGTTAGCACATATACAATTAGTATTTGCTGTTTTAATAACATCGTTATGTATATATGATTATGTTTCTGGATTTATATATGCAATGGTATTAATGTTAATATATTATGAAATATATAGTAAAAAAAAATCAAAAGATATTGTTAATACTAAAATCGATGATAAATATAATATTAATATGAAAAATAAATTGTTTGAAAATTTTATGGAAAAATATGAAACAAATAATCAAAATAAAATTTTAGTAGATTTTATATCAGAAAAATATTTAGATGATGCACAAAATGGATATATATTTAGTAAAGAAAACTTTGATAAAAATAATTTAAATGATTTTGATTACGATGTCCAAGGTATTTCTAATACTGAAAATAATATAAGCGGTATTGATATAAAATTTTCTATTGATAATATTAATTAATTTATATATACTTTGATTTATAAAGAAAATATACTACTGTACCAAAAATAAGAGAATATATATATTTTTCTATATCTATTATTTTTATATATATCGATTCTGGTATAATTTTTTCAAATAAATATATTATTTTAACATTAGTTAAAACATATATTATTACTATTATTGCTAATATTTTTATATATGATTTATTACTATAAAAATTATCATTTGAAGTATTTATATCAGTTAAAGATGAATTTCCTATTAAATTATCCATTTCTTTTTCAAATGTTTTATCTAAATTATTTAATAAATCTGTTTTATTACCATTTGTATTAGGATTTTGTTGCATCATATTAGGATTTTGTTGCATCATATTAGGATTTTGTTGCATCATATTAGGATTTTGTCTCATCATATTAGGATTTTGTTGCATCATATTAGGATTTTGTTGCATCATATTAGGATTTTGTTGTCCCATATTAGGATTTTGTTGCATCATATTAGGATTTTGTTGCATCATATTAGGATTTTGTTGCATCATATTAGGATTTTGTCTCATCATATTAGGATTTTGTTGCATCATATTAGGATTTTGTTGCATCATATTAGGATTTTGTTGTCCTATATTAGGATTTTGTTGCATCATATTAGGATTTTGTTGTCCCATATTAGGATTTTGTTGTCCCATATTAGGATTTTGTTGTCCCATATTAGGATTTTGTTGTCCCATATTAGGATTTTGTTGTCCCATATTAGGATTTTGTTGTCCCATATTAGGATTTTGTCTCATCATATTAGGATTTTGTTGCATCATATTAGGATTTTGTCTCATGATATTAGGATTTTCTTGATTAGTTTTATTTTTAATATTTAAAAATAATTCTTTTATATTTTTATCATTTAGTTCTTCGTTGTTATTTTGTTCTTTATTAATTTTAATATTATTTAATGAAGTTGACATATTATTTTGTGTATTATTACTAGCCATTTATATATAAATAGTTAATATAAATGATATAAATTATTTAACGCAATTCTTTTATTTTTTTAATTTAGCAACACATCTTCCAGAATCGGGATTACATACTTTGCCTTTTTCTTTGCATTCTTTTGTTTTTTTATCAGTGCATTTATCTTCTTTTATATCTTTCTTTACATCATCTTTAATTTCTTCTTTTATATCTTTCTTTACATCATCTTTTATGTCTTCTTCTATATCATCCTTTACATCATCTTTTATGTCTTCTTTTACTTTAATTTGTTTATCAAATTTTTCTTTAACATTTTGTTTTAATTTACCAACACATCTTCCAGAATCGGGATTACATACCTTGCCTTTTTCTTTGCATTCTTTTGTTTTTTTATCAGTACATTTATCTTGTTTTTCTTCATTGCGAATATCATTTAATTCTTTTTTCTCATCATAATTTTGAACTTCTTCTTCTTCAATTTCAAAATCCGTATCATTCTTTTTAATATTTTCATTAATATAATTTTTTATTTTTAATTTATCACTATTATCTTCTTTTTTAGTACTAAATTTTTTAAAATTTTTATTTACTTCTATATTGTAAGTATATATTTCCTCTATAATATCATAATTAAAATTTGTAAATTTTGCCAATTTTTTTATATTAATAATATCATAATTTATTAATAGTTCATCATATATTTCTTTTCGCTGAATATAATAATCATTATATAATTCATCTTGAATAATACGAGGATTATTATAAATAGTATCGTAATACATTTTTTTATCAATTATATCAATATCAATATCATCTTTAATTTTATAATAATCTTCTATCATATTTTTAAAATCATTTATATTTTTTTTTATTTCAATTTCTTTATCTTCATTTATAATATCATATAGTTTAGAACTTATATTATTCAACATTAATCTAATAAATATTTAATATTTTAATTATGTTTCGATTATTTTATTTACTTTTTTTTCTTTTGAATCAGGATTTTCTTTATCTGTTTTTTGTCTTTCAGAACCATCAAACATTACTTTATAAAATTCCGTTAATTTTTCTTCGTCATTCATTTGATCTTCATATATACTTCTTGGTACGTATTTTATAATTGTTTCCTGTTCAGGACAGATTGTCATGTTTTTATAATATGCATGTATAACTAATATAATACCAATAAATAGAAAAAATATTGCAATTGCTTTCATTATTAATATAATAATAGAAAAAATAAATTGAATTTATTCTTTTAAATCTTGTTTTTGTGTCCAAGGATCTTTTTCTGTAAAAACCGTATCAAGTTCAGACATTTTATTTTCAACTTCTGTGATATTTTCATCATCTTCATTAACTTCTTCTAATTTAGAAGAATTTATACTATCTAATTTTCTTTTTTCAAAAATGTCATCCTTAGATTCTTGATTTTTCTTATATTCTTTCATCAATGTATTTAATTGTGTTTCTGAATATTCTTGATTACTTAAATCATCAGGATTTGGTGACCATGGACACCAACAACCAACTTGTCCAATAAAAATATTAAAATTTTTATCTTGTTTTTTTAAAAACTCACTTCTCATTCTAGCTTCCTCAACTGTATCAAAAACCCCTCTTACTTTAATACCTCTCATACTTGTTTGAAAATTATTTTCCTTATGATAAAGTCTTTCTACATCTGATTCATTTACTGATTTAGAAAATTTATATTGAGAATCAAGATCTTCAACATCAAACAAATAATTATGTTCCTTTCTAACATTATCAATTAAATCTGTATTATCAGGATTTACATTTTTTAATCCATTAAATAATGTATCCATATCTTTAGAAAATTTATCTAAAAATGCTTTTACATAATACGATTCTTTATTTTTAATTACATCTTCTGGACTAATAAATGATAATAGACAAAAATTTTGATTTTTTATTTGTTTATCTTCATCTAAATAGTCATGTTCTTTAGTACTAACTAATCCCTCCATCTATAATTATTGATAATTAAAATAATCTTATATAGTTTTAGAAAATGAATATAGATTATGAAGAATTTGTTTTAAGACTGGTAAAAAATATAATTTTAGTTATTATTATAACATTAATAATTTATTTAACACCCGATGATATTGAAAAAATTAAAAAAAGTATATTTATTGCATTGATAATCGTATTTATTACTATAGTATTTGATAATCTAGTACCAATTTTGCCTCAAAATATAAAAAAATATATTAATAGAACATAATAATGTATTTAGGTATATTTATTATAAACTTTATTTTATATATATTAGAAATAACTTATAAAACTATTGAAAAATTTAATGATTATGAAAATAGTTTATATCACACAATAGTAACATCAGCAACAGCAAATGAAAAAAATAACAAAGATATTTTAGTTCCGGATACAAATACTATTAAAATATTTAAAAGTAGTTTTTTATAAATTAGATGGTTCTATTTCGATATTTTCCAAATAAATATTTTTTTCGTATTTAGAATAATTATGTATTATAGTAATCATCTTTCTTACTCTCATTTTAAATAACATTATACTTTTATCTACTCTATTATGTAAATTAAATCCAATAGTATATTTTGATATAATTGGAACATTTAATTTTACCGAATTTAATAACTCTAATATATATTTTTTTGTTTCAATAAATGAAGATATGTATTGAGTTGGATGATATATATTATTTAATATATATATATATATTTTCATTAATTTATCAATATTTAGTATAATATCAATATATAATGTTTTATTAAATTTATTTATAAAATTTATATCAAGAATGATTTGTGTTAATATATCATCTTTTAATAAATATTTAAATTCTTTTGGAATTTTATTAATATTTCCATTTAATGAATTGAAATAACTAATATTAACTAAATTATTATTAATTTTGTCTTTAATTTTTTTCTCTTCATACTGATTCTTTTCTAAATCATTATTAATCTTTAAATAAAATAAATATCCAATTATAAATATAATTATAATAGATATTAAAACATTTGTTTCATAATTTGCAATTATATAAAATATTAATGCTAAAATAAATATATATATGTATAAATAACCATATTTATCATTCATCTTTATTAAATTAAATTATATTTTTATAGTGAAATATCATCAATAAAATAAATAATAAAAGATATAAATATAAAAACTATTCCAGTATATAAAATTCTATTATTGCTAAAAAAAATATCAAATAAAATTTTTCTATATTCATGACTTGAATATCCCTTATGATTGATACTCAAAAAACTACTAAAATCATTTATAATATCTATCATATATTCTATTGTATTTTGATATAATTCAAATATAGTTAGTTGACTGATACTATTATTTGTTTTATTTTCTAACTTTATAGATTTTTTTAATATATTAAATTTATTTTCTATTGTTTTTTCAATATACATATCAATATCTTTAAGTTTACTATCAATAGTAATACTATCTGAATTATTTTCAGTCATCCTTAAAAAATAGTAAGAATTTAAATTATATTCATTAAATCAACATCTGTAATAAACATTCTTCGACAACAATATCTAGTTACTCCTAATGAATCAAGTATCTCTTTTGTATATGTTTTATAGAAATGATTATTATCAACATTATTATCTATTTTATTTTCTTTAATTATTTTTTCTTTTTCATTATTATAATAATCCACTTGATTTGCCGTTACTCTACCACATGTGAAACATCTAATAGGTTGTATCATTATTAATATATCTAATATTATTAAAAGATAATCATTTTTTATATAAAATTTATATCTTTATAAATAAATAGAGTAATGAGTGCTTTTTTAAAAAATAAAATAACCGATTTAGAAACTAGAATAAATAATATGGTAGTTCCTACTAATTCCGAAAGTAATGATGAATTAAAAAATAATTTTACTGAATTAAAAACATCATTACGAACAAATACAGAAAAAATAGAATCGTTTGAAAAAGATTTTTCAACTTTTAAAAATCTAACTAATGATAATACTAAAAATACTAGTTCTAATTTACAAACATTATCAAATAATTTAAATATTATAAATAAAAATATCGAAGATATGAGTTATAAAAAAACAATTGAAACAGTAAATAAAGTTGTTACCGATTTAAAAACTTCTACTGATAATACAGCAAAAAAATTAGAAACTTTAGAGAAAAATGTTAAAACATTAACTGATAGTAATTCTGCTCTTAATAAAAAATTACAAACTTTAGAACAAAAAATAGCTTCTGGAAAACAAGTTTAAGAATATTTTGATTTTAAGTTTTTACATTCTTCAAAAAAATCTTGATCTAATTTATAAATATTAATTACATTATTTAATATTTCATTTGATTTTGAACAATAATTATTATTTTTTTTCATATTAATAATAGATCTATTCAAATATTTTTTTGCATTATTTATATCATTTGACTTATAATATACTAATCCATATATATGATCGATTTCTGGGTTTTCTAAATTTTCTAATGATTTATAAATTTCACTTGCATTTTTAATAATATTATCGTCTATTATATTAAAATTGACTAATTTTGCCAATTCAATATATTGTGAATTTTGTGATAAAAAATTTTTATTTTTTAAGGATGAACCAAAAATTCCAACCTTACTACCTTCTAAAAAAATACATTTATTTAATATTTTACTATCAATATTATCTTTATTATTCTTCAAAAATTTTGTTAATGATACTTTATAATCATATTTAAATATATCTGTATTTTCAAATAATTTATCAGCAGTTTTTTTATTAATAAAATATGAAGACTTACTTATTAATATTTTATCATATTCCTTAAAAGATATTAACTCAATATTTTTATTTTCATTATATATAAAATCGCTTGTTATCAATATATCCAAATTTTCTAAAATATTAATATTTTTGATTAATAATTCAATATTATCTATATAATCTTTACTAATAATAACATCATCCTCCAATATTAAATTATATTCATTATCTTTTACTTTAAGTAGTGCATTTCTTTGTTTTTCTATATTTGAAATTTGATTTGGATTTAATGGAATTATATTACTATTATATTCGCAATTTTCTATTTTATCATAATTTACTCTTTTATTATATTTTTCACTATCACTCAATATATCACTATTATTTGGACTATCAACAATTATAATATTCGCTTTTAAATTATATTTTTCACATAAATTTTTTAAAAAGGTTAATGTACTGTTAATATATTGTGTTCTGTTACTCAATGATTTTGTATATATTACAATAATATTAATTATTTTATTCATTTTATATATTTATTTACTTTTTTTTATATGTATATTAATTTAAAAAAATAATACATTCTAACTTATTAATTTCGCCTTAGTTATATTTGGAAACCACCCCCCTATTGGAAATCGTATACCATGACCTTCTATTTCATATTTATTTCCTTCATCTAATTTATTAAATACTTCTACACTTGTCCAGTGTAATACATATATTGAATTTTTTAATATATATACATTATTATTAGTATCACTTATACTTTGACTTCCTTTTGCATTATTAGAACCATATGTATGTTTCTCGTCAACCACTATAACTTTTTTAAATTTGGTTGAATAAACATAAATAAAATTAAGAATAGTTATAAATATTATTATAATAAATAAACTTTTAAAAGAAAAACTTGGTATATTATTAAAATCAAATAAATTATTTTTTTTCATCTATTAAATACATATAAAAATATTTATATAATTATATAATGAATATGTCATATATATTATCTGAATTATATTACGATTGGTTTAATAATGAAAACTACTGGTTTGATAAAAATTTAAATAATGATATCTATTTAACAAGAAAATATTATAAGTATATCAATAAAATTTATCTTGAAAATAATTTAAAACAAGAATTAATTGGTGCTATAATTTTATTAGACCAAATTCCAAGACATTATAAAAGATTATATGATAATAAATTAAAAGTAAATTATTATTCTGCAAAAGCAACATTATATTCTGAATTAGTAATCAAATTATACGAAAAAGTATTAAATATAGATGAATTATGTTTTATTTATTTACCATATAGACATATATATGATACTGATAAAATTCAATTTATTATTAATAAATTTATTAATATTTATAAATGTGAATCGAATGATGAATATACAAAAAAAAGAGCTAAAAAATATATTTTAAATACTTTAAATAATTTTTATAAATTTGGTAATAATATTTTTATTAGTAAATCATATCAATCTAGTATTTCAAATATTATTAATTTTGATTTAAATATTCTTGAAAATAAATCTATTAATATTAATCATAATGATAATATGTTAATATATAATAATATTTATAATGAAATTTATAATAGTTATGTTAAATTAAAAAATAATTCAACAATTATAGTATCTATATCAGGTGGTGTTGATAGCAATATAGCATTATATATTATAAATAAAATTAATAATAGAAATAAAAATAAAAATATTAAAATTATTCCTATTCATATTAATTATAATAATAGAGATATATCAAATGATGAATTGAATTTTGTTAATTATTATTGTTATCTAAATAATAATAAACTTATTTATAGAACAATTTTTGAAATTAATAGAGATCAATGTTCAAATAGTAATACAATTAGAAATATTTATGAAGACATTACTAAAAAAATTAGATTTGATATGTACGAGTATGGACTGAGATATAGTGAAAATGTATATATATTACTTGGTCATAATAAAGATGATTGTTTTGAAAATATAATTACAAATATATCATCAAGAAAACATTATGATAATCTTACTGGTATGAAAAAATGTACAAATATAGATAAATTAATATTATGGAGACCTATGATTGATATTTATAAAAAAAATATTATTGATTTTGCATATAAATTTAATATTCCTTTCTTAAAAGATAGCACACCTCAATGGTCAATGAGAGGTAAAATAAGAGACAATGTTAAAAAAGAATTAATAAATTTAAAATATAATGATGATATTATAGAAACTTTTTTTGAATTAAAAGATTATTTATCTGAATCAAATGAAATAATTCATAATATAGTTTTAAATAATTTAATAAACAAACTTAATTATTCATATAACAATATATCTACAAATATTAGTGTAATATATAATGAAAATGAAATAAATTGTTTTAATTATTTTAATATATGTTTTTTATTTTTTAAAAAAATCAATATAAAAATTTCTAATAAAACAATTAAAGAATTTATGTGGTTTATTAAAAAAAATAAAAACACTAAAATTTTCATTAACAAGAATGTTTATATTGACAAAAATTTTAGTGTTTTTAATCAATATTTTTTAGATATTTATATTACTGATTAAAATAATCGAATATGACATTATTATTTGAAATATTATTCTTACAATAATTTAAATGTTCACATACATCGAATAAATTATCTATTTTATTAATTTTGTTAATATTTAAATTTAGAAAAACATTTTCATGGTATTTTTCAAGTAAATTATTGAATCTTATTTTGTAATTATTATTTTTTTCTATTTTTTTAAATTGTTTTTTAATTAAACTATCATCGATATTTGAAATAATATTACTAATATCATTACATTTTTTAATATCAATATAATGTTTTAATTTATTATAATTTTCAATCTCACTTTTATTTATATTAGTTTTTTCTTTTTTCTGAATATCAATCTTATAATACTCATTATTATAACATATTATTACATATTTATCATTTTCTTCTAAATTTATAATAGGACCTCCAAAGTATTTTTTGTAATAATCATTTAATACAATATTAAATAAATTAAATAATTCAGTTTCTTTATTATCAAGTGTTTTATATAATTTAGTTATAAATGATTGATATAAAATATTTATTTTTGTTAATTTATATGATATTAATTCACTTTTAATTTCTAATGCTGCTGTTGTCGGTGTTGAATAATTTTTATCTGTAATTCCCGTAATTAATAATTTATCTCCTTTATCATATTCATGTCCAATTGCTGATATAATTGGTTTAGAAGAATTTTTTATTTTTTTAAATAATTCAATATTATCAAATGAATTTGATATTTCATTAGTTGCACCACCACCTCTTATAATTATAATAATATCATTTGATTGCAAACTATCAATTGCTATTATTGTTTCATTTGATGTATTTTCTCCTTCAAGTGATATTTCTATTAAATTAATTTCAATATTTAAATTAAATTGTTTTACAAAATCATTATATCCTTGCGTTTCTTTTTTTGATATTATTCCAATTCTTTTTACTTTATTCCAGTCAATTATTTTTTTATCAATATGTAAATTATACTTAATAATTTCATCTTTCAATAATTTTAATCTCGAATTTTCATTTTCTAATATCAAATTACTTACATTTAATATATATTTATGTCCGTAATAATACTCACAATTCAAATAACCTTCAATTTTGCATAATTTATTTTCATTTTTAATTATTTCATCTGTAGAAATTTTACTTTTACTTGTCCATAATTTACAATCAAATGATATATTATTATTTGTTATTTTAAAACTCATGCCACTTTTTTTCCAAATTTTACATTCTTTTATATCTCCTATTACTGTTAATTTATCAAATTCATTACAAATTAATTTATTTTTTGATAATAAAATACCATTTAAAACTTCTGGAGTATAAATAATATTTTCTTCAAAATAATTATCACTTGAATCACTTAAATCGCTAGAATCATTAATAAAATTCATAATTAAAAATATTAATATAATGATATTCATTTTTTAATTTTCTTTGACATTTATATAATTTCATACTTATATCTCCAAAATTATAATATACTTCTATCTAATTTATTATAATTCTTTGATCTATAATAAAAAAATTTTTTAATTTTTATATATATATATGGTATTATTGCTGATGTAATAATTATTACTTCAATCATTTAATTTTTTTTGTTACTTTTTTCTTAGGTTTTTTTTCTTCTTGAATATCTTCTTTTTTATTTTCTTCTTCTTGAATATCTTCTTCTTTAGTTTCTTCTTCTTTAGTTTCTTCTTTTTTAGTTTCTTCTTTACTTTCTTCTTCTTTACTTTCTTCTTCTTTACTTTCATTATCTTCTTTTTGCTTTCTCCAAAGTTCTCCTATTTTTTTCATTAAATCTTGTCTTGTTAACTCTGGAAATTCTTCCTTCATTTTTTTCATATTTTCGGATACGAAATTATTATACTTTGTAGGAGGTCTTTTTTCCTTTTTAACATTTTTTTTACTATAAACTTCTTTATAAACTGTATTCAAAATAAGACATAATTCATTTTTAGTATATTCTTTGTTAATATCAACTGCTTCATTGAATTTTTCAAGTACTTCCTTTGTATTAGTCATTATTACAATAGTAATAATAAACTATAAAAATATAATCATTTTTTTTTATAATTCTATTTAATTTATATTTAATTAATAGAAGAAGTTGCACTATTTATGTCAATAAGTAATACTGATAATCCATATTTTATAATCGTTGCTGGTCCAACTGCATCTGGAAAATCTACCTTAGTAAATAAAATATCACATTATCTAAATAATAAAGAATTAGATGATAAAAATAAAACAAACTTTATTTCTATAGATAATTTAATTGAAAAAAATCCATATTTCAAAAATGAAATAGAAAAATATTTTAAAAAACAATTTAAAAATGATAAAAACAATATATATAATGAATTTTTATATCCATCAAAAAAAACTATTAATTTTTTTAATAAAGTATATTGGGAATCTAGAAAAAATGTAGATTGTGTAACCGGAAAATCATTACATTTTAAAAATAAAACACTCGTTGAACAAAAATATAAACCGTGTAGTCACTTAATTGCAAATGATATTTTACTTACATTAAAAAAAAGAAAAAATATTATATTTGAAACAACGGGTATTACATTTCCATTTTGGATTTTTAAACAATATCCAAATGATTTGATGAATTATAATTTAATAATAGCATGGTCAGTAGTAGATATATGTGACTTATATAATAGAAATAAATTTAGGACTTTGTCTACTATTAAATCATTTATTGAAACATTTGCAGACAATGCACCAAGATTACCAGATATTAGAAAAAAAAATTATAAAAGAAATTTAATAAATATAATAGATACATACAAAGAATTTGTTAAATATCATGGCAATAGATCATTATCTAAATTAAGACTTTTGTTATTTGATAATAGAGGTAAATCATCAAAAAATTTGTACGATAGTTATATTAATAATGATAAAACAGGATATAATGAAATATTAAAATATAATATTCATAATAATTGTCATGAAAAAAATACAACATTTACATTACCACTATCTAGAAAATCGTCACCATCTAGAAAATCGCCACTATCTACTACATCACCACCTAGTAAATTATCAGTATCTAGTAAATCGTCACCATCTAGAAAATCGCCACTATCTACTACATCACTACCTAGTAAATTATCAGTATCTAGTATATCGTCATCATCTAGAAAATCGCCACTATCTAGTAAATCACCACCTAGTAAATTATCAGTATCTAGTAAATCGTCACCATTTAAAAAATCTTCGCCATCATTACATAGTGAATCTTTTTCTATAAATGAAAAAATAATTCCCAAAGTCACAAAATTTACAAACCCTCGACCATCATTACATAATATGACAACGAGAAGTGAAGTAAAAAAACAATTGTCTATGATAAGAAAATAATCATTAATCAGCTTTTTTCATATTTTCAATATTTATTATTCCTTTTGGACAATTAATATTCATACAATTTGGTTTTACACATTCTTTTCTTAATTTACTTTTACAATATTTATTATCACAATTTGGACATAAACAATCATGTTTTTTTAGAAAAAAATTAGGACATTTTTCATTAATACATTTTTGTAATTTGCATTCTTTTTCACCTTTTAATTTAGCTACATTATAGCATTCATCATTTGTACAATTTGGACAATAACATAATGGAATATTTTCATGATTTTTATAATTATTTTCATGAATCCATATGTTACATATCCATTTATCTCCTTTTTTAATAACTGTCCCGGTATGTTGAGATAATTCATGAAAATCAGAATTATTATAATTGATATTCCTAAATAAAATTGCCATACCTTTTTTAGGTTTGATATGTTTATCGATTTTTGTAAAATATGTACTACCTCCTTCTAAATTATCATTCAAATAAATTAAGAAAGTATATACTCTTTGTCCTGATGCACCATTCATATTAATTTTAGCATCAATATCAGTTGAATTACATGCATCATAATGTGGATTATAATATCCGCCTTTTTCATAATTAACAACTTGTATTTTTTCTTGATTAACTACTGGGAATTTAGTAATAAAAGATGCAATATTTTCTAATTTATCAATTGTTTTTCTTAATTCAATTTCTGTTGTTGAATCTTTATCTAACCATGCTGTTTTACTAATTCTTATATTTGGATCAGCTTCTTTTTTTGTAAACCCATCCTTATAAACTATACTTTCTTTTAAATCTTTTTTGGAATTTTTAATTATACAATTACATTCATCATCGGTTAAAACATCATAATATTTTGTAATTTCATAATCTTTTACTTTTATTTTTTCTTTTTTTAAACTATTTATAAATTTATCTACATTTTGTGAATTATACTTTATTTTATTTGTAAATAAATAAATAATTAAAGCAATAAATGCCAATATTAACAAAATTGCGACAATATTTACATAATTAATATTTGTAATATCAATCATTATTTATATTATTAGTAAATAAAATTATATTATATAAAAAAACTTAAAAAAAAAATGAATAATTAATATAAATAGGAAAAATAAAAATGGAATTTTGCGATAATTGTTCGAATATGTTATATATTTGTAATGATGAAGAAAATAACTTACTTAAATATTGTAAACATTGTGCTTTTGTTAAAAAAGAAGTTGAAAGTAAGTGTATTAAAATAACAGAAACAAAATATTCACAAGATGATTTATTATATTATCAAAATATTAATAAATATCTTCGTCATGACCCTACTTTAAGAAGAATTAGAGATGTTAATATTACATGTAAAAATACTGAATGTGAAATTGAAAAAGATAAACAACAAATTTTATACATAAAATATGATACTAAAAATATGAAATATTTCTATGTATGCGACCATTGTGGATATATATGGCGTGAAAATAATTAAGAATTAAATATTAATATTATAGAAGAATGTTTATTATTACAAATGATATATTAAAAGATGATTCGATATTTTCTAATCCAAATATATATGTTGATTATAATGCTGGATATATATATCAGATATTAAAACAAGAAGAATTAGATAAAATAGAAAATACTTATAATTTATTTACAAATAACAAAGATTTGGTTTTAATAACTACAATTTATATTTTTTTAGTTTTTATAGTAATATTATTTCCAATTATTAGAAGATTTTTCAATAATTCATATAATACACTATTATTTACTACACAAATTTGTAAATTTATTTATATACTCAAAATACTAATTTAAAAAAATATGATTTTATATAAATATTATTTAAATAAATAATATTAGAATGTATTTATTTATAGATACTGAAACAAATGGACTACCAAATATGACAAATATAAGATATGGTGATTATCCTTTGTATACAAATATTAATAAATATGATACTGCGAGAGTTATACAATTAAGTTTTATGTTATGTGATGAAAATTTAAATGAAATAGAAATGCATGATTATATCATTAAAAGAGAAAATTTTGAAATAACTAACTATGAATTTCATAATATTACAAATGAAATATCCGATAATGGTAAAAAATTCGATGATGCTTTTGATATATTACTTGATACATTAAAAAAATGCAAATATATTGTTGCGCATAATATTAATTTTGATATTAATGTTATTAGAAGTGAGTTTCATAGACGAAATAAACTAGACTATATTACAGAAATAAATAAATATGAACAAATTTGTACAGTTAAAAAGTTTAAATTTATTGTGAAAGCAAAAAATAGATATAATAAAATTAAAGACCCTAGTTTAAAAGAATTATATCATTTTGCATTTAATAAAGACATTGAACATGCTCATAATTCTAAATATGATGTTATTAATTTACATATGGCAGTAAAACATTATTTTGACAATGATATAATTAAAGAATTAAAATAAAAAATGATATAAATATTAGATATACTTAAAAATAAATAATGTCAACAATGTCAATTATTAATAATAAACTACCTAAAGTTATTTCTCTTACTGATACTTATAATAAAGTAAACGATAAGAAAATATCTAAACCAATTATGACAAAATATGAATTTAATCAAATTATTTCACAAAGAACTACAATGTTAGCACATGGTGCTATTCCTTTAATAGATGTTAGTAATTTTAAAGTTAAAAGTAATATTGAATTAAGAGAAATTGCTTTAAACGAATTACAACAAGGAAAAATCCCTTTTATTATAAAAAGACCATTGCCGAATAATAAATTTGATTTATATAGAGTTAAAGATCTGGATTTAGTTGCTGTTATTCATATGTTTAGATAATTAAATATTGTACAAGATGTAGCATATAAAAATGTTCCCCATAATGTATCTTTAATAGCAATATTTATTGTATAATTTTCATAAATAGATATACTTGTGAAATTATAAATTCCATATATAAAAAAACCTACTAATCCCGAATAATATAATGATTTTAATATATAATTTATTTTTTTTTCTTTTTTATTAATATAATTACTACTAAATGGTATTGCTAAAAAAAATATACTTGTAAATACTAATATATATGCAATAAGTGCATATGTTATATTTACTTTCATGTCTGTTTTTTGAACTAGTTTAGTAACATTTGCATAATTTTTAGCATTTATCAAATAAATCCAAATAAATTCTGCAATAATAATGTAAAAAATAGTTATAATATATTTTATATAATTTTCCATCTATAATAATAAATGAAATTAAAAAATAAAGACATATGTCTTTGTATATTATATCTTTTGATTTGTTTATTAATTGCTCTTATTATCTATTATACTTATAAAATATTCACAACGAAAAAAAAATATATAGAACCTTTTCAAAATAGTATTGAATATTTAACTTCACAAAAGGTTACTGATTTTTTAAATAGAGATTATGATAGTTATGTTAATAATTTATCAAGATTTGATTTAATTGCAAGAAAAGTTGATACTAATAATGAATATATACAAAAAATATCAAATTGTGCAAAAGATTTTACTGAAACTCAAAAAAATATTATTAATAATTGTTGTGAAAAAGCTGATGAATTTTTAAAACAGTATAATGATTTATTAGATGGGAAAGAAATTGCTAAACTTAATTGGAAATTTGCTTTAACAGATAAACAAAATGGATTTGAATATGAAGATGGTCTCCCACATACAAGAAGTGATATTATATTTTTTAGTGATAAAATGATACCTGAAACTGAAACACCTGATTTAGTTAATACTTTAATACATGAAAAAATTCATGTATATCAAAGACAACATGAAACGGATGTTGATGCTATTTTATCTAATATATCAAATTCTGATAAATTAGATAATTCTGATAAATTAGGATTTCATAAAATAGTTTATTTTAATCCTAAAAAAAGAGCAAATCCTGATTTAAATAAAAATACATATAAAAATCCTAAGAATGAAATAATGCAATGTTATTATAACTCAGATAATCCAAATTCTATACAAGATGTAACATGTTTGCATAATAATAGTATTAATGAACATCCATATGAATTTCTAGCATATACTATTGCAAATAAATATAATGACTATTTAATGAAAAAATATATAAATATATAATTTTTAATATTTATATTATGGAACATATAATAAATCAGGCTCCTGAGAATATATCTGATGATAAAATTATGGAAATTTATATTAAAAATAGTAGTAATGTGATAGATACTTTAGTTGAATTATGGGATATTAAAGAAGAAAAAAAAGAAGTTTCTGAAGAACAACAAAAATGGAATGAAATTAGAGAAACTTGTGATTTGTTTGATAATGAAATGTATAACCAAATTAAAGGCAATCGTGATAAACCAGTTGAAAATAAACCCTTAAATAATATTCCTATAACATCTTGTGATGTACCTGAAGCATCTTGTGATGTACCTGAAGCATCTTGTGATGTACCTGAAGAATGTTGTGAGTGTACTTGTACTTATGATAATGATATAAATGAACAAAGTATAAATTAAAAAAGTACATATTTCTTATTTTTAATAAATTATAAAATTAATTTTTATTTTTTAGTTTTTTTCGTGATATGTACTTTTTTAACTTTTAGTTTTTTAAGTTTATCTTTTTCTTTTGTTTTTGCCTTTTCTTTTTTAAGTTTTTCTTTTGCCTTTGCCTTTTCTTTTTTTATTTTTTTTTTTAATTCATCAATTCGTTTATTATTTTTTTCAATATTATTTTTGTTTTTAGTTTTATTTTTTCTTAACTTTTTATTTAATTCTCTAATCTTTTCTATTTTAACTAAATAAATTACTAATTTAGTAGAACCCCCCCGTCTAAAAGGATGAAAACGAGGAGGAGGATGACAATTATAGTTTTTACTACAGTCATATGGTTTATAATTCTTAAATTTATTTTTTAATTGACTCAACAAGTTTATTATGTCTTCTTCCGCGTTCGAAGATTTATCAAGGCAACAACTTATAAATTCATTAACATACGGAGGTAAAGGAAGTCCACTTTGGCGTGTTCTTTTTGAAAAATAGTATGTTAATGTATCGATCAAATTTATTATTATATATTTGCTATCTTCTTTTCCACAACAAATTAAAACTTCTTTATTTGCTATATATACTTTTTTACCCTTTAGTGAATTATCTGGACATGTTAAATGTAAACCACCATATCTATTATTTTGAGTAAATAAACTAAAATGAAAATATTCAACACTGGTATGAGGATTGCTTATTTTTATAATAATTCTGCCTGATTGTTCTGCACTTGCTGTAATTCCTCGAATTCCAGACTCGTTCAAATCAGTACTAATAAATTGAGCTATATTCAAATCTAATGCATCATATACGGTTGCAATAGCATCTTGATTATTATCATCAAACATTAATAAATCTTTATATTGATCTTTATAAGAAGTAACAGAACTTGCATTTCTTCGCATAGGAGGCATTATTAATTTATTATGTTCTAATAAATAAAAACAATATTTTTACAGTTATATAAGAATAATCATATACAAAAATATATAAATGATACAAAATAATGATAAATACCATATTAATATCAAAACAATACAAGCAACTATCTTTAAACAAGTAATAGATGCTTTAAAAGATATATTAATGGATGTAAATTTAGAAATAGATGAAACAGGAGTTAAAATAATAGCAATGGATAATACGCATGTAGTATTAATTCATTTGAAATTAGAAGCTGATAAATTTGAAGAATATTATTGTGAAAAAAAAAGATATATTGGGGTTAATATGTTAAAATTACATATGTTAATTAAAACAATAGGTACAAATGATTTATTAAATTTATATATAGAAAAAGAAGATGAAAATAAATTAGGAATTAAAATAACAAATAATGAAAAAAATGTAGAAACAAATTATAAATTATCAACAATTGATATTGATGTTTTAGATGTTACAATACCTCCAGCAAATTTCAGTACATCAATAACAATGCCGTCATCATATTTACAAAAAATAATAAGAGATATGCATAATATATCTGATTTTATTGAAATAAGAAACATAGAAAAATCTTTAATATTAAAATGTAAAGGTGATTTTTGCTCTCAAGAAACTATATTAGGAAGTGAAAAATCGCAAAATATAACAATAGAAAAAAATGAAAACGATGAAAATACAGATGAAGATCAAGAGATAATACAGGGTATTTTTAGTTTAAAATATTTATTAATTTTTACAAAATGTACAAATTTATGCCCAACCGTAGAAATATATTTGAAAAATTCTTATCCAATCATACTTCGTTATAGTATTGCTTCATTGGGAGAAATCAAACTTTGTTTAGCACAACAGGATGTTGATGTTAATTAGTTTTATTAGTTAAAACTTCGATATTTTTTTTTTTTAAATAATGTTTTATTCTTTTATTTAAAACCTTGTTAATAAATTCATCGAAAATAGTATAAATAAAAGGAATAATAATATCATTTATAACTTCTTCACCAAGAAAAGCACTAGCTGCAAGAAGTAAACCATTATTAAATTGTATTTTATCATATTTATCATTTAATTCAATATAATTATTATTAATAATATCTTCGTCATTATCTAATTCTGGATCGTCACACGGAATAAATTTTCTTGTATAATTTAAAGCAATATAATCATTATTTTCTACATTTGGATATGCTTTAATATAATAAACGGTGCATTGGTCTGCAAGTAATTTTTTAATATAATTTGGTTTATCAATATAACAAACAAATTTATAAATTAATTGTTTATCACTTTCATAAATAAGTGTTTTTTCTACATTTAATTCAATAATGATATCTTTAATTTTAGGTATAATTGTTTTATCAATATATTCATTAAAAGTAATAAATTTTTTTAAGTCATCAATATTAAATTTTTTAGCAATTAAATACTTATTCGTAGTATCATCTAATTTAGATATGGTATCTTTGTCATTAAAATCAAAAATTTTAGAAATAAATTTAGTAGAATTGAAATATTTTTTAATACTGTTTAAATCTGTTTTCACAAGCATTGGTGTAACATTATACATAATTAAATACTAATAATATACTATTAAATAGTAGTGTTTTTTTATATAGATTTAAATTTTAATAATTTTATTTTCTAAATGAACAATATTGCTAGTAGCTTTTATTTTAAAATCTAATTGATAATCAAATGAACAATTATGATATGTATAAAATAAGTGTTTATTACAATAATAATTATTGCATTTACATTTAGAAGTTAGTATATCTAAAGTTTTCAGTTTTTTATTACAAAAATTACAATATATTTTATTATCCATAATAATAAAATATATTAAAAAAATCAATTTTTATATTAATTTATCTAAATTAGTTTTTAAAGAATTATATATATTTAATACATTAATTCCAGTATATTTATAAATAATGTCATATTTTTTAAGCATAATATATATAATTAAAATAATTATGATAAATGTATATATTAATAACATAAAATCATTTAAATTCATTTTAAACTCTATATTAGGATACGAAAATATATTTAAAAAAATGATAATAAAATATTTATAATATAATTTAAAATGAATTTAAATGAATTAATAACAGAAAATACAAATATAATAGAAATATATTTAAAAAATAATAAAATTATTAATAACAAATTAGATATTACTTTAGAAAAAAATAAAATAGATAAAATATTGAATAAATATAAATTTAAACACGAAGTTAGTTATACACTATATAATAAAAAAAATTTATTATTACTCTATGATATGACTAATGATAGTCAAATAGTATTTGAAAAAAATTTAGAGAATTATAAAGAATTTGATAAATATATAATATTTAGTTATGATGAAAAGAAATTACCACCATATTTGTTCGGATGTGATAATAATATAGATAATAATTGTATATATAAAATAAAAGAATATAAAATAAATAACAGAATTTCAATAATAAATAAAATAGAAAATAATAAAGATTCTATATATATTCATTATAAACATGACAAACATGTAGATTTGGAAAAAAATGAAAATATCATTAATGATATAATTAAAAATATTATATAATTAAAAATATTATATAATTAATATTTAAGAAGATGTATTTAAAAGTTTTAATAATAGTTACAATCTTGATTATATTTATGTTATCAATATATTATGTTGAATATAATAAAACTTTTTTTATCAAAAATGATATAGAAGCATTTTTAATTAATTTAGATTATAGAAAAGATAGATTAGAAAGATTTAAAAGAACATATAATTTAAAAAATATAAAATGTTCATTAGTAAAAGCGGTAGATGCAAAAAAAATAGATATTGAAAAATTAAAAAAGAATAATTTAATTGGCGAATACGGATTAGATACATTAAAAAAGGAAAAAAGAACACATCATCATCAATTTAATACAATGGGAGCAATCGGTTGTTATATGAGTCATATAAAAACATGGCAAAAAATACTTAAAAGTCAATGTAAATATGGTTTAATATTTGAAGATGATATAGAATTTAATAATAATATGACAGAGAATATAATATGTAATTATATTTCAAAATTGCCAAATGATTGGGATATATTATTATTAAGTAAAAATAGAGTAACAATGTATAATGTAAAAGATAATTTATATAAAATAAAAAAATTCATATGTCTTCATTCATATATTATAAATAAAAAATCTATTCCAAAGATCATACAAAATATAACACCAATTAATCAACAAATCGATTTCAAATTATCGTGTTTAGCAAATCAAAATATAATAAATGTTTACTTATTTAATGATTTAAATAACGAATTATTTTATAAACAATATGCATCAAATACAAATATACAAACATCAACAATTAGAGGTGCAAGTTGGGATTTAAATTGTAATATTTAATTTAATTATATAAAAAATATATAATTAAAAGTTATATAATGCAAGAAAATAAATATTTAGAAATAATATTTAAAGAAAATCTATTAAAAATAGATTCACATAATTATAAAGAATACAGATATACATTTAGTGAATTTGTAAAATTATTAGATAAATATATATTTAAAACCCCTTCATTTCAATCTGTTTTAAATGATGATAAAATTAATGAAATGATATTTTCTTACAAAAATAATCCAGAATTTTTCAATTTTAAGAACAAAATAGTATTATGTTATATACCATCAAACGAAAATAATATATATATAATGGACGGACAACATAGAATTGAAATGATAAGAGGATTAAATGAGTTAAATTACGATGATTATATCAATATATGTTGTTATATAATAAATGATGAAGAAAAAATAAAATTATTATATGATGAATTGAATAAAGATTCGTATAAAAATATGAATTATGTTTTTTTAGATGATTTTAGTAAAGATTTACATAATAAATTTGTTGATTATTTAAAAATAAATTATAGTTTTTATTTTGAAAAAAGACAAAAAAAGGAAGCATATAAAAAAACAATAACCGAATTTTTAAATGAAATAGAAGAAACAAATTATTTATTAAAATTTGATAGTTTTACAAAAATGAAAGAAGATTTTGAAAATGCAAATTTTACATATAATTATTTAATTAAATACAAAGTTTTGTTTTCAAATAATGATAAAATATTTTATAAAGAAGAGCATAATAGTGTTAATAACGGTATAGTATTTACTTTGAAAAACAATAATTTTATAGATTATTTATTAAATAGAAATACAATTCCTCATCATAAATTTAAAAAAGAGAAAAAAAGAATTACAAAAAAATTAAAAAAAGAGGTTTGGATAAAAGAATATGGTGAGAAAAAGGAAGGCAAATGTCCATATAAAAATTGTAAAAATAATATATATGAGAAAGATTATAGTTGTGGTCATGTAATTTCAGAATATAATGGTGGTGAAACCACTATAAATAATTTACGACCGATGTGTTATGGATGTAATAATAAATTAGGAAAAAGAAACTGGGTATAATAAAAAATGATTTAATTAAGAATTCTTAAAAATAAAATGGAAGAATTTATAAAAGATATAACAAAATTATTTATGATAAATAATTGTTGTTATCATAATAATGAAGATGAAAAAAAAAATATTATAATTAAAGAAAATGATAGTAAATGGAAAAATTATAGAGGATTGATAGGTATTCATAGTAATGAAATAAATAAAATATACAAAGATTTAGAATATAATATGGAATTTAAAAAAGATAATAATCCTAAAACACCACGAAGAGTTCCTGTTTAATCTTTAATAATAACTTTATTATTAAATGTAACACATTTTTTATTTTTTTTACATATTTCATAATTAAATGTAATATCTTCTAATTCACAATCTAAATCATTAACAGTATTTTCATCAATTTCATAATATTGATTATCGATCTTGAATTTATTATCCTTCATTAATTCATATAAATATTCCTCATCAAGTAATACTTCAGAATCTCCTGTACCACAAGGTGCTAATTGACCAAGCATAACATTTGCAGATACACCATTTACATTATCATATTCTGCAAATATACTTGCATTAATCAACATATCAGTTGTTTCTTCAAAACTTGATTTGGCAAGAGGTCCAATATCACCCCTATTAATACCATGTCTATCAATAGACATTAATTGTCCTTTATAAGTCATTGTATCAATTAATAGAGATAAGTGTCTATAATTCATAGCATCTTCACTAGTTACATAAATTAATTCATGATATAATGCTGTACGAGCGGCTTCAATACCTAATGTGTCATAAATTTCTCTAATATCATTTGATATAGTTCTAGTACTATCAGTATTAGGATTTGATAATATTTCAATTAAATTTGTACCATCAGTATCTAATACCCATTCAACAATATTATCAAATTTATTTGTATCATAATTATATTTAGTATATTTCTTTTTATTTAATGATACTTTTTTAATACCTTTATAACCTTTTAATAATACTTGATGTACTATATTATGTTCTAATGCTTTAATTGCAGCCAATTGATCATTTAAATCAATATCTTTGATTACTTGATCAATTATTTTAATTCGGAAAATACATTCCTCAGCATTATCATCGCTATAAATTGCTTCAATTGTTTTTTCATATGTTGTATTAAGTTTAGTATATATATCAATCATTCTCAAACCATGTTGTTTTAATTTTTCTTTATCAAATTTCATTCTAATAATCCATGGAGAAGTTGATGTTAATTGATTAATAAATTCAAATTCTTTATAAACATTTAATAGACCTTTATCTTGTTTAATATTTGTCGAATATTGATTATCGCTTTTATCCCAATATATTTCACTAGAATCTAAAATATCATATAATTTTGTAATTTCAATTGAATTTTTAATATTCATTGCTGATATTTTAGTTTTTCCAATATTAATATCATCATTATCTAAACCTTCTTCATTAATTACAGGATTAGATGTTTTAGCAATATCATTCTTCATATAAATTAATAATGTAGGTGTTTTGGTTTTTTTTGTTGCACTTAAGATTTCTTTTAATCTAGGAACACCACTGGTTGCTTTCACTGCAGCTGCAGTACCAGAAACATGAAATGAATCTAATGTCATTTGTGTACCCATTTCACCAATAGTTTGTGCTGCAACAATACCAACCATTTCACCAGGTTGAGCAATTGCTTCATTAAAATATTGTATAATTTGTGAAACAATATTATCAAATATATCTTTTGTAAAATGATAAGTCATAATTAATTTTTTAGGATTTAAATGATATCTTAATAAAATTCCTAAAAATTTAGTACCTTGTTCACTATTTTTAATATATAATGTATCAATTAATTTTTCAATATTTTCAAGAATATATAGTGGTTTTAAATCACTCTTAATTGATTTAACCTTAATTGATTTTAATTTTTTATCAGCATTATTAATAATTCTATCAAATGGTATGGGATAATTAATAGACTTATTTTTAGTATAATTGAAAATATATTTTATTAAATAATCTCTATCATCAAGAATATTATTATAATGTTCAGTACATTTTGTATATGTATTTGCTAATACTTCTTTATTTGATTTTGTTGTTAAATAAGTAGATAATTTATCATTTTTACGCAAATGAAATATATTTTCAATAATTAATGGATCCATATCTATATAAGAAATAAATTGATTTTCAATTTTACATCCATCCATACCATCTTCTCCATATATAAATTGTATAATAGAACCACTTGCATTTCTAACAGTATTATCATAATAAACTTTAGCATCCTCCATTGCTTTAACTAACCGTCTTTGAATATAACCTGTTTCAGAAGTTTTTACAGCAGTATCAATCAAACCTTCTCTACCACCCATAGCATGAAAGAATACTTCTTGTGGTGTTAATCCAGAAATGAAACTATTTTCAACAAATCCTCTTGCTTCAGGACCATCGTCATATTTTGTGTAATGTGGTAATGTTCTATCAGTAAAACCATATGAAATTCTTTTACCATCAACATTTTGTTGACCAACACAAGCAATAATTTGAGCAATATTTGTTTCTTTACCTTTTGAACCTGATTTAACCATATTAATCATTCTATTAGTCTTTTCATCAATTTGACTTAATCCTATTTTACCAACTTGATTGGTTGTTTCATTTAAAATACCAATTAATTCTCTTTCAATAAAATCTTCATTATTGAAAATACTATTATTTTCAATAAAACCTCTACGAGTATTATCTAATTTAGTATATGCTTTTTCTTTCATTTCTTTAATTTTCATTTTTAAATTCATTTCAGTTTCTTTATCTGTTACTAAATCACTAATTCCAACACTAAAACCAGCAGTTAATAACCATCTACAAATTAATCTTTGTGTATTATCAAGAAACTTTTGAGTTTCAAATGGTCCATAATCATGATAGATAATAGGAATTAAACCTGATGATTTACTATGAAATATACTTTTATCTAATGAATCTGATTCTTCTAAATATTTACTATTAGTAATAGTTACTTTTTTTTCAGCTTTATTTTTTCTATCAATATTTAATCCAGGTGGTAAAATGTATGAATAAGTTTGTTTTCCAGTGTAATTATAATTTTTATCACATTTTTCTAATACACCTGTAAAATTACTATTAATCATTTGTAAATTTGCTAGTGTTTTATCCTTAATTTTGATATTATCCTTTGTTAATCGAAATGAACCAAGAAGAGTATCTTGTACAATTTCAATAATTGGTTTTCCATCTCTTGGTGCAATAATCATATAAGGTACTGCAGCAATATCTTTTAATTCAGACATTGTTTCAATACTTTGCGGACAATGTAAATTCATTTCATCACCATCAAAATCTGCATTATACGGTGGTGTATCTAAAACATTTAATCTAAATGTTTGATAAGGCATGATAATTACTTTATGACACATCATAGACATTTTATGAAGAGATGGTTGACGATTAAATAAAATATAATCACCATCTCTTAAATGTCTGTGAACAACATCTCCATATTTTAATTCATCAATAATTTTTTCAATATTTGCATTTTTTAAATTAATTGTAGTAATTGTATCATTATTTTTTTTAACTAATTTTGCTCCTGGCCAAACATCTGGTCCATTTTCAATTAATTTTTTCATTTCTTCAATATTATATTGATTAACAATTTCAGGAAATGTTATATTTACTGCAATTTTAATCGGAACACCTAATTCATCAATACTAATATAAGGGTCGGGTGTAATAACAGAACGTGAAGATTGATCAACCCGTTTTCCATTTAAATTACCTCTTATTCTACCTTCCTTCTTTTTCATTCTATCAGAAACTGATTTCAATTTTCTCCCATTTCGTTGTTGTGAAGGAGCGAGACCTGGAATTTGATTATCAATAAATGTAAATACATGATATTGTAATACCATTGTAATTAATTTAATTGTTTCTTCTGATGTTCCTTTTGCAATCTTATCATAAATATTATTATTGATTTTTATAATTTCACTTAATTTATGTGTTAAATCATCTTCTCTTCTTTGACCATTTTCTTCGATAATACTTGGTCTTACTGATGGTGGTGGAACAGGTAATACAGTACAAATCATCCATTCCGGTCTATTCCATATAGGATTAAAACCCATTAATTCCATATCGCTATCAGTAATTTTTTGAAATATCTTTAATACATCTTCTGCGGTGAATTCTAATAGAATATCTTCTTCTTTTTCTTCATCATCTGTTTTTTTTTTATTTTTCCATTCTGCAATAATTTTCATCGAACCTTCTTTGGTATATTTACTGGGTTGTTTAGTTGAACATCCGCATGTACCATCATCGCCACAAAACTTGAATTTTGTATTTGAAATATTTTTATTGCATAACTTCGAATAAGTATCCCATCTTTTTTGATTATTTTTAATTTGTAATATTTTTTTGATATCATTTCTGATATTTTCGTCTGTAGTATTTTCGGATATTAGTAATTTTGAACATTTATAACAAATACATTTTAATATTTTTCTTGTAATATCGAAAAACATTGCATGAAAAACGGGTTTTGCTAACTTAATATGTCCAAAATGACCGGGGCAAAATACATTTTTTTGTTCACATGTTGCACATAATCTATTATGTTCTAATACTCCAAGACGAGAATCAAATAAACCACCAATGATTGGTTCACTACCGGCATAAGTGTCCGTTTTAGTAATTTCAACAACAGACCTTTTCAAAATTTCATCAGGACCAAGAACACTGAATTGAATACCTTTCACATTTTGAATATCAATTTTCTGATTAGTGTAGTTTAATTCAGGATATATCGACATTTATTTATTAGTTTCTTATATATTAGTTACTTTTAAATATAAAAATTTAAAATAATCATTTTTTTTATTATATAAAATATTAATTATTTATAGAGTTAATAATTAATGATAAACATTAATTCAATAGATAGTTCTATAAATCATTTGAATAATTTATTAAATAAAGATTATGTTAATACTACTGAACTAAATACAACAGATTATCTAAAAGATAACTATTATATACATATTGGATATTATTATGAAAAAGAATTATTCGAAGAATTAATTCATAAATATTACGATAAAAATGAAAATATTTTTAGTTATCAAGAAATTGATTCATATGTAATAAATAATAGTATATCATATTATAATAAGTTTTATATTGACAATCCACATAACGATTATTTCTTAAAAGATATAAAAGTAGTCGACAATACTGATTTATCTAAAAATAATGTATGTGATTTAAATATATCAAAATTACTTAATAAGAAATATAATTTTTATTTATTTAAACTTGAATTTATTAGAAATTTATACTATTATATATCAACTAAAGATTATATTGATAAATATGAATATGAAAATAATTTATATTATTTTGAAATACCAACAAAATATTTTATTTCTCATAGAAACAATATTGTTAAAAATAGTTATAATAATTTTGTAAAATTTAAAGTTAAAGTTTATAACAAAAAATTAAATATTATATTTGAAACTAATAATAATATCACAAATAATTTAATTGAAACAATAAAACCTATTTTAAATTATCATATTAATTTAATTACTAACGATACAATATTAAAACTAGGTAATTTGAATAAATATGAAAAAATTAAAAAATATGCTGAAGAAATAGAAAAAAAATATGATAATATAAGATTTGAATCAAATATTAAAATATTACAATATTTACACTATAAAACTCAAAGTATATATACCGAAAAATTTATAAGTAATTACTTAAATATTATAATAACTAATTATAAATCTTTTGATTCTATTAAAAAAGAGAATATTACAACATTTGATACAAATAATGATAATGATAATGATAATACTTTAAATGATATTGTAATTAGTGATCCCAATGAAAAATTTGAAGACGATAAAGAAATTAATATTATAAATAATAATAAAGAGGATGATAATAATAAAATTGACAAAAATATTATAAAAGATAATAATAGTGATATATTATTCGATGATATTAATGAAAAAAATACTACATTTGATAAAGAAAAAAAATTAAATACTTATAAAAATATTATTTTATCCTTAATAATATTTTTATCTATATTATCACTAATTATTGTAACATATTTAATTATTAAAATACTATATAATGATTTTAATTTAATTGATTTCATATTATCATTTGTTATAACTATTTTAATAATTACGATTTTAATGTTAATAATTTTATATAGTAGTGATGAATATTTAAAAAAATTTTTTTTTTTGAATAAAGAACATTTCACACAAGATACACAATTTAGCAGATCACAATTAAATGCTGTATTTGATTTATTTGATAAAGTAAATGATATTCCTCCTACAGAAGTATTAGAACCAAGAAGTATTGAAACAGAACAAACAAATGAAACAGAAAATATTGAAACAACAGAAAATATAGAAACAAAAATAAATGATGAATTACAACAAAGTTTTGAAAATATTAAAATTACTCAATTAAATATAAATGATACCAAAGAGGAATTAATTGATTTAACTATAGATTCTGAAGATTTTAATAACAAAATAGAATATGAAACAATGAGATTTCAGAATCTTGAAGATAGTAATAAATATAATGAAGAGGAATTAAAGGGAAAACAATATAATTCAATTAAACAAGAAAGTGATATAACACAAAAAAAAAACCTTATTGAAGATTTGAGAAAGGAAAGAGAAGTTATAAATGAAAATTTTACTAATTATATCAAAAATGCTAATATGTTAGAAGAAGATTATAAAAATACAATTACAGATATTGATCAAAAACTTAAAAATATGGATTCTTTTAATAAATATAAATATATTGATATTGAAAATTTATTAGATACAACCAATTATCAATTTGGTAGTGAAATTAAAGATATAACAAATAATCATAATACTACAAATCAAGAAGATGATAAATATATGTCTTATAACGAAGAAGAAATCACCAAATACAATTATATAAATGATATAGATGATTTAAATCAAGTAATAAAAGGTTATAAATTAGAAAAATATATTCAAATTAAAGATAATTTACTAGATATAAATATAGATATTCAAAAATTAAATCAGCAAACATTGGATGAAATAAGAAATGCTAATTTAACAAACCAAATGGATATTGTTATGGAAAAATTAGAAACAACAAAAAAATTAATAGAATTGAGTAAAATGATTGCAGCCATTAATATGAATAAAAAAATAAATATACAAATTGAAATTGAAAGCGAAGAAGATAAATTAAATAATTCAATAAGTGAATATAGAAATAATTATGAAGATATCGTTGCATTAAAAAATAATATTAATAGTGATAATGAACTTAAAAATAAAATCAAAAATGATATTGATTTATATGTAAAAAGTATTGAAACCATATCAACTAATATGTTAAAATTAAATAAAAAAATTGAATACGATGAAAAAAAGAGAACAGATTATACTAAATATTATGATTATACTTTCGATAAATTAAAACAAATTAATATGGATAAAATAGAAAAAGATTTATTACAAAAAGAAAAAATTAAAAATTTAGAATTATATGAAATGAATAATTTGGAACTTTTTGATAGCAAAATAGGTATGGAAATAGTAAATAATAAATATAAAATAAATACAGATAATAAAGAATTATTTAAAATTAAAGAATATAAATTAGAAATAGATAATAAATATAAAAATATAAAATTTAATTATGAAAAACAAATAGAATATTTTACTAAATTACAAAAAGAAAATGTTAAAGACGAGTTATTCAGAATGAAAATTGAAACAAAAAAAACAACGATAGATAGTAGCAATAAAATAAATGAAGAACATCGTATAAAATATAAAACTGAAATTAAAAATTTTAATGAAATATTAGAAAAAGATATTAATACTCAAAAAAATACTAAAAAAAATCTACTAATATTGAAAAATAGTTTAGAAACTAAAAATCAAAATAAAAGACAATTAGTATTAAATATCGAAGAATTAAAATATATAGATACTGATGAAAATAGTGATAAATATAAGAATGAAATTTTCAATTTAGAAAAATTAAATTTAGAAATATATAATTATACAATGGAATTTAATAAATTTGATTTAAAAAATGAACAACTAATTGAAAAAATAAGAAATAATAAAATAGAAATAGAAAAAATAGAAAATAGAAATCGGAAAAGTAACAAATTGTATAATAATATGATTAATAATAATAAAAAAGAGTATGAATTATTAGTGATTCAAGAAAATTTTAATTTAAGAAAAAGAAATTTATTACTTATTGAAGTAAGTAAAATAATAAAAGAAATTAATGATGATAAAGAAAATATTATATTGATCATGAATAAAAAAGTAGAACTTATTAAAAAATTTAATGATAATTTCAAAAATAATTATGATATATTATTAACTGATAAAACAATATTAGAAAAACAGAAAAATAATAATAATAAAAATCTAGAAAATATTTTAGAACAAACATGTTTATTATTTAATAAAGTTGATAATAATATTACAATAAAATGCGACAAAAAAAATATTGAAGAAATAAACTTAAAAATCAATGAATTATTAGAAAGTGACTTAATTAAAGATGATATTCTTAAAACTAAATTAATTAATATTAAAACTAACAATACATTGATTAATGAGAATGCAGTTTATATTACAATGTTAATATTTAAATATGAATTAGATATTAATACAAATATAATTAAAAATATTGTAAACGAAATAGATGTTAATGATTTAGAAATTAATTTAAATAATTCTAAAATAGATAAATTAGAATTTAACATATTATATAAGAATGTTTTTAAAGCTACATTGGATAATGAGAACAAAAGAATCAAAAAAGTAATAAAAAATTTATTAGATAAAAGATTAGAATATAAAAAAGAGTATCAAAATACCGAAGATATACTAGATAATTATAATATAAAAAAAAAATTAGAAAATGAAATAAATAATATAAGTAAAAATATAGATTATAATAAAAAAAAAGAAGAAGATTTTACAAAACATATTACAAATGTTATGAACGAAATAAATAAATTAAATAAACAATTTTTAAAGATAAAAGATGAATTAAATTATGATACAAAAAAAATTGTTGATAAAAAATTTCAAAAAATTGAATTATTGACAAATAAATTTTCTGAATATTATACATTAATATCTAAATTTGTTGAATTTAAAGATAAATATAAAAATATCAATTTATCAAAATATATTTTTATACCAATTATTCTTGATGATACAAATAAAAAACAAATATATAATTTATTCAATGATAATGAAAAAGAATTCAAAAAATATATTAGTAACGACGCAAGATATCAAAATTTGAAAAATATGGTAGATAATATTACAAATATTGTTGTAATTGATAAAGATAATGCAATACAATATGCTAAAGTAGTAATGAAATTTAATTTAAATTATAATATGTTTGATAATAAAGAATTTAATATTACTCAATTTAAAATAGATATTATAGATACATTAAGTTCAACATTAATGATTGATAAAAAATTTATAAATATAATATCAATTAGCAATAATGAAAATATTTTATTAAATGTTAATATTGAAATAAATGAAAAATATACTTCACAACAAGAAATTGTAGATTTTTTGAAAAAACAAGTATCTAATAAAAATTCGGAACTTAAGAAGAATAAATATGGAAAAAATATTATAGAAATTATAAGTAATATTAAAGAAATTGAAAATTCTATTTTAAGTAAAACTGAATCTTGTGACGGGAATATAACAATGCCTAATTATATATCAGACATAAAAATAGAAGGAGACTATTTTGATGATATATTTAAATATTGTAATGTAGAAATACAAAAGAATGTATTATTATTGTATTTACCACTAATTACAAAAGATAGTGCATTAGATAATACATTATTAGATTATTCTATATATGGAAGAGAAGTTTATGAAGCAATGTGTAATGACGCATCTATAAGAAAAATATACAAAAATTATATTGAATTAGATAAAACTTTATTAAAAATTGATAATATTAATTTAATAGACAGACAGGAATATAGTATATCATTTATATCAAAATTAAATGAAACTAATCCCAATAAACAACATATATTATTTTCAAATGGACAAATATATCAAACATTTAATTTAACTTTGAATGAAAATAATGTAAATAAAATAAATTGGGAGTCTTATTATAATAATGAAAAACAAACATTTTATAATAATAATTTACTAACAATTGGATTTATGAATAAACATTTATATATTAATTTACCATGTTCAAATAATAAAGATTTTACTAGAATTACAGATGTTAATAGTGATAAGTTATATGTTAATGATAACGAATGGTGTCATTGGATAATAACTAAAAAAAATAATAAAATTAATATATATAAAAATTTAAATAAGGTTTTTGAACAAAATTTACAAGAAAATAGTATTGATAAAAATAGTTGTGATACTAATAGTAGTAAATATGATAAAAAAACATTATATATTGGTGGAGTAAAAACAGACTTAGATAGTAATACAACAATTTTAAATGATTTGGTATGTTATAAAGGAGGTTTAAAAGATTTTAGAATATATGAAATTGAACTAACATATGATGATATAAGTAAAATATTTATAAATAATTGTAATACTGAAACTAATAACACTAATATGATTGATAGAACATTTACTGAAAATCCGGAATTATCAGTAAATAGTTATATTGTAAATAGTGAATCATCATATACTGGAGCATTAACAACTGATACAGAAAATAAAGAAAGTAGTGAAAGAGATGAAAGAAATGAAGGAAATGTAAATGAAAAAATAGAATACAAAATATTAAATACTTATGATACAAACGTATTCCAAGAATGCAATATGTTTACTGGTAATTTTACTTATGTAAAATCAAAAGACATATTTGAATGTATACAAGACAATATGCCTTGTTTTGATAAAGATGACATTCCTTATTATCATGATGATAGTAATACAAAATATTGTATTAACGATAAAAAAACGAAATATAGTGATTATGAATTTAAAAACACTATAAATAAACAACTATTCGATGAAATATATAGTAAATATGATGGAAATGGTTATAATGTAACTAATAATTTTGGTTGTGATTCTTTAGAAAAAAATATATATAATATGACAGATAATGAATGGCAATGTATGCAAAATAATAACGAATTTCAATGTCATGATAAGGATTATAATTATCAATTACCTATTAAAAAACACAATGGTGATTATGATTGTGTAAGTAAAATTGATACAGGAAATTATTATGATAGTACAACATTATATAATCAATTAAAAAATAAATTAGCTGATAATATAGTTTAATTAGAAATTAATAAATTTTTTTTATTTAAAATATAAATAAATTATAGAGTATAATTTATATTTATGAATGACTTTAATTTAACAGAGGAACATATTAAAATTGAAGATTTCAAAGAAAATATATCTATTGAAAATTTAAATAATTTTATTAAAAATAACAAATTATTTATAAACTTACATAATCTTGAATTTAACGAATTAAATAAAGAAATATTCAATAAATATATTGAACTTTTTATACATGAAGGAAATATTGATAATACTTATTTTATGCAATTAGAAAATTATATAAATTATTTTGATGAAAATAGTTTAGAATCAATTGGTAATATAAATGAAATCGATAGTTCTTTTTATGCTAAAAATAAAATTAAAGAATATCTATTTATGGTTAATTTTCTTTCTGATTTTTATAAATCTATATATAAACAAAAAAAAGAATATAATAAAAATGTTATTGATACTAAAACAATAAATATTAAATTAAAAAAAACATTTACAAGTGAAGAAAACATTGTATCTATATTTTCTTTAAATAAAATAGAATATATTCCAATAGAATTACTTTTTCGAAATGAAAGTACATCTCTCACATATAATAATGCAATAATAAAATACATAAAAATTAATGATTTAGAAAAAACTTCATTAAATGTAAATGAAAAAAAAGACTATACTGAAAGTTTTGTTAAATTATTTAATAAAATTAAATTTAAAAATATTAATGATTTAAATAAAAATATAGATTATTATTACGGTGTATTACAATCATATAAATATAAATATTATGAGATATTATTAAATTATAATACAATACAATTGTATTATGTTTATATTAAAATAAATGGACAAAATGAAAATACTAATTTAGTTAAATATCAAGAAATATTTAAATTATTAGAAATTTTTAATAGCGTTTTATTAAACAATGAATTAAAATTTAATCAACTTAATGTGATAATGAATACAGTTGATAAATTAGATTCAAAAGCTGAATCAGAAAAAATCGAAGATGCAAAATATTCAATGAATAAATTAAAACAGATTAATTATAATTTACTTCAAAATCAAGATTATATTAGAAATAATTATAAACAAGTTGAAGTAGCACAAAAAGATATAAATACAAATACAAATAAAATAATAGTAATTTCTGTATTATTAGCATTAACATTTATTACATACGCAATAAGTATTAATTATTATAGTTTAGATACTTCAAAAATATTATCAGTAATAATAATTTCTATTATAGTTATTGTAATATTAGTAAATAATTATATTATCACAAATAAAACTTATGAAAATTTTGAATTTGTAGAAGAAACAACAGACACAGAAGATGAAACAACAGATGAATTAATTAAAATATTAGAAAGTGATACAGGTTCTTTGACTGATGCTTATGAAAAAATGGCAGCATTACAAAGAGATAAAACTAATATTGGAAATACTGAATATGTAGAGTTAGAACAAGGAGATGATTTATCACAGGGAATCTTTGGACAAAATATTGATGCAAGGATACTTGGAAATCAAATGAGTGAACAGCGAAACAGAACAAGACATGAAACTATACAAAAAGCATATGATAGATATATTTCAGATGGATTATCTGAAGGTCAAGCACTTGGTGCTAATATAACAGAACTTCAAACTGAATTAGCAAGATTGAATAGGGAATATGCAGATCTCCAAAGAAAAGAGCAACAATTAATTGGTATTAAAACTAAAATGGAGGATAGTCTTGGTATTGCTACCAGAAAAGTAGAAACAGCAGAAACACAAATATTGGATAAAATGAATACAATTGATGATATGAGCACATTGTTGGACGAATATCAGAATATGAATAATGATTTGAATGTATTAATACTTCAAAAAGAAAAAATCAAAGACTTAAAACTAAAAAAAATAGATGAAATAAATAAATTTAATATAGAATTACTAAAAAAAATAGAAGAAAAATCAAATGATTCAAATAAAAATGAGCAAGAAATAGGTCAGTTAGATACAGTATTAAGTTATTTGATTTTTGATATAGATCAATTAACTAAAGAAAAAGTAAATTTTGAAAATAAAACAACTACAGAAGAATATTTAATAATAAATTTAGACTTGGAAATTAAAACTCAAATGGCGAGGTATAGTAAAGTTGCTAATAAAGTCACTATTCAAATGGCAAAAATTGCTAACTTAAAAGAAATGATTGAGAATGAAGATATGGCTGTACAAAAAGTAGCTAAAAAATTAATTGAGTTAGAAAATAAAAATAAAATAAGAGCACAACAAAGTGAAAGTATGGCAATACAAGCAACAGAAGAAGCACAAATAGCATTTAAAATATTAAAACAAAAAATAGAGAAAATAAAATATGAAATAGCAAACAGACCAGAACCAATAAAATATAAATTAAAATTAAATTTAAATTTTGGTATTGCAGGTGAAGAAAATACATCTAAAAGATATAATTTTAAAAATGAAATATTACTTGAATTATCAAAATTATTACTTATTCCATTAAATAGATTTAAAATAGATAATATAGAAGAAGGAAGTATTAATGTATTTTTAGTATTTTACCCATCAAGAACTTATGACAGTAGAGATTTATCAAATGAACAATTAATATCAAAATTAGAAGAAATATTAACTAGTGAAGAAGTTAATAATAAATTATTAAATACAAAATATCTTAAGTTTACGATGGAAATTTCAAAATTAGATGATTCACTTAATGTTATTGAAGGTACTACAAAGTTATTAAATACATCAAAATATTTAAATACTGATAATATCATAAGTAAAATAAATAATATTTTTAATAAAAATTCAGTAATAATAAAAAATATAGAAAATACTATAACACAATTAGAAAATGAAAAAAGAAATCCAAATACATATTATAATGAAATAAATCCAAAATTAAATTTAGAAGTTAAAAAATATACAGAAAAAGATTTAAAAATAAATAATAATCAAAATATTATAAATTCAAAAACAGATATATTGGTTCACGATTATATAAATTCAGATTATATTTATAAATATTTGTCTTATATTACTTTATTATTTGCATTGGTATTTTTATCATATTCGTATTTAAATAATTATATGTTTGTTATTTATATTCTAGCAGTGATAATATTCTTATTAATATTATTAAATTTATATCTAGATATATATAAAAATGTAAGAAGAAAATCTAAAAAACAATATTGGACTAAACCTAATAAAATATAATTTAATATATTTTTTTTTTACTATTAATTAGAGATTAAAAAAATGTCATATACTGGCTATGAGGATTTCTTATTGATAAATAATGAAATAAATATAGATAATATGATAATGTTATTTAAAAAAAAAGATATATTGACTGATCTTAATTGTAATAATAATAGCATACCATATATAGATAATTTATTATCAAAAGAAAGTCTTGATATCACTATAAATAATCAATTAAAAGATAAAATAGTATATTATATTGATAATTTTGATGTTTATAAAAAATCTGGAGAACCAATGATTGATATTGACTTTTCATTTTATGCAAATGAAAATATAAAAAAATATATGTTTTTTTATGATTTTATGTCTGAATACTATAGAAATTTAGCAAATTTAAAAAAAATTAAATATTCAATAGATAATAAAAGTTTATATTCAAATGAATTTGAAATGAAAGTAAGATATATTATTAAAAAAACTATTGACAATCGGGATTATATTATCAATATTAATAATACTAATAGAGAATTGGATTATTATGTTGTAAAATTAAAATTAGATACAGATGATGATATAACTAATTTAGATGAATTATCACAACCAAATGGTAAATATAAAAATTTAAGTATTGATAGTAATTATATAGATTCATTTAAATCACTATTTGATAAAATAATAAAAGATAAATATTATTTTGAAATTGATAAAGAAAAATCAGATTATTATTCCCTGTTATCATTATCTTATAAATATAAATATGAAAAAAATAAATTAAATTATTATATAGCAAAAACTATATATTTTTATTTTATTTCAAAATATAAAACAAAAGTTGAAGAAATAAATAATATAATATTAATTGATTTTCCCATAATTTTTGAAAATTTTAATAAAATTATAAACGAAGATACAAATGAGTCATTTTTAAAAGTTATTAAAAATACTAAACAAAAAAAATTTGAATATGATAAAAAAATTAAAAAAAGTATTGATGAAAAAGCAAAACAAATTGCATTATTAATAAAAGGAAAGGAAAAGAAAATTGATAATTTAAGAAAAAATAAAAATAATTATACTTTACAAGAATTAGATTCAAAAATTGAAACTTATGAAAAAGATTTTAATTCTAAAATAGAACAAATAAATGATGAAAGAGAAATACTATTAAATAATAGATATATTAATAGAGAAGAGTCTCGTGTAAATGAAGCAATAGAATATAAACAAAATTTACAAAATATAAATGATAATATAGAAAATAATAAAGATAAATTTAATAAAATTAATAAACAAATAAATACAGATAGGAATTACATTAATATAGTGTCTATCATAATATATATATCAGTATTTTTACTTATTACTTTATTTGTAATATTGGGATTAAGCAGTGTTATTGGTGGTTCAAATATTAATATATCAATACCTATAACATTTATTATAATATCAATTATATTGTATATTATAATAAATAATTATATTGGAAATAACAAGAATTTATATACTAAAACATATCAAAAACCGAATATATTGAACAAAATTTATAATAGTTTTGGATTAGATTTATTTGAAAAGTTTATAGATGAAGATTCTGCAACAAAAACAGATTTGAAATTATCAATGTCACAGGAACAAATTGATAAATTAGATCCAATAGTAAAAGATTTACTTTCAAAAAGTAATGTTGGAGATAATTTTGATGAGAACGATGCTAATGGTGTTATGTCAACAGTATTAGAAGATAGTGTTAAGGATAAAATTGAAAATGATTCTACGAGAAAAATTTTAGTAACAATACCTACATCCGTTCTAAACTATAATTATGCAATTGATCTTTATAAAGAACATATAATAAATACTGATACTTTTGAGCTTATTCATGATTTATCTGTTGGCGAAATTACACATCAAGACATTAGTCTTTCTGATTGGAGTAGTATTGAACCAAGAAATGTAGATAAACAAGAAATATCAGTACCAATTATTAAAAATTTATTTAATCAAATAAAATCATTAGCATTTGTAAATAATAATAATGATATTCATACTGTATATACTTTGAAAATTCCGAAAGGTATAGAACGATTTGAAGTTACTGCACTTGTTATTGGTGGTGGTTCTTTTGGTGGTCACATTGCTCCAAAAGAAGAATTTGATAAATCTCAAAAACCACCAGTACAAAATATGGGAGAAGGTGGTGCAGGAGGTGCAGTAATTGCACAAAAATTAATATTAATGGAAGGAGAATATGAAATTGGTGTTGGAAGAGGTGGTTCATGGTTGGGTCAAGATTTATTAGCAAAAGCAATAGATCTAGGACAAGCAACGTGTTCTTATATTAAAAATAAAACAACAAATCAATATTTAATATTGGCACAAGGTGCAGAATATATTAATTATGGTAATCAAGAACAATACAATCTACAATTGAGTGGTGGTACAAAATTTTTAGAAACAGGTGTTATAAATGATCCTCTAATTACCCCAACTAATATAATAAAAAATATAGCTTTGAGTTCAAATAATATTGGTAATAAAGATAAAATAAGTTCAGGTGGTCGTGGAGGATTAGTAATACCTGCAACTGGACAACGAGGATATACTTTAATAACAGAATTTGGCGCAAATAAAGATACTTTCTACTTATCAGGTAGTTCTTATGATAATACTAAGTTTAGTCAATATTCTACAAGTGGTAATTTAGGCGTTCAAACAGACTCTATAAATGATAATAATACTTATAATTTTCAAAAGTATATAAATGGAGGTTATGTTGCTGGAGGTGGTGGTGCAGCATCTTTTTGTGAAAGACCACTCTTAGCGGATGAAGAAGATGTATCACAAAATTTTTTCAAATTAGGAGAATATTACTATACATGTATCTCAAATTCTACAACAACATTTGGAGTTGGAGGATTAGGAGGTGGAGGTGATGGTAGTGGTCTTGACTATGGTAAACATGGATTATTAAGCACGGGTGCAGGAGGAGGTGGGGGTAAATTTAGAGGCGGTAATGGTGGTTCTGGTTTAATTTTGTTAAAGTTTGACCACGAGGTATTAAAACAAAATATGGATGATTTGATAAGTTTAGAAGTAAAAAGACTAATGAAATCAATATATGATATAAAAACACTCAATACAGGTATTGAAATTAAAAAAGAAAGAGCTAATTTATTAGAATTAGGTAATGAAATAAATAGAGGGAAACAAGAAATTAATGACAAATATATAGAATTAGGGGTAAAACTTGAAACAATTGATGATCAAGATAATATGATAGCTGAGTATAATACTTTAATTAGCGAGGCAGAAACAGAGCAAAATAGATTAAAAACTAAAATTAATGCATATGAGGCAGAAATACAAAAATATGATACTGAAATATTGAATAGCGGGGCTGAAACAGAATTAAGTAAAAAACAAATTGAAGATATTAAAACAACTATTGAATTACAAAAAGAACAATTAGCACAATTAACTTCACAAATTGAAGAATCGCGAAGAAGAAAATCGACTAATGAAATAGCAGTTGAAGGAGCAAAAGCTAAATATATTGCTCAAGTAGCTATTAAACTTGAAGCAGAAGCATGTAAGAAAGCATTATTTGCTGCTGAAACTGCTAAAAGAAGACAACTACTTGATAAACAAAAATTAGAAAAAGAAATATATGATGAAATGGTTAAAGAAGCAGATAAAGCACAAAAAAAAGCGGAAGATGAAGCTGTCGAGGCAGAAAGAGTAAGAGATATTGCTTTAGCTGATCAAAAAGCTGCAGAAGAAGATTATAAAAAAAGTAAAAATAAATATGCTGAATTGCTTTCAAGTACTGAATTAAAAGAAAGCGAAAAAGGTTATTTACTTTCTTTAAAATTAGCGATTGATTATAGAATAGCTGGTATAAACATAAAAGAAAATAGCAAATTATATGATAATTTGAATGAGATTGAGAAAACAAAAATGCAAAGAAATTTAGAATATGAAAAACAAAAAAGAGATAGATTTGTTAATGATATTATATGTGAATTAACAAGTTCTTTAAATAATATTGAAAATGGTAAAGGAGTTATGTCGTCACGATTTTCTATAAATAGAATTTCATCAGGTGACTTAAAATTAAGAGCACATGTCGAAACACCTCAGGAGAAAGAGGATAGAGAAAAAGATGAATTATTAAGAAATTATGAACAATCAGCATATGTTAATGAAGAAACTTTTGCAAATTTTAGTGTAACAGAACATTTTAATACAAGTGAAGAATTAACTACAAATATTTTTAGAAAAAATTCTCAATCATATATACCACCTGATAATATAACTGTTATTGATATTGAAATATTTGCACATCCCCAATTATTAAAACCACACGCATTAGATGTATTACAAGAAATTACAAAACAATTAAAAGATTTAAATTCTTCCATTAGAAATTCAAGATATTTAAGATATACTAGAGCTTATAAAACATCATTAAATGAAGATATTAGAACTATATATACACATACTGATAAAAAATGGATAGAGGTTAAAAAAGAATCTAATTTACTAAGTGATACTAGTATTTTAGAAAATAATAATAATTTAATTGATAGTATTGATAATATTTTTGACAAAATAGAGAAATCTAATATTGATGATGAAACTTATTATGATAATGTTAATCCATTAGTTAAAAAAGAATACAAAAAATATAGGAATTATGAAAATAATAGCAATGTATATCTCAAAATGGTTGAAAATTCTACAAATGTTAAATTATATGATATTAGATTAAAAGAAACTATTGCAAATTATGTTATAACTTTGTGTCTATTATTATCAATTTATATATTTATAGCAAAATTTTATAATAATATCTTTATTTTAATTGTATTTGCGATTATTATATTAATATTTACAACAATATTTTTTACAGAAATTTATGAAATTGTTTATACAAAATCAGATAAAAATTATTGGCCAAAATCTAAATTATAATTTATTAAAGTTATTTAAAGTTTTTTTATATATATCAATATTTGATAAATAATCTTTTTCTTTTTTGATAAAATTATTATCAATTAACCATTCTTTTGAAATTAAATTATAGTTTGATTTTTCGTTTAATAATATATGTAATAATGAATAAGCAATTACAAGTATTATTAATCCTTTAACTAAACTTTTTGTACTAAATACTAATAATGAATAAAATATTACAGCTTGTGTTATTCTATTTTCTAGCATCTTTTCTTGTACAGGTGTAACTTTAAATTTTAAAAAGCGACCACCTATATGCATAAATATTATTTGTAAATATGATGCTGGTTCCAAATAAGTCATATGTTATTCCTATATTGATAGAAATATTTTTATATATTTTATATAAATAGATTATATAGAAAAATTAAAAATGTCAGATGCAACATTAAAAAATTTAGATAATGAAATTGCAATAATTGAAACTAATATTAGTATTAATAATTTATACAATACATTTTTATCAAAGTTTGATACAAAAACATATGATGATATTGATAAAATTGATGATAAAACTTTTGAAAGATATGCATCATTATTAAATTTAGATTATATAAAAGCAAATATTTCGTATGAAAATGAATTTTTTACAAATAATGCTAAAATTAATAATTATGCTGGTAATCCGGTTGATTTAACGAAAAATATAGCTACTCTTCGAGAAAATATAGCACTTGAAGTTAATTTATCAAAATTTTTTAGTAAAAAACTGAACATATATAATGTTTATTTAGACTTTGTATTACAATTTCATGGACAAATTCATGAGTTTATAACAATTAATCATAAATTAGATGAAAAAATTTATGAACATGAATTTACTTATAAAATGAGATATTTTATAGATAAAAATATCTCATATACTTTAAATGATAAAGACTTTTTTATTAATAATCAACAGAAAATATTAAAATTTAAATTAAACAAAAATAATATTGAATCTAAAAATATAAACTCTGAATTAATAATCATTACAAATTATACAGATGATAATGTTAAAAAATCATTTAATAATATGTTATATAATATTGATAAATATGATTTACTAAAACATATTGATTTAATTAATACAAAAGAATCGTGGAAAAAAAATAAATTTTCATTTATTGAATATGGTAAAATAAATTTGATGTTTCATTATTTAATATTACTTATATTATATAAATATATATCAAAAAATTATGGAACAAATATAAATAATTTAGATAGGTTAGTTGGATATTTTAATACTAGTGTTAATAATAATAATAAGTTACTTATTGATATTAATAGAAGTGTAGAAATATCATATAATAATAAACAAAAAAATTCATTAACAGAATCACAAGAAATAAAACATGTAATAGATAGAACTGTTGAATTAAAAAAAATTAATAATAATTTAGCAATAAAATCACAAAAAATTAAAGGTATGAATAGCAAAATAAATGAACAACAAAGTAAATTAAGCAAAATCAATATTGTCTTAATTATTACAATAATTATATTTATATATATTCTTATGTGTTTAATATTAAATAGTTATATTAATAATAATGCAATTTATATTTCTGGAGCTACTATATTATTAATTAGTTTGGTAATATATATATATGTATATAATTTAAAAAATACAGCATATTATATAGCTGAAAATTTTTTGAATAGTAGTATTCAAGTAGAATTAGAGGAAAATATTAATCAATTTAAACTTGCTTGTGATACCATAAAACATAAATCATCATATTTATCAGACTCATATTATGATATTGTAAATCCTCTTTTAAATATAGAATTAAAAAATTATAGAGAAAAAAGTGATAATACTAAATTATATGACAAGATTGCAAGTTTTAATGTTAATATAGGACAAAGAGATATAAAATTTACAATTGAAACAATTCAATATTTAGTTAATTTATCAATATTATTTGTGTTTATTTTGTTATTATTAAAAATAAATAGTAGTCAAAAATATCTTGTAATTATAATATCATTTGTAATATTTATAATGTTAACAACAATATATTTTGTAAAAATTGTAAGAGTAGTTAGAACAAAATCAAATAATTATTATTGGGATAAACCAAAACCATTAAATCAACAAAAATAATTTAAATTTTTTCAATATAATTTTGAAAATTTTCTATATAATTATTTAAATTAATCATGATATTTTTTTTTATTGTTTTTTTAGAATTATTATCAATAAATATTAAATAATCAAATATTAAAGAAATTATAAATATCAAAAACAATACACCAATTGTTTTATCCCACGCAAATAAATAATAATTAATTATTAATAATGGAATAAATATAATTTTATTTTCAATAATTTGCAATATAAATTCTGGATTTAATTTTGAAGGTCTAAGTGAATAAATTATTATATATATTGAAAAAATGCCAATTATAATACCCTTTAATAAAGTATTCATAGTTTCATACATTTTATTTTCATCGACATCTTTCTTTGCCATTTTGTGTTATTCTATTAATTTAAATTATTTTTTTATAGTATATATTAGGGAATAATATTTTATTTGTTATTAATAAGATGAATTATGCAACTTTAGCTGAAGCATTTAATGTTGAAACTTTTGATAAAAAGAAAAAGAAAAAAGAAAAATCAGAAGATAATAATGATATAAATATTGAAGAATATAAAAAAGATTTTTCGCATTGCGAACCAATACAACCACCTCATTTTAAATTACCTGTATCAGGAAAAGCAATGGAAAAATATAATGATGCTTATCAAGTATTTTTAAAAGACAGAAAAATAAATGAAAATAAAAATTATAATAAAAATGATATAATTAATACAGTAAATAACAATAGTAATTCAAAATCTTCAATAAATTTATATGAAAATTATGATAAAATTAAAAATGATAAAATAGATTCTATTCAACCTTATTATGATGAGGATTTAGATAATTATTTAAATTTAAGTGATTTTAATAATAATAATGTACAAATGCAAAAAATATGCGACGATGATTATAAAAAAACACTGATGAATTATGATTATAATTTAAGAACACAAGATACATTTAATCATAATAAAGATGATTATGTTTTAGTATCAAAAAAAGATTTAATGGAATTTAATAATTCTCTAAATATAAAAAATAATGATTATAAAAATGCTATAAATAAACAAGAAATATCAAATAATCCAAATAATCCAAATAATAATTCAGTAAACTATAATAATACTGATAATATTCCTAATAGAAATAATGTAATAAATAAAATATATGAAGAAACAATAAGACCATATGATGATATGATTATAAATAATCCAACTAGAATTATTGAAAATTATGAAAATATTAATAAAACAAATAATTTATATAAAACTTTAATAAATATTGCAATATTTATTTTGATTGGTATTTTTATTATATATTTATTAGATTTACTAACAGAATTGGCATTAAATAGAGGTATGAAAAAAACATTAGATACATTATTGCCTTTATTAGAGGAACTTAAAGAATTAAAAAAATAATATAAATAATATTTAATTATTTATATTATAAATGACATATACTCATGTAGTTATATCCGGAGGCGGTTTATATGGTATTTGTATGTTAGGTGTATTAAGATATCTATATATTGAAAAAAAACTAATACATGTTAAAAATATTGCGGGAAATTCAATGGGTGCTTTTTTTGCTTTAGCATATTGTTTAAAAATTGATATTTTAGAATTAGAAAATATTATTAAAGATTTAGCATGTAATAAATCTTTATCAATTACAAAAAATAATTTTGCCAACATTTTTTTTAGAAATGGAATAGTATCTTTTACTATTTATACTGATAAATTAAAAGAATATTTAAATAATAAATATAAATTAAATAATTTAACATTTATTGAATTGACTAAAAAATTTGGTGTTAATTTATATGTTAGTGCAACTAATTTAAATAAATGTAATAATATTATATTTTCAACTGATAATACTCCAAATGTTAGTATTTTTGATGCTACAGCGGCATCAATGTCAATTCCTTATTTTAGTAAACCAATATTAATAGAAGGTGAATATTATCTAGATGGTTTATTCACTAATAATTTTCCAATTAATATATTTGATAATATATTAAAAGATAACATATTAGGTATTATAATAAAAATATCATCTTCTTATGATATTAAAATATATGAAAAAAATAAAAAATTAAATTTTATTGAATATAATAAAAGATTATTAGAATTATTAATAACTAATACATCAAAAGTTGCTTTTTTTAATATGATTGATGAAAATAATAAAAATTTATTGATTATAAATGATTCCCCCATTACAGATATGTTATTAATTAATATAAAAAAAGATTCTATAAAATGTGATTGTAATAATGATCATATTGATAATTTAATATTAGATGGTTATATAAAAACACATGATTTTTTTAATGATATAAAGAGTTAATAATTATTATTATTAATTATGAATATATTTAATAATACAATTCATGTTGGAGAAAATATAATTAAAAATAAGGAAGAACTTGTTACAAAAGAAGTTGTTTCTAAAAATGAAAATTCATGGTGGTATAAATCCAAAAATAATAAAACAAGAATTATGTTATGTGGTACTTATCCTATAGGAACTAGTAATGGTTATTCAAAAGTTGTTTATTATATATGTAAATATTTACAAAAATATAATGATATTGAATTAACGGTTTATGGTTTTCAAAATGTTAATAATACTAATGGTGCAAATATTAGAAATGATTTAGATAATGTTATATTATATGATGTTTTAGCAAATGAAAATCCAAAAAGAAATGGATTTGGAGAAAAAGAAATTGGTAATTATATTAAAAAAAATCCACAAGATATTATAATTATATTTAATGACTCCATTATTACAACCGCTTTGGTTGCAACATTAGTTAAAGAATGTTGGACTGAAAAAAAAAATTTTAAATTAATATCTTATATGGATCAAGTTTATAAATATCAAAAAAAAGAATATATACAAATATTAAACTCTTTTTTTGATGGCATTATTACATTTACACCATATTGGCAAGAAATTGCTATTAAATTAGGTATTACTAAACCATTATATAATTTTCCACATGGGTTTGATTATAATTTATATTATCCTATACCACAAAATGTTGCAAGATTATATTATAACTATAATGATGATGATTTTATGATATTAAATTTAAATAGAAATCAACCAAGAAAAAGATGGGATATATCTATAATCGCATGGTCAAAATTTTTAGTAATGTGTTATAGTAAATTTAAAAAAATTAGTAACTTGAAATTAGTTATTGGAACTTCTATGAATGGATATTGGGATTTAATGGAATTATTTCAAAATGAAATAAGATTTACTGAAATTCCATGGGAAGAAGCAAAAGATACATTAGTTAAAATTGATAATCCACAACAATTATCCGACAGAGATATTAATATTTTATATAATGCTTGTGATATTGGTTTAAATACAGCAGATGGAGAAGGTTTTGGTTTATGTACTTTCGAAGGACTTGGTGTTGGAAAACCACAAGTTGCTTCATATTTAGGTGGTATGATTGAATTTTTATCGGAGGATTATTCTTTTAAAATTGAACCAAAAAGTTATATATATTTAGATCATAAAAGTGTAGGTATTGGTGGTAAGGCAGAATTAATTTCTCCTGAAGAATGTGCTAATATATTTTTTAAATATTATATGGACAGAAATTTACTTAAAACACATGGTGAAAACGCCCGTAAAAATATACTAACACATTATAGATGGGAAACATTGGTAGAATATTTTTATAAAAATATTATTAAAAAAATATAAATATCTAAATAATAATAGATAATATGTCTAAATGTACTAAGGAAAAAGAAGTATTATGTAAAAATAAAAATAAAATATGTAATAAAAACACTAGTAGATGTAATAAAATTCCAGATATTCAAATAATAAAAAATAAAATTCTATGTACTAAGGAAAAAGAAGTATTATGTAAAAATAAAAATAAAATATGTAATAAAAAGACTGGTAGATGTAATAAAATTCCAGATATTCAAATAATAAAAAATAAAATTCTATGTACTAAGGAAAAAGAAGTATTATGTAAAAATAAAAATAAAATATGTAATAAAAAGACTGGTAAATGTAATAAAATTCCAAATATTAAAGTAATAAATAAAAAATCATTAACAACTTTAGAAAAAATATCTAAATTAAAAAAAATTTGGAAAAAGGTTAAATTAAAAAGTAATAATAATCCTAAAAAAAAAGCAATTAATATTATTATTAAACATTTATTACCATTTATTACAAAAACATTTACTCTTAAAAATAGAATAAAATATGCAAATGAAATTCATAAAGGAATGTTTAAAGAGTTTAATTTAAAAGAATTAAAATCTGTAAATATTAAACCAGATAACTTTAAAATAAATACTAAAGATAATTATTATTTAAATAATATTCATTTATTTAAAAAAATAGGTTCTGAAAGTGCTTATGGTACAATTTATAATGTAAAATATAAATATAATAAATATTTTTATAATATTTGTGGAAAAATAATGTGTGATACACCAAATAATAGAAATGAAATTAAATTAATTATCGAAACTACTCGTAAAACTATGAATAATGAAACACCACATTTTCCTATTATGTATTTTAATAGTTTTATAAAAAAAAATATAAATTTAAAAAATAATACTATAATGTTACCAAAGTCAATTGCTAATTGTAATAATTTTATTGTTAATTTTAATGAAATTTTTTCAGGTGATTTACAAACATTTATGAAAGAATGTAAACATAATAATAATAAAAATATAATAATAAATACATTAGAACAAATATTTATAAGCATATTAACTTTTCATATTAAAATGAAAAAATCACACAATGATTGTCATTGGGGAAACTTTTTATATCATAAAATAAAACCAGGTGGATATATACATTATAATATATATAATAAAGATATTTATTTAGAAAATAAGGGTTATCTGTGGATAATTTGGGATTTTGGTTTAACAACAGAGTTAAATAATTACAATAGATATAAAGATTATAATATAATTTTAAATGCATTTATTAGTAATCGTGATAATGGTTGGAATGATAATTTAAAAAATAGAATAAATAGAGTACATCATATAAAAAACGATATTAGAACTATTAGAACTATTATAAATGGTAATAATGAAAATAAATTATTTGATATTTTATTTTCATATCATACTGAAAAATATATAAAACCACATGATAGTGAAATAATTAATTTAAATAATCCATATATATTAAATTAATATATATAATTTTATAAAAATAATTATACATAATTTAAACCATTAATATTATCAGCGTTTAGATCTTCAATACTAAAATCGTCAAAACCTATTAATGCATTTGGTAAAGTTAATCCTTTATTTTTATATTTAAGATATATATTTTTTTTTATTCTTGTTGGAAAATTATAATCACAAGTTTCATTAAGTGTTTCATATTCTTTAATAAATACTGTTAATTTTTCACTTGTTATATCATTAACATCATTCGCTATTGCTTCTTCTATTCTGTTATTTAATTTAGTCATTTTTGTTCCTAAATTTTTAAATGCACTAACTTTGTCATTAATTTTAAAATTATTAACTAACGCTAATGTTAAACCCGTTATACTATTTATTACTATATTAGGTATTTTCATTTGTTCACCTGTTAAAGATGCACTATTCAATATTGCCAATGTTGTACTTGATAATATTAAAGGTATATTTACAAATGATTGTAATGTAGAAAAAAATTCGTACGATCTTTTTCCCAATATACCCATTATAAGACTTTTATCCTTGTATTTTTTTAGTAACTTTTTTTGTTCTTTTGTTAAATTATCATTATTACTTACTAAAGGAATATGTTCAAACGATGTCTCTTCATTATTTGATATTATTAATTCCGATGTTATATTATTTGCCATTTATATTCTTTCTACTTTATTAATTATATTTAATTATATTTAATTATTTTTTAATTATTTTTTAATTTACACATTTATGATATAAATAATATTAGAATTGAAAATATTAATCCAGATATACATATACCAAAAATTAATGGTTCTCCATTTTCATTAATAATATCATTTGTATCTCTTCTAAATATTTTAATTATAATATCTAAAATTTTATATGTATTTTTATTTGATAATAAAACAAATAATATAAAACAATAAATAGCTATTTTAAATTTATATATATAAGTTATATTATTGTTATTATCTTCTTTTATTTCTTTTCTTGATTCTTTTTCTAATTTTTTATAATTATAATACATTTTATCATTATTCATTCTTAATATATATATTTATTATTTATCTATTTCTATTAATATAATCTATTAAATAATACATTGTTGTTGTTTCTATATTATCATTATCATTATCATTATCATAATTATTTAATGTAATATCCATATCATTATCATTATCATTATCATAATAATTATTATATCTTATATTTGTGTATATTACATTAGAATTACTCATATAATTATTTAATAAAATTGTTAGAAAATTATTATTAACCACATTTAAATATGTATGTGTTGTATTATCTAACCATTCAGGTATATTTTCTTCAAATTTTTTGGATACTTTTCCTAATGACTTTACATAATTACAACATAATATAAAATGATTATTTCCATCTTTAAATAAATTAATTGTTTCTTTTGCAAATTCATAATGAAAATTATTTTCAGTTAATACATCTAATATTGTATCAAAATATACAATATCTATATCTTCTCGTGAAGATAATTCATTATAATATAATATTATATTAAAAATATCTATATATTTTAATTCAATAAACCATAGTATATTATTATAAAATCCAATTTTTTCCATATAATAAACCACATCTGTATATGCCTGATTAATATTCTCCCAAATATATTCGTTATTTTTAATTAATTCAATATTTTTTTCACTAATTTGTTTATATAATTTATCTATTATATTTTTTTTGATTATATTATTTGTATATGGATTTTTATTATTGTTTCTTAAATAATATTCAAATTCTTTAATATTAAAACAATATAATTTTTTGTCTCTAAAATAAAATCTAAAATTTTTAGGTATTTCATGAATTAAATCTAATGTAAAAGGATCTTTGTCATGTGTTACATTATCAATTGTATAATTATTAAATATATTATTTCTTATTTTTATTTGAAAATTCTTTAATTTATTTAAATCTATATATTTTTGAATATTTATTGTATTTTGTAATATAGAATATATATTTATAATTAAATCGGATTTTGATTTCTTTTTAACTATTATGTTATTATTAATTGATATATCAATTAAATCATTTATTGCATATAAATAATCTATTATTTTAATAAAAAGTTTTTTATTATTATCATGTTTTCTATTTATATAATCAAATACTTTATTTATATTTTGAATATTTATTAATTCAATATCATTATCATTCTCATAAAATATAGCATCTAATAATTCAAATAATTCTATTTTATTATATTTTGCATGTTTATAACATATCTTTTTTCCAAATATTGCGTTACAATTGCATTTTTTTCTTTTATATTTTGTTATATAAATGCAACAATTATTAGAAGTTTCCATTATAATTTTATAATATTTTATTTTTATATATCTACTTTTATTAATATACCGGCATTTATATAACTATCATAATCATAAAATTTATTATTTAATTCAACATATTTTTTATCATTTATTATAAAGACTTTTCCTTTATTTTTTCTAAGTTTTTTATATTTCATATTTCTCAATATTTTATAATCCTCATCTATATTTTTGGTATATGATAATTTTTTATTTTCTAAATTTATAGGCCAATTATAACATTTGTATCCCGATTCTAATGGTTTATTTTGCTGCGAGTTAATTATACAATCAAATGATACAGCTTTTAACATTTGTAAAAATTGATTTATTAAATTTTCCTTTGATTTTGCTATCTGTAATATATGTTGGTCTGTTGTTATTCCTTTATCTAAATTTTTAATTGTAAAATTTTTCTTTAATTGTTCTTTTGTTAATTTCATAATATAACCTATTACTTGAACATTTCTTTCTTCTTTTGGTAATAATTCATGTGAACAAGTTCTAACTGCTCTACCTACAACTTGATTTATTCTAACTGAATTCCAAAAATATTCCATTATTAATACACTTCTAACATTTTTTAATGATATACCTTCTGCACCAGATTGCGTTATCATCATAATTCGTATCATTTTTCCATATAATTGAAATTTGTCATTATTTTTAATTCTATCCGGTAATTCATTAAATAATTCTTCATTAACTAAACTATAATCCCCATTAAATAAATGCATTAATTGATTAGTTTTTTCTCTATCATTACTAAATAGTATATATCTTTTATTATCATATTCTTCACTAAATATCGAAATATCTTCAAATCTATAACCATTATCCGTTTTAATTATTTTAACTTCTTTATAATTATTTTGATATAATACTTTAGTAAAAATACCTAAACCTTCTACTGTTCTAAATTGCGAATATATTAATACAGAACCAGGAGATGATTCAATATCGGTTAACATTTTAAAATATTTTGGACTAAATTTTGTTTTAAGATTTTCGTTTGTTAAATAATTACCATTTACTAATTCATCAATTCCATCATTAATCATTTTTTCATATTCCATTTGAACTTTAGTTTTGTTATCAACTTCTTTTTCTTCAATTTCATCTTCTTCTTTTACATCTAATTCTTTTTTTAATATTTTTTTTATATCTTGTGGAAACAATCTTTTAATTTCACTTGGAAATGCAAAATTACATACCATACGACTGAATGCTCTATAAACTGAATTTTTATCTTTCATTACATCCATTACATTTTTTTTAAACTTATTATATTTATTTGCTTCATCCATTGCTCTTTCTTTTGCTCTAACTTCATCATATATTCCCAATTGATGTTCTGTCATATTTAAATAATTAATTTTAATTGGTAATAATTCAGGAAACAATTCTGTTCCGGATGTTCTATAATAACTTATTGTTCCCATAATTCTTCTTTGAAATAAATCTTCATTTTTTATTTTAGGATTTTCCTCATCTTTTTTATCTATAAATATTTTTTCAAAATCTTCTTTTGTATTTGGTAAAGCATAATAATTTTTTTCACTATATTTTTTACTAACATTAAGGTCTTTTATTTTATTTAATTCATTTTCAATATTTTCTAAAACTTTACTTTTTATAAAACTCCATTTTTCATTTTTTACTTTATATGAATTATTTTCTCTAACATATCCTTCTGGTAATAAAGCAATTGATATTGTTCTATCTTGATAATATAAATAATCTATATAATTACTCATAGTACTTTCTTTTAATTTTTTCTTTATTTGTTCAATATCACCTTCTTTTGATGTACTTAATAATTTATAATTATACATTGTCATTGGTCCTCTAACTAAATTTAATAATGTGGCAATTTCATAAGGATTATTTATAATTGGTGTACCAGACAATAATACTAATTTACAATTTTCAGAACTCATTAAATTATTATAGATACTTCTTGCAAGTTTTGAACCATTTACTATACGACTTATTAAATTATGTATTTCATCTACAATTACAAATGAATTATTGAATGTTTTTTTATTTAAATCTGTTACTAATTTTTGGGTTAATCCATTATAACTTATAAAAGTATATTTATTTTTTATGATGTGCATTATTGTTTCTTGTACTCTTTGTTTATCATCTTTACTTATACTTTTATAACTTATATTTTTTTTTATAATTTCTATGTCTTTCTCATCTATATCATCTTGGTATAATGGTATCCAAATTATATTATCTTTTTTAATAAATTTATCCGTTATTCCATATTTTTTTAGTTTATCTATTAAATCTTTTGATTTCCCCATTCCTTTAATTTTTAATTGACTCCACGATTTTTTCATATTTAAACCGACTGTTGATATTTTTAATAGTTCATTTTCATAATTTTTTGCTAATGATGCTGGTGTTAAAACATATATATTTCTTTTTTCAATAAATCCTTCTGCAGCTGCTATTGAAGCCGCTGATTTACCAGAACCTAATTCATGATAAGCTAAAATACCTCTATATGGACTATCAAATTGTAAAAAGTCTTTTAGTATTCTTTGATGTGGAAATAATTCTATAGTTTTTATGTCTATATCACATTCTCCATCTGTACATTTACATTTATCTTTTTTTATTTTACTAGGATATTTACTACGATTAAAAGTTTTATAAATATCATTTGTAAATCCAACTCTATTTTCGGTTGTCCATTTATTTGGTTTAACTTCTATATCCATTCTATTATTTTATAATAATATAAATAAAAAAAATGAAAATTTATTATATATAAATATATAATATAAATATTTAAATTATGAGTGAATTTGTGAAAGAGTATCATAAATTAAAAGAGAATAAAGACACTATTCAGTTTATTAAAAAAGCTATTCAAAATTCAAATAATAGCGATGGGGGTCCATTTGGTGCTGTAATAACTAAAAATAATAAAATTATTGCTAATGGTACTAATAAAGTAACTATTGATAATGACCCCACAGCACATGCCGAAATTGTTGCAATTAGAAATGCTTGCAAAGAATTAAACGATTTTAATTTAAGTGAATGTATTTTATATACTAGTTGTGAACCTTGTCCTATGTGTTTATCTGCAATTTATTGGTCAAGAATTCCAGTTGTATATTATGCAAATACAAGACAAGATGCCGCTTCAATTGATTTTGATGATCAAAAAATATATGATGAAATATCTAAAAAAATTGAAGATAGAGAAGTTAAAATGATTCATGTTGAAAATACTAATGCGTACGATACCTTCCAAAATTGGAAGAATAATCTAAATAAAAAACATTATTAACTTACATAAAAAAATGATTTTAATATATAATATTAACATATATTATTATATACACTATTAATGTCTAAAATTACAATTGATAATTCTAGTTTTAATATAATTAAAAAATATTATGATGAAATATTAAATATTGATAAAAGCACATATAAATCAACTAATGATGAACCGACCCCTATTGATTGTATTACTGAAATGATAAGTAAAATTCCTAATGAATTATGGGAAAAGAAAGATTTATCTATATTAGACCCGTGTTGTGGTAATGGAAATTTTAGT